CCCGGGGCGCGACCGAGGGCCCCGGGAGAACGGGGGATCGGGAAAACGCGAGGGGTGGCGGGGGACAGAGGGGAACGTGTGCGTGCTTGTGGAACACTATGGCCTGCTGGCCTGCTCGCTTGCTTGGTAGCTTGCAAGCTTGCTGCTGAGGGTCTTTAGAGGGACAGTAGGCCTGCTTGCTGGCCTGCTTGCTGGCCTGCTTGCTGGCCTGCTTGCTGGCCTGCTTGCTGGCCTGCTTGCTGGCCTGCTTTGCTGGCCTGCTTGCTGGCCTGCTTGCTGGCCTGCTTGCTGGCCTGCTTGCTGGCCTGCTTGCTGGCCTGCTTGCTGGCCTGCTTGCTGGCCTGCTTGCTGGCCTGCTTGCTGGCCTGCTTGCTGGCCTGCTTGCTGGCCTGCTTGCTGGCCTGCTTGCTGGCCTGCTTGCTGGCCTGCTTGCTGGCCTGCTTGCTGGCCTGCTTGCTGGCCTGCTTGCTTGCTGCTGAGGGGACAGTAGGGCTGCCTGCTTGCTTGCTGCTGAGGGGACAGTAGGGCTGCCTGCTTGCTTGCTGCTGAGGGGACAGTAGGGCTGCCTGCTTGCTTGCTGCTGAGTAGGACTGCTAGGGCTGGTAGTAGTGGGGCAGCCGGCCAGCTGCGTGCGAGGGCGTTGCAGGGCCACACGAGGACACGGGACCCGAGCCCTCCCCAGGACCGCCGGGCAAGCGGCCCAGATCTGCCCGGCAGGTCGCTCGGGGAGAGCGGACGGAAAGGGCGGTGGGGGCTGGGAGCATAGACGCGGGGCTGGGAACGGGGAGTAGGGGGATGGGAAGGGGTGCAGACGTGGGGCCGGGGGACGGGGCGTGGTTTGAGACCCCAAGCTGATGACTCAAAAATGGGCTAAACCACGCCCACCTCATTTTTTTCCCCCGGCCCTATCCCAAGCAACGCTCCCCCAACTAAAACTCCCTCTTGTCGGCAGCTAAGGGTCGCCTGCCTTCTTCCCATTCCCCACCCATCCGCTACAATAAAACCGCCTGCCTGCCGCTGACGGAAAAAGGGGAGGTGTGTGTATGCTTTTGTAACTTTCCAGCGGAGGGGGTAGAGTGCACGGCCAATTTCCAAGCACCTGCTTAACTCGCTTTGGCTTTATGTGGTTTTGTTGCTATGTACTACACACAGTAATTCATTGCATGGCGCCTGCATACGCTCCACAGCATCCGAAACAAGTTCATTTCTCTAGACTAACTTTAGTGTTCTTGTTGGCTCATACCATTTTACAAAGTTTGCTCCTTTGAATAATAAGAAATCCGTTGTGGTTACAATACACCTGCCAATGTATTGGATGGTTTCTTTTAGCATAGACCTTGACTTGCATTTTAACATTGATTTTTTCCCATTAGACCCTCGTTTCTTCATGCAATTAGGTATGTCTTTGCCTGTGTTTACTTTGCTCTCCTCCGTTCTGTGGAAATGTTTGTGTTGCTTATATTTATCTTATTGCAACCTGCGTCGTTGGAGCTTTTGCCCGCAAAATTAACTGCTGTTCCAACGTGGTGTCCACCGCATCCCGGAGATACCTACTTGCTAACCTGCCGCGGAACATCTACGGCCAGAGACCAGCGCAGCACACAATGGTTTCGCAACAACACGCTTATGCATGGGAGTAATTTCTACGGCAGGCTGGTATCTGTAACTCCCAATTCTACAATATCTGACTGGTATGCGTGTCAAACAAAAACAACAACGCGGAGCAATAGCATCGATTTTCGGGTAAGGTCATCGCGCCTCACGCTCCAAGAACGTTGCTCTTCATACGGCTATTCTAACGCAAATAACACAAGGGTATTGAGGTGTTACTCTGGTGGAAACGTAACTTTAAGAAACGTTGTTTTTCATTTAAATGGTACAGCGGTCATTAACGGTACTACAACAGACATATATACATTTGTTTTAACGGAAAAGACAGGCGGAACATATTACTGTTCTGCGTTTATTGGGACTGAAAAACTCTATTCTCAAAAAATTAATGTGTTTTTTACTTCATTTACCTTTAAACATACAGACAATGTTCAAAATGGGTCAGAATTTAATAAAACTGAGCAAATTCAACAAACAGCTAATGTACAACACACTGCAAACTACGTTGTGTTCTCTGTTCCCGTTTTTTCTATTGGTGTTTTAACAGGTATTGCAATATCGTTGATTATGTGTTGGTTATTTACGTTGCGCTGCAACAAGAACTCTGAATCCTCGAATAATAGGCATGCACACCAAACGAGCTACATTCAACCCTCCCATAATCAGCATTCCCATACAAGTGAAAGTACTACCCATACCTATAGAAATGATCATCAGGAAGAGAGTATTGAAGAACTACCAAACCAACACACACGTAAAACTAATTCTTGTCAAACAGTTTTACTTGAAGTGAAAAATGTAGCCTTCGATGGACCACAGGGGAACTTGCACAATACAAACGACGAAGTGATGGAACAGTATGATGATGTGGTTGTAGAAAATATAGAACAAACATCATATGATAATAATATTGAACAGATGGACTATAGTGACATTATACGCCCCAATTTTAATTACTACAGTGGACTAATATTGGAAGAAGTTGATGAGGTTTTTTACAATGAACTAGCAAATCAATATCATGGATTAATACTGGAGAATTTAGATCACGATGAGTACAACCATTTAAATAAATTAAACATGATAGAACAGTATGATTGGTTAGAATAAGTCACTTGTGGGTTATTCTTAAAATAAACAAAACATAAACAACATTAAAAAAAGTTTTATTGTGTAACTGCTTTATTTATTAACCTTTTTTCATATACTTGAAACTTATATTTAATTCCATTTTCTTCAAAGTTTGTGTCTTTACCTGGTAATTCTGATAACATGGTATATTCGGTAAAATTAATTGATGGGAAAAATACATCACAATCAAAACTCTCCATAATGCGCGTAATATATAGTTTTAAAGAACACTCGTAGTTAAGAACACTCTCATAAACAGATTTTCCTCCAATAACCCAAACCGTGTTTAATTGTTTGGTTAGTTTATATTGTCTATAGAAATTAAACGCATCGTCTAGCGTTCTTGCTAGAAAGTGCGCTCCCTTTGGTGGTTCACGTAATTCTCTGCTCAGAATGATGTTAATTCTGTTCGCCAGAGGGCGCTTCTTTTCAGGGATGGAAAACCATGTTCTTTTCCCCATAATAACCACATTCTTTTCACCTATAACCGATGGCGTAGAAGTCATTTTCTGAAAATACATCATTTCGTTTTTAAGGTACGGCCAAGGCATGGTTCCGTTTTTACCAATTCCTAATTGTTTATCAACCGCAACAATACAGTTAACTGTAATGTCCATGGTTTTGGTTGCCCCTAACGGGTTTAACACAGAAATATTTCACTTATAAACAAATACCCACGTGACATGTACTTACTAATGTGAGTACTTAACATAATATAGTTAACAATATTCGCTTTCACATAATGGCGTTGCATATATAAGCGACGTGGACTTGTATGTTTTTATGAGATTAATCATGTTTTGGTTCCCCGTTACCGTGTGCTTTGTATGCCACTTTATACTGGTAAATGCGCAAAATGAAACAAATGTTACCTGTGATAAGCCTAATTTTGATAGATTTATGGTTGCAATGGAAAAAAAAGAAAAATACGTCCTTGGAGATAAAGTTGAATTAACTTGTCGGCCTGGATATACATTACAGGGAAAAGTTTACGTGCAATGCCTTCAAAGCGGAATGTGGACTACACCAAACGCAGAATGTCATAGAAAAAAATGCACAAATTATGGAGATATTCTAAACGGGCAGGTAATTGTACCAGATTCTGACAATGCTTTTAAATTTGGAACAAATATAACATATAAGTGCAATACAGGATATCTCCTTCTTGGCAGTATGGTCCGCACGTGCCTGCTAACTGGTAATTCAAACACCGTTAATTGGCAACCCGCCGCTCCTACATGTGAGATTGAAAAATGTAAAAAACAACCGGATATTGAAAATGGCAAATACTATCCAGTTCAAGACTTTTACAACTATCTGGAAACAATTACGTTTACGTGTAATAAAGATTTTTCTCTAATTGGAAATACAACAACAACGTGTATGACAAATGGCACGTGGAGCAGCCCGGTTCCAAAATGTGAACAGATAACTTGCAGCGCCCCTAATATTGAACATGGAACGCTATTAGTGGGTTCTTCGCGTGTATACAAGCACGGTCAATCTATTACCATTGGTTGTGAAAATGGATTTACCTTAAATGGACATAAAATGTGTACATGTGAATATTCATCGTGGAATCCACCGCTTCCTACATGCGTGCCTATAAATAAGACTGTTCCAACTCCATCGGAAGTACCCAGTCCAGGGACCAATAAGCAGGAAAGGCCCACACCAGAAAATCCAAAGTCCCATGAGTCGGAAACTACAACAGAAACACCAAAAACAGGAACCCATAAATCAGAAACACCATCAAAAAAAATACCTAACCCAGAGACCCACAAACCAACCACCCCAAAATCTGGAACATCAGAACAAACAACCAATAGGCCATCAAAAGCACCGTCGCAAAATCCACCAATGGAACCCCCGATGAGTAAATGGAAAAGGCATGTTGTGTTAGTTCTTTTTGCAAGTGTTGCATCCCTGTTATTCGTGCTCGTTACCCTTTATTGTTGTTTTCTAAAATAACTTTTTTGTTTTCAAATGCAGGTTCGCCAGGCAAACTCGCACGCATTAACCAATCTGCCGACCGCCGTTGATTCCGGAATTAAGTTTACATTATTCAAGGTTGTCAATAAAGGTGGTTTATAAATATTCTCTTGTGTTTATTGTTTTGTGTTAACTTGTTATAGCTATCACGCCACCTTGTGGGGCTACATTATAGAGCATTATTATTTTCAACTTTATACTTTCACGTCCTATGAATCATACTCATCCACATCACGTGGCATGCGATTGTGGCCGGGACTGAAATTAACACAAAGGGTACATAATCCATCCAGGCGGCACACATTAGACGCGGTTTATAAAACTAATATCCCATGCGCCAACGATCACTGTCGCTGGCGACGCTGCTAGAAAAACATTTTAACGTTGTTTAGCAGAATTAAATAACACGTAATGGCATCCAAAGGCAACGCCGGACAACCCCTGGAAGATAATCAGGGGTCTCGTGCCCCAATAGGCGCTTGCGGATACGTATACGCGTATTCGAAACAAGACTTTCCCTTCGCTGAGGCGTCAATACTCGGCAACAGGCCATCTGGATCTGGCGTCTTTTCGTTACCCATCCTTTACGGACTTACCGTCGAACACGAATTCCCTCTCACCGTAAAAGCCGCACACAAAAAAGTTGACACCACAACGCTCGCCGTCAAGGTGACGTGCTTTCACAGAGAGGTTATTGTTTTTCACAACGCAAACCTATTCAGGCCGGTGTTTGAAGGCACCGGTCTTAACGAACTATGCGAGGAAGCCAGGGCTCTCTTCGGGTATACGCAGTTTATAGAACCGGGTCCACCTCACGGCATATGGAACCCTCTGGAATGTCCGCAGTTACCGGACAAGGATGAGATGTTCCTTGGCGTTGTCGTGACGGAAGGGTTTAAGGAGAGACTGTGGAGGGGCTGTCTCGTTCCCGCAGTGTTTCAGACCCAGCAGGTGCAGATCGCCGGGCGTCAGGCGTTCAAAGTGCCGTTGTACGACGAAGACCTGTTCGCACCTCACGGGCATAGGATGCCGCGGTTTTACCATAAAGACGTTAGCGCGTACCTCTACAACTCCCTTTTTACCAGTATCGCCCAGGCCCTGAGACTCAAAGACGTGACGGCGGTCATCCACGCCACAGAAAAACAATTCATGCAGGACCATTACAAAATTGCCAAGATAGTGCAGGCAAAACAGTTTTCCACGACGCTGCCGAAAACGGCAGACGGGTCGTCACACATGATCGTCGACAGCGTTGTTGCCGAGCTCGCCCTTAGTTACGGCTGTATGTTTCTCGAGTGTCCACAGGACGCGTGTGAGTTGCTGAACTACGATAGCTGGCCCATATTTGACGGTTGCGACTCATCAGAGGATAGGGTTAACGCGTTAGAGCGCTGGTCGGCCGAACAGGCCGTTCACGTGGCGGGTCAACTGTTCGCTGCCAATTCGGTGCTGTACCTGACCAGAGTGCAAAAGCAAGCACCCAGGGGACAAAAGGGAGACGTGAACGTGTACAACTCCTTTTTCCTTCAACACGGACTGGGGTTTCTGAACGAGGCGACGATTAAGGAAAACGGCAGCGAAGCCTTTAAGGGCGTGCCCTCAAACGCCCTCGATGGTTCTTCGTTTACGCCGTATCATCTGGCCTATGCCGCGTCGTTCTCGCCCCATCTGCTGGCAAAGTTATGTTATTACATGCAGTTCTTGCAGCACCACAAAAGCTCCACGAACCAAACGTTCAACATAGTCCACTATGTCGGCACCGCCGCCAACTCAGAAATGTGCACGCTGTGTCACGGCGACACGCCGGGAACGTGCCTCAACACGCTGTTCTATAGACTGAAGGATAGGTTTCCAGCCGTAACCACCCCTCAGCGCAGGGACCCCTACGTGGTGACCGGAACCGCCGGAACCTTTAACGACCTGGAGATCCTGGGCAACTTCGCGAGTTTCAGAGACCGCGAGGAGGACGGAAACCCTGCCGACGAGCACCCAAAGTACACGTACTGGCAGCTATGTCAGACCGTGACGGAAAAGTTATCCGCGATCGGAATTACCGAGGACCAGGATAACCACGTGAACCTCATCACCAACATCCAAAGTTTTCTCAGGGTGTTCAAGGGTATCGACTCGGTGGTGGACGGAGAGGTCATGAAATTTATTAACTCGATGATTAAAAATAACTTTAATTTTCGCGAGCACGTTAAATCGGTCCACCACATACTTCAGTTCTGCTGCAACGTGTATTGGCAGGCGCCGTGCGCGGTGTTCCTGAATCTGTACTACAAATCCCTACTGTGGATCATCCAGGATATCTGCCTGCCGTACTGCATGATCTACGAACAAGATAATCCGGCGATGGGCATCCTCCCCTCCGAGTGGCTAAAGATGCATTTTCAAACGTTGTGGACGAACTTCAAAGCGGCATGTCTCGACCGCGGGGTCCTCACGGGATGCGAACTGAAAATAGTACACCGGGACATGTTCTGCGACTTCTTCGACACCGACGCCGGGTCCAACGGTTTACTGGCCCCCTTTAAAATGCAGGTTAGAATAGCCAGAGCTATGATGGTCGTTCCGAAATCGATTAAAATAAAAAATAGAATTATTTTTTCCAACACCGCGGGTTCCGAGGCGGTGCAGTCGGGATTCGTTAAACCAACGGGAACCAGGGACACCTACGTAGTGGCCGGACCGTACATGAAATTTCTAAACTCGCTCCATCGCGCGCTATTCCCAAACACCAAGACCGCCGCGCTGTACCTGTGGCACAAAATCTCCCAGACCAACAAAACCCCAGTCCTGAAAGACGTCCCGGACGACGAGCTGGCGGAGCTGGTGTCGTACGTCAAAACCAACAGCCTCGCGTTCGAGGAAACGAACGTGCTGGACGTGGTCCCGGATTCCCTCATGTCGTACGCGAGGATTAAACTGAACGGGGCCATTCTGAGGGCGTGCGGTCAAATTCAGTTCTACGCCACAACGCTGCATTGCCTTACGCCGGTGTTACAAACTATCGACGCCGAGGAATACCCCCACGTGCTAGGCTCCGCGGCGATTGCCACGCCGGTGGCTTACCTGTCCGAAATACGCGGCCGCACCGCCCTCACCGTCCAAACGACGGCGCGTCAGCCGGTCGCCGCCACGGGGCGTCTGCGCCCCGTGATAACCGTACCCATGGTAGTTAACAAATACACGGGAGTTAACGGGAACAACAACGTTTTTCACTGCGGGAACCTGGGGTACTTCGCGGGGCGCGGCGTGGACCGCAACCTGTGGCCGGAAAGTTCCCCCTTTAAGAAAACGGGCGTCAGCGCAATGCTCAGAAAGAGACACGTCATGATGACCCCCATAGTCGACCGCCTGATAAAGCGAGCCGCGGGACAGACGATCAGCACGTTCGAGGCGGAGAGCGTCAAAAGGAGCGTGCAGGCGCTGTTAGAGGACAAAGACAACCCCAACCTACTGAAGTCGGTGATCTTGGAGCTTATACGACATCTGGGAAAGGGCTGCCAGGACTTAAGCTCGGAGGACGTGCAATATTACCTCGGTGACTATTGCATGTTGACGGACGAGGTTTTATTTACGTTGGATAATATAGCACAGTCAGGCGTGCCGTGGACATTCGAGGACGCGGGTGCCCTGATAGAAGATCGCCAGAACACAGACGATCTTCAGTTCGTGGACAGCGACGATATCGCCACCGCTTCCTGCCAGCCCCCCGAGGAACAGCTACCGACCCCTAGCGCCGGCGCCCTACTGGCCGGGAAGAAGCGTAAAATTAACGTGCTACTGAGTGATTTAGACCTCTAGGAAAACCGTGGTCGGCGAACAACGATGGCCAGGGAACTCGCGGCCTTATACGCGCAGCTGTCGGCCCTTGCCGTCGATCTGAGTCTGGTGGTCTTTGCTGACCCGCGAAGTATCGACGGTTCCCGCATTCTAAAAACAAAAACACAGATAGAAAACCTGAACCGCGACCTCCTGCCGCTACTACGCAAGCAAAACTCGGTAGAGACGTCCAGCCTGTCGCTCGAAGTGGAGCACCTGGCCAAAAACATCGAGGACAAACTCGGGGAGCTAGAGCGCAGTTTGCGGCAAAGATATTCGAGCCGAGAGCATTTTGAGACACTACACCTGAGGCCCGAGTGTCACTATCACGCTACGGTTACCTTTGAGTTTTACGGGGGTGGGCTAATAGATGTAAACATGTGCCTAATAAACGATGTAGAACTGCTGTGTAAAAGACTAGGGAGTGTGTTTTATTGCATCGGTGCGAACGAAGCCCTGTCCGGATTGGACCGGGTTTTGGCGTTTCTGTCCACACTGCGGGGTATCTCCCCCATCCCGCACCCAGACCTATACGTCACGTCCGTGCCTTGCGTACAGTGCCTGCGGGAAATCGAACTAGTACCAAATCAGGGGTCCAGTTTACTCGCGGTGTTGGCAGACCGACACTGCGATCACCTCTGTAAGAAGGTTAGGGCGGAGCCAATACACGGCCTGTTTGAGACAGAACTCAGCCAGTTGGGTCTAAAAGTAGCAAAAGGTTCGGACGCCACGCAGCACGGCGTCCGGTCCTCGGCAGATCAGTTAAGGGAGTCGTCGCTGGCGGCCATACAAGATCACAATATATTCAAGCGGGTGTCCGCGTCAATCATGGAACTATCCAATCTAATTTATTGGAACGCCGGGCAAACCGGCCTCCAGACCGGGACAGAAAACGAGTGCTCCCAAATGGCCAAACTGCTAACACACGAGGCCGAGATGCACGAGCACCGTGCGCTAATAACACCCAAACAAAGCGCGGCTCACTTCTACGACTGTTTCCGACCGGATCCCATAGAGTCCCTGTTCTGCGGCGGTCTTTTTAACTCTATAGACGATACCATTAACGCACTGAGCCGGGATTGTTCGGTAACGTTCTTTCAACAGGCAAACTATACCAACGTCATGCGAAAACAAAACGAGCTGTTTACCAGACTCAACAGCATATTGTGTCAGGGGAGCGCGGGATCGCAAAAACCGGCCACCCCCTCGGAGCCACGGACCGCCACCGTCGCGGCGACCGCGGCAAGCGACGTCATTAAAGACGCACAATATCGCAAAGAACAGTACATGAAAAAGGTGGCCAGGGACGGCTTTAAAAAACTAACAGAGTGTCTGCAGACGCAAAGCGCGGTGTTGGCAAACGCGCTCTGCATGCGCGTATGGGGGGGCGTCGCATACGGCGAGGCGTCCGAGCTGGTGAACCATTTTCTCCTCAGGCGGCGCTTCGTCGCGCTTCCCTGGGAAGCGCGCTGCCGCTCGAATCAGATTTTATTCGAAAACTCAAAGTACATTAAAAACTCACTATATTCCCAGCGCCTCAGTCGCGAACACGTAGAGATTATCACACTGCAGTTTTACGGCCTGATAACCGGCCCCCTAACGCGCCAGAGCGATCTCTTTCCCGGCCCCGCCAACGTCGTGCTGGCCCAGTGTTTCGAGGCGGCCGGAATGCTTCCGCATCACAAAATGCTGGTGTCAGAGATGATATGGCCCCAGATTCAACCGAAAGACTGGATAGACCAGACATTTAATCGTTTTTACCAACTTCCCGAAGGTGATCTCAACGCGGTACAAAAGTCCGCCTGGTGCTTCATACGAGAGCTCGTCCTCTCGGTGGCGCTTTATAATCGCACGTGGGAAAAGACGCTGAGGATATTTTCCCTGGCGCGCGAGAAACCCTCCATCTCCGACCTAGACGTTAAAAGCCTGACGCCCGGCCTGTATCTAACGTACGAGCAAAACACGCCGCTCGTTCTAATTTCTCAAAATACCGGCTGGATATTTAAAGACCTGTACGCCCTTCTGTACCATCACCTGCAACTGTCAGACGGCCATGATGATAACTAACCGGACGCGTCGTCTGCTGCGGGCGTGGGTCGTGATAATCGCGATTGGCGCGGCGGTTGGCGAAAACGTCACCACCCCAAAGGGCGTGACCACCACTGCAAAGTCCACGCCGGGCCCGTCGACGCCCACACCTCCCGAAAACCCACCCAGGGCCGAGGCGTTCAAGTTTCGCGTGTGCAGCGCCTCGGCCACCGGCGAACTCTTCAGGTTTAACCTGGAAAAGACGTGTCCTGGCACCGAGGACAAAACGCACCAAGAAGGCATTCTAATGGTGTTTAAAAAAAATATCGTCCCCCACATCTTTAAGGTTAGGCGGTACCGCAAGGTGGCCACCTCGGTAACCGTCTATCGAGGGTGGACCGAGACCGCCGTGACCGGTAAGCAAGAGGTCATTCGACCGGTGCCGCAGTACGAGATTAACCACATGGACACGACCTACCAGTGTTTCAGCTCCATGCGCGTGAACGTTAACGGCATCGAAAACACCTACACGGACAGGGACTTCACTAACCAGACCGTGTTCCTGCAACCGGTCGAGGGGCTCACGGATAACATTCAGCGATACTTCAGTCAGCCGGTGCTGTACACGACACCGGGATGGTTTCCTGGAATCTACAGGGTCCGAACCACGGTCAACTGCGAGATCGTGGACATGATCGCGCGTTCGGCGGAACCGTACTCTTACTTTGTCACCGCCCTGGGAGACACGGTAGAGGTATCGCCGTTCTGCTTAAACGACTCGACGTGCTCCGTCGCTGATAAAGCCGAAAACGGCCTCGGCGTGCGCGTGCTTACAAATTACACCATTGTTGACTTCGCTACCCGCACGCCCACCACCGAAACGCGAGTTTTCGCAGACTCGGGAGAATACACCGTATCGTGGAAGGCGGAAGACCCTAAGTCGGCAGTCTGTGCGCTGACGCTCTGGAAAACCTTCCCCAGGGCCATACAGACGACGCACGAAGCCAGCTACCACTTCGTGGCCAACGACGTGACGGCAACCTTTACGTCCCCGCTCTCCGAGGTAGCCAACTTTACTGGCACGTACTCCTGCCTTGACAATGTAATTCAGAAAACCCTCAACGCCACCATTAAGAAGCTGTCTGATACACACGCGGCAAACGGGTCGGCGCAGTACTACGAGACGGAGGGGGGACTGTTTCTACTGTGGCAGCCGTTAACGCAACTGAGCCTCGTCGACGAGATGCGCGGCTTAAATGACACCACGCCGGCACCCCCCACCACTTCAACAGCCAGTCGCGTGCGTAGAAGCGTCGATACAAATTCGCAAACGGCCGAGGACCTCGCAGCGCCACAGCTTCAGTTCGCTTATGACAAACTACGCGCAAGCATTAACAAGGTGCTGGAGGAACTATCCAGGGCGTGGTGCCGAGAACAGGTGAGGGACACCTACATGTGGTACGAACTCAGTAAGATCAACCCCACCAGCGTAATGACGGCAATATACGGGCGGCCGGTGTCGGCCAAGTTTGTGGGCGATGCCATCTCCGTGACGGACTGCGTAACGGTGGACCAAGGGTCCGTCAGCATTCACAAGAGCCTCCGCACGTCCACCCCTGGGATTTGCTACTCGCGCCCCCCGGTTACTTTCAGGTTTCTTAACAGCACCACGCTGTTTAAGGGCCAGCTGGGACCCAGGAACGAGATCATACTGACCGACAACCAGGTGGAGGCGTGCAAAGAGACGTGCGAACACTATTTCATCGCCAGCAACGTAACGTACTACTACAAAGACTACGTATTTGTAAAAAAAATTAACACCTCCGAGATATCCACCCTCGGTACGTTCATCGCCCTCAACCTGTCGTTTATAGAGAACATTGACTTTAGGGTTATAGAACTGTACAGCCGTGCGGAGAAAAAGCTGTCCGGGAGCGTTTTTGATATAGAAACCATGTTCAGGGAATACAACTACTACACGCAACGACTGGCGGGGCTCCGAGAGGACCTGGACAACACGATCGACCTGAACCGCGACCGCCTGGCACGCGACCTGTCCGATATAGTCGCGGACCTGGGCGACGTTGGCCGCACGGTCGTTAACGTGGCCAGTAGCGTGATAACCCTGTTCGGGTCTATCGTGAGCGGGTTCATTAACTTTATAAAGAGTCCGTTCGGGGGCATGCTCATGATCCTGGTGATCGTGGCGGTCATCCTAATCGTGTTCGCGCTAAATCGGCGCACCAACGCCATCGCCCAGGCCCCCATTAGGATGATCTACCCCGACATAGACAAAATGCAGCCCTCTGGCGGTAAAGTCGACCAGGAGCAGATTAAAAACATTCTCGCCGGCATGCACCAGCTACAACAGGAAGAGCGTAGGCGGTTAGACGAAAAGCAAAGGTCGGCGCCCTCGCTTTTCCGGCGCGCGTCAGACGGACTAAAACGTCGTTTTAGGGGATATAAACCACTGGAAAACGAAGAGGCTCAGGAGTATGAGATGAACAAATAACCACACCCATACGCCTGTACTTGCCGCCCGCCAGAGCCGCGCGGCCAATCGATTCGCGCACCCGGCCGGTCCCAACACCCTCTGGCGCCCCCGGGCGTCAGCGTTCTGTATCGAGCATGGATTTTTTTAACCCGTACCTGGGTCCTCGAGGACCACGCCCCCCCTCACACAAATGCACCGATGCGCCCGCCCCCGCCGGCGCCGTTCAGCCGCCACCAGACGTCTGCAGGCTCATTCCCGCCTGCCTCCGAACGCCGGGGGCAGGCGGGATGATCCCGGTCACGATCCCGTTCCCGCCGACGTACTTTGAAAACGGCGCGCGCGGAGACGTGCTGCTCGCCCACGAACGGTCCATGTGGACGGCGCGCGGCCAACGGCCAGTCGTCCCGGACCCCCAAGACCAATCCATTACGTTTCACGCGTACGACGTCGTTGAAACGACGTACGCGGCGGACAGGTGCGCCGAGGTACCGAGCCGCTTCCAGACGGACATTATTCCGAGCGGAACCGTGCTCAAGCTCCTGGGGCGAACCGAGAACGGCACCAGCGTGTGCGTGAACGTGTTCCGTCAACAGGTATATTTCTACGCGAAGGTCCCAGCCGGCGTCAACGTCACCCACGTCCTCCAGCAGGCCCTCAAGAACACCGCCGGCAGGGCCGCGTGCGGCTTCTCGACCAGACGAGTAACCAAAAAAATTCTCAAAACGTACGACGTCGCGGAGCATCCCGTCACTGAAATCACGCTATCGTCCGGTTCCATGCTCTCGACCCTCAGCGACCGCCTCGTCGCGTGCGGGTGCGAGGTGTTCGAGTCAAACGTGGACGCCGTTCGCCGGTTCGTCCTGGATCACGGGTTTACCACGTTCGGGTGGTACTCGTGCGCGCGTGCCACGCCCCGCCTAGCGGCCAGAGATGCCAGAACGGCCCTGGAGTTTGACTGCAGCTGGGAGGACCTCAGCGTTCAAGCGGACCGCAGCGACTGGCCCCCGTACCGCATCGTGGCCTTCGATATAGAGTGCATGGGAGAGGCGGGATTCCCGTGCGCCACGCGCGACGGCGACGCGGTGATCCAGATCTCCTGCGTGTTCTACACGACCAGGGAAGGCGCGCCCAATCCGCCAAACATACTGTTCAGCGTCGGAACGTGCGACCCCATCCCGGACACCGACGTTCTGGAGTTTCCGTCGGAATATGACATGCTGGTGTCGTTCTTCGCCATGCTCCGAGACTTCGAGGTGGACTTTTTAACCGGCTACAACATCTCAAACTTCGATCTCCCTTACCTGATTACGCGAGCGTCCCAGGTGTACAATCTCCGATTAAACGAATACACGAAAATAAAGACCGGCTCTATCTTTGAAGTTCACGAACCCCGTGGCGGGGGAGGGGGGTTCATGAGGTCGGTCTCCAAAATTAAGATAGCGGGCATCGTCCCCATAGACATGTACCAGGTGTGTCGCGAAAAGCTCAGCCTCTCCGACTACAAACTGGACACGGTGGCCAGGCAGTGTTTAGGCGGAAAAAAAGAGGACGTATCGTACAAGGATATCCCCCCTCTGTTTCGCTCAGGTCCCGGTGGGAGGGCTAAGGTGGGCAGCTATTGCGTAATGGACTCAGTCCTGGTGATGGACCTCTTAAAAATGTTTATGATACACGTGGAAATCTCGGAGATAGCCAAGCTGGCCAAAATTCAGGCCAGGCGCGTCCTAACGGACGGCCAACAGCTTCGCGTGTTCTCCTGCCTGTTGGAGGCCGCGGCCAGGGATAACTTTATCCTCCCGGTCCCAACGCCCGAGGGACAGGGGGGTTATCAGGGCGCGACGGTGATTAACCCCATCCCGGGGTTTTACGACGAGCCGGTCCTGGTGGTCGATTTTGCCAGCCTGTACCCAAGCATCATCCAGGCGCACAACCTGTGCTACTCCACCATGATACACGGACGAGACCTGCACCTGCACCCCAACCTGACGCCGGACGACTACGAGACGTTCGTGCTGAGCGGCGGACCGGTGCATTTTGTAAAAAAACACAAGCGGGAGTCTCTGCTGGGAAGACTGCTAACCGTGTGGCTAGAAAAGCGAAGGGCGATCCGGCGCACCCTGGCGGCGTGCGACGACCCGTCGCTGAAAACCATCTTAGATAAACAACAGCTGGCCATCAAGGTGACCTGTAACGCGGTTTACGGGTTCACCGGGGTGGCCAGCGGACTCCTCCCATGCATTAACATAGCGGAGACCGTGACGCTCCGGGGGCGCACGATGCTGGAGATGTCAAAGTCTTACGTGGAGGCCCTAACGACGGACAACCTGCGAACGCGCCTCGGTCGCGAGGTGACCGCCTGTCACGGTGCGCGGTTTCGCGTCGTCTACGGTGACACCGACTCGCTCTTCATCGCGTGCGACGGTTACTCCGCGGAAGCCGTTTCCGCTTTCTGCGACGATCTGGCAGCCAGGATCACGGCGGACCTGTTCCCCCCACCGATTAAGCTAGAGGCGGAAAAGACGTTCAAGTGTTTGCTGCTGCTGACGAAAAAGCGCTACATCGGGGTCCTATTGAACGACAAAATGGTTATGAAAGGGGTCGACCTCATTCGCAAAACGGCCTGCAAGTTTGTCCAGGAGCGATGCCGCTCCATCCTGGACCTGGTGCTCCACAATCAGGAGGTCAAGGCGGCGGCGCGGCTGTTGTGCAAGCGACCGCCGCACGCGGTATACGAGGAGGGGTTGCCGGCGGGCTTTATAAAAATTGTGGAGGTCCTCAACGCGAGCTATGTGGACCTTCGAAACAGCGTCGTGCCCATCGAGCAGTTAACGTTCTCGACCGAGCTCAGCCGCCCCGTCTGCGATTACAAGACCACCAACCTGCCCCACCTGGCGGTGTACCAGAAGCTGGCGAGCAGGTGCGAGGAGCTGCCCCAGGTGCACGATAGAATCCCCTACGTGTTCGTGGACGCGCCCGGGGCCCTAAAGTCGGACCTGGCCGAACACCCGGATTACGTCAAACAGCACCAGATCCCCGTCGCGGTCGACCTGTATTTCGACAAACTGGTGCACGGCGCGGCCAACATCCTCCAGTGCCTGTTTGGCAACAACGCGGACACCACGGTGGCCATCCTCTACAATTTTCTCAACGTCCCGTATAAGCTGTTCTCGTGAACGCCGATAGAAAAACGCCAGCATAAAACGCCGCGCCGCGGAGTTTGTGGGGAAAGCTCGCGCGGCGAGGAACGACCAGCGGAGACCGCCACCATGCTGGTTAACGAGCTGTCGATGGTCCTCGGCGACTGGGAGGTGACCTTTCACCGGGGTAAATTCAGCTTCGTCAACCTAGCCCGCCTGCAGACGTTTAAGGGCCACGGGGGCTACGCCAAAATCCGTCTCCCCTTCTCGCTCGACCAGTTACTCCACCAACACTTCGCGTTCGGACTCGTGACGCGTCTCAACGAACTGCCCCCCTTCTCCGACTGCGTGGCCCTCATCGCCCCACGGGATTCCGGCGGCGACGCGGACGCGGCGCGCGTGGCCCCCGGGTTCGTGCTAGACTCCTCTCGCCCGCTAACCGTGTGGGTGAACGCGAACGGGCGGCACACGGTCCGGTTCTGCCTCCTCTTCCTAAAGCCGATCGACCTGGAGCGCGCGGTTACGTACGTCTTCGGCGAGAACGGCGGCGCGCGCTCGGAAGGCGCCCCAAAGCCCACATGCAATACCGAAAGCCTGCCCGGCGGACCCCTGCGCGTCTCCGGCGAGGCGTCTCAGACGTCGCCCCACTCTTTCGTCGCGTATTTTCCCACGGCCGATCCGGTGGCCTGCCTGAGCCTGTTGCGGTTACAGGTGAGGCCGTTTTCGGATGACGCGGCACACAGGGACGCGCGGATCTCCCCGAAATACGTCACGTTCAGTAACGCCGGGGGTAACGTCTGCAAGGCGTCCGTTCACACGCTGTCCCCGTCGCGGTGTAAAACGGCGCAAATGGAAATCATTTACGCTCCGGGGGACCCCAACGCCGAGATAGTCCTGGGCCAGTCCGGACCCGTCCTGCCCACCCACACCGGCGGCCGCGTATTGGGGGTGTACGCCGACGCCGAAAAAACCATCCAACCTGGAAGCTCCGCGGAAGTCCGGGTTCAGTTAATCTTCCAACAGGGAGCGGCCGCTCGGGGCGATCTGGCGTTTCTAGTTGCGGGCGTGGCACCGGAGCCCCTATTCATCGTCACCCCAACACTTTTGCTTTCCGGTTGCACAACACACCTGCGCCTATTCAACCCCAACGGTACCCCCACGACTATAAAAAGAGACACCCTGGTGGCCGCCGCCGCGCCCTGCCCCGTGGTGCGAGTAAGCTCCGCCGACGACGCGCCGCGGGATCTCGTCGCGTCACCAGACACCGGGGCGCTCTCCATTGACGCGTTCACAATCCCGGTCGGTCTCCCCGGGGTGGTCTCGGCGGAGTGTCACGTGTCTATGCGCGACAACGGGGTCCACGAACGCATGAGCCATTAACGGCGACAATGGGAACACCGGTGCGTTTCTTTCGCGGCGAGTGGCAAACCTCGAGTCTGGTGGACAACGGCACGCCACGGTACAGCTCCCTGGTGTGGGCCGCCACTATCCACGACGGCTACCTGACACTGGTGAACAGGTCGGAGCTGTGCGTCACGGAGCGGTCTCCGTGTCTGCCGGCGTGCCCCAGCATCGGGAGACTGGTCGGGAAGAGGTTTCCCGGCTTCGCCTTTGCCAGCGCCACGCTGGGCGATCGGGGAACACGCACCGTGTTCTACGCGTTCGGTCACCGCGACAACCCCCTGGACATCGTACCCGCCGTGGTCGAGCGCGCGGACCGCGAGCTGGTGCTGCGAGTTCACGCGCCGCGAACGACGCGGGTGTCGCGATACGGACTTAAGATATTTGTGGCGATCGTCACTGTGGTGCGCCCGCCCGGGGTGTTTCTACACTTCCCACAAGACCGCGTTCCGATAGCGCTGACGGACGCGTGCAGCCAGGAGGGCTCCAGGCTAACCTCTGAAGAGCCGTGGATAAAAATTCAAGGCTTTCCCGTCCTGTCGGACGAGACCGCGCATCCGTTTCTCTTAACCCAGAAGACCAAGCCCTTTACCGAGCGCAAGTTCTGCCGCCTGATCATGGACGACAACCAGCTCAGCGCCGTCAACACCGTCTACCTGGGAAAGCAGCACGTGAGGGTAACCGTGACCCGCCCCCCGGAAACAATCGTCACCGACGGCCCCGTAACGGCAACCCTGTCCCTCACCGGTAATGCTCCAATCGCCTTTCGCCACAACCCATACTTTGAACTCCCGTGGTCGTCCACGACGGCGATATTCACTCCCGTGGTGTACGTGGGCCTGACCGTGTGCATCCCACCCAACTGTAGCAAATTTGTGAGGTACGGTAACACCTACGTCTCGGCATTTAACCGCAAGCTGACGGCGATTATTAGCAACCACGCCCACGACGGCGGGTTTCGCATTCAGGACTGCGAGTGGCCACCGAACCGGGAGATAGAGATTTTGGTAACCAACGTAACCCAGGCCCCGGTGTATGTCAGCACTGGAACGCAGCTGGGGCGAGCCATCTTTGTGTTCGCGCCGCGGTTCGGCGGCCCGGCAAAACTGCGGCAGCTTCTCGGCCACCGATCGCGCGCGCTGGAGCTGCCTGGCGGGGTAACCGTGGACAGCCAAAAACTGTGTAGGTTTGAAACCATGTACCTGTTTTCCACGTAAATTACGAATAAACCGGTCGTTCGTATTACTCACACAACGCCAAACCGTCTTTCATTCTCGGGGTCGCGCGTTTCGCAAACACACGAGGTTTCCCAGACACCCCCTCCCGTACCCTCGCCACACAAAGCCAAAGCCAGTCAACGGCTTTCGTTAAATGCAGAGTTTATTTATTATTTTCTTACATCATAGCTATTGCGCGGCGCCCGTCCCGCAAAAACATCTGTAGATATTCCAGTAGACGAAACGCGCTAAGAATAACGTCCCCGGGGCTCTGCTCTGCTAACGCGCGCACAATTTTATCGTTAGACTCCACGCCACCTATCTTGTTATCCACGGGCAGCTCCTCGATTAATGAGTTGAGGGCGGACAGCACCACGGTCACCGCGGAGCCGATGGCCGCGGCGCCCGCGTTTCCGGGCGCGTCGTCCAGCAGCATCTTCGAGCGCGTCAGGTAACTCTCGTAGGCACGGAGCCCGCGAACCATGGCGTTCATACACTCGGCCCCGCGAAACTCGCGGCGCTGGCACTCGACGTTAGACATTAATATAGGGAAGTTAATAAACGACATGATGCGCGGGTACTCACGCACCCGACAGAGAGTGGAGTGGTAGCACAGGTAAACGAACCAGCGCTGTATGTTTAACCCCAGCTCGGACAAGCGCCCCCTGGTCCGGTCAAGAGAGGCGCGGTTACCGGCCCACTGGGGGAGAACGTTAATTCCAGCGGCAGTCGGGGGAGGCGCCAGCGTAGGGCTGGCCGCCCAACACGACAGGTAAAACAAGACGAACCAGACAGGAAACATAACCGGTTAAATTACTCGCTCACAATCGCGGGCGGCGGCCGGTTAACGCCAGGTCCATAAAAACACACCTGCCGCCAACCCCCAAAGCGGGACCGCGCCCTGGAACGCGGTTCCTTCCAATCGCAAAGAACCGCGTCACAAAAAGGGCTCGTTTGGAACCCCTTTTGTGCCAGTTTCCAAAGACGGAAACGGCTCGTTCGAAAATACAAAACGGGGTGCTCAAACGGCCATCTCCATCTCTATGTGGGGGTGGGGGTCGTAACCCTCGAGACTCAGGTCCGCACGCGTAAAGTCCTCCAGACGCGTCACCTTTCTCAGAATCTTCAACCGCGGGAAAGGACGCGGGGTCCTCCCCAGCTGAAGCAGCAGGGGCCCAACGTGGTTGTTGTAAACGTGGGCATCCCCCAGGGTGTGTACAAAGTCTCCCGGGGTCAGGCCCGTGACGTGCGCTATTAGATACGTCAGGAGGGCGTAGCTGGCAATGTTAAACGGGACCCCGAGGCCCATGTCGGCGGACCTCTGGTACAGCTGGCATGACAGCTCCCCCCGAGCCACGTAAAACTGACACAAAACGTGACACGGCGGGAGGGCCATCCTCGCAAGGTCCGCGGGGTTCCACGCGCACATGACAATTCGCCGATCGTGGGGCCGTCTGACGATCAGGTCCACCACGTAGCGCAGCTGGTCCACCCCTTGACCTTCGTAGTCTGCATCGGCCCCCCTGTACTCCGCCCCAAAGTGCCTCCACTGGAACCCGTACACCGGCCCCAGGTCGCCCTCGCGGCGGTCCCCAAAGCCCTGCGCCGCCAAGAAGGCGCGGGACCCGTGCGCGTCCCAAATTTTTACGCCGCGGCGCGACAGTTCGGTGGAGTCGGTGGAGCCTCTGATAAACCACAACAACTCCTCCACGACGCCCCTCCAGAACACCCTTTTGGTGGTCAACAGGGGAAACTCGTCCCTAAGGTTATATCGGGCCTGAAGCCCAAACACGGACCTGGTTCCCACGCCCGTCCTGTCATCCCTCTGAACGCCGTGTCTGATGATTAAATCCAGGTGCGCCAGGTACTGCAGCTCGCCGTGCTCGCCGCGGCCGTCCGGGGCACGCGCCGCGGCAACCTCGGATCCGCGAGAAACGCGACAACGCACGGCCGCTATTCCAGACAAGCAAGCGGGTATAATTTTTTTAACGTAGCAGATACCGAGATGCACCAGGACAATCATAATTATGACCGAGGCGCTTCACAACTACAGCCCGTAAACGGCTGAAAACGAGTCTCATTTTAAAGGCAGCTTGGGCGGGGTCAGGCCACAAGGCGCGGCCCGGCTATTAGCGAGTAGTAAACCCACGTGGTCCCTCCCCAGCGTCTCCCCCAGAGTCCCCCCCGGCGTCTCCCCCGGAGTCTCCCCCGGCGTCTCCCCCGGAGTCTCCCCCGGCGTCTCCCCCGGAGTCTCCCCCGGCGTCTCCCCCGGAGTCTCCCCCAGCGTCTCCCCCGGAGTCTCCCCCAGCGTTCATTAACCAAACACGCATAGTACAGGAACCACAAAATACGTTTATTTTTAGTGTCATCGTGGAAGCGCCCCCGTGGAGGCACATAGTAATAGAGTGCGATTCGGCATCACGCGGAAATATAAACGGAGGGTCGGTACGTATAACGTCGTAAATAAGCAGTTGCGCGTTGCTTGCAAATTCCAGCGGCCCGCGGCAAGCGTTACGGGCCCAACCGCGTTGGCCCCGGGGGTCTTTTTAGAAACCGCTGCCAGACTCCAGGCCTTCGTCGGAAGCATCGTCAAGCAGGCTGCGCCGGGTTCTTCTGCCCTTGTTGCGCTTGGGACGATTGTCCACCTTCTGAAGCAGCTTACGCACCCCGTCGTCCCCGGGATTGGCGCACAGCTTCTGACCGCGGTGGGTCTCTAATATTACAGCATCCAGCGTACACTGTGACGAGGTATAGTAGTAAAGGGCCACGGCCCCAGAAGGCGGCAACTTATTTATATACCCTAAACAGCAAACTTCGGGTGCCGGTCCGCTCATGGAGCCCATGGGAAAGGCATAATCCACCACACACGCAAACACCGCAAAAAAGGCGCCAATCACAAGGACCCTCATGGTGACAAAAAACACAAAACAACGGAGAGACAAAGTTACTCGTCCGTTACCACCAGCGCCGCGCTCGCCGTGCTTGGCCACGGATGACGGCGTCCATTAATACCCGCGGCCCGGGTCCGCCTCGACGGAAACCAGGCGTGGCCAGCCACCTGGCGCACGTGCCTCCCGTCCAGATGTGGCGTCGCGAGTCCCAAAACGGGCGTGTCTAACTACGGTCGCCCCCGGGGTTCGAAAGAACGGGGATTCCCCAAACAGGTAAACAGCTTTTCGCCTTAACAGAGAGCCGGTACTGAAAGGAATCTCCAAAACAAGCAGGGGTCCCGTGCCAGCGATAAACGGGAAATCTCCCCCACCTAAACACACGCGCCGCATAAACTAATAAAACACACAAAACTTCCCCAGCCCGTGTGCAATAAAAACACACAAGGGTCGTCATCTCGCGGGGCCCAAAGGGCCCCGCGCGTCTGGGGGCGCGTTGTCTCGTCGTGGCTCGCAATCACCGCCCCGTCTGCCCGAAAACAGGGAAACCACCCTCAGGCCTAGTTTTTAAAACTTAACACTGGCAAGGGAAAAGGGAGGATAGGCGCGGTTAAAGGAAAAGGGCAACCGCCGGGTCAGCACGGGCAGCGAGGGGCACCAACCCCAAAATAACACAACGTGATAGCGTAAAACCCCGCGGGCGTTCCGCGTGTTTTGCGGGCCGGGGTCGGCACGGCCAATCCCGCGTTGGGCGTTCGCACAAGCACGCTTTGCTCCGCACCCAGGCAGGGGGCGCCACGCGGCGGCGCCGGTTCAGGGGTCACCAGTGGGTCAGAAAAAATAGTTTCCACGGTCGCCCGGCGCGCGCGTGGAAACATCTTTCGGTGCCCTCCGAACGACCCGAAAAATCCCCGCCGCACCGGGTCGTTCGGAGGGCACCGAAAAATATCCCCAATTGCAACCAAGAACAACATGTCCGGGGTTTCGGTGACGCGCGGAGCAGAGGCGGCCGGTGGTGGCGTCGGCAAAAATAGTGGCCGGAGAGCACGGGTTTCGGTAATGACGCGCCTGGACGGCGGCCACCTGGCGGCGGGCCAGAGACGCGAGCACCGCGAGCGGCCGGCAGGTGGCGCCGCGAGAGACCGAGCGCCGCGATCTGTCAAGATGGCGGACCGGCGGCGCCGATTGGGCGCAGCGGACGTCAATCACGGCGGAGAGGAGCGCCGTTGGTCGGGTTACACGTCAATCACCGAGGGCCGCGCTGGTTGGCAGATAATATGAAACCGGCGCGTCCATTGGACGCTGGCGGCAGCCAATGGGCGCGTTGGGTTTTGTTTACAAGTTCCCTATATATATTATATTATACCTTCCCTGTTAAGGGAATCCCATGTTCTTACATCTAATCAGCTGGGTTACATAATTAGAATGTCAGTAATTACTATTATTACTGTATTATTTATTAAATTATTTATTTTATTATTTATTTAATAAATTAATTCTTGCGTTATTATGTAATCATTTACTGAGAAATCTACTACCAATTTAATAAAAATAAATAATTAATACAATTGTGGTGGGGGTTCTAAATATTGTGCGGAAAAACAATATTTTTTAAATCTATTCATTAAAAATGCTTCTATTTTAATTGTGACGTGCGTATTAAGAATGTGGGAGTGGTTTGTAACCATGTTTTCAAACAACACCATTTTGGGCCGTCTGAAACTCATATAAGCGGAAAGCTCGGCGTTAATTGCCACTGGCCGCCAACCAGTCCACCTTACCAGTTGGAGTTTACCACTGCTTACGGCTTTACCTTGGCACAGGCTGATTTACGTAACACGCGTTGGGGGTTTAACCCGGTTGAATTTGGTTGTTTGCACGTGCAAAAAAGCCCACCGCGGCTTGGGTTTAAGCGTTTAAAGCGTTGCTGGTTTTATGACATGCTTTTTGATTTAACTGCTATGGGAGCTAGCTCGTAGCCCGCATGCTTTCGGTTTAGTGGTTGTACAAAAACAATGGCTCGTAAACCGCAGCTTTTGGATTGTCACTGGAGCCAAAAACGGCGAACCTACGCAACCTGCCCCGCGTCGCGGTTTCTGTTTCTAGCTCGCTCGCACTACATTTTAAATTTTAATTTAAAATGGAGCAATGGCACGGCGTAAATTTAAGCACAAGCACGTTAAGCTTTTAGATGAACTAACGTAACCAGTACTTTTGGCGACCTGGCGAATTTAAAATTTAATGCCGTGGTCTTTAACACAAAGCTGCCAGTTTGCAATACGCTGCATATATACAGTGCCGTTCTAATTTTATGGTTAAAAGGATTTTAAAATTGTGTGAATTTTGTAATTGTGTACACGTGAATTTTTAAATTGAATTTAAAATTGTAATTATGTACGCGTGAATTTTACCATTGTAATTATGTATTGAATTTTTTAACTGTGTTATAGTTGTATTTTTGTTAATTTGTGTAATTTTGCTTTTAGATTTGTTCGGGTGTGAATTCCAGACAGGTAAGATTTTAGCTCCTAATGTTTGCCTTGCCGCCTAGCTCCTAATGTTTGCCTTGCCGCCTAGCTCCTAATGTTTGCCTTGCCGCCTAGCTCCTAATGTTTGCCTTGCCGCCTAGCTCCTAATGTTTGCCTTGCCGCCTAGCTCCTAATGTTTGCCTTGCCGCCTAGCTCCTAATGTTTGCCTTGCCGCCTAGCTCCTAATGTTTGCCTTGCCGCCTAGCTCCTAATGTTTGCCTTGCCGCCTAGCTCCTAATGTTTGCCCACGTTTATGTTTAAGCACACTAAAATTTAAAAACGTTTGTGTTGGTTTTTATGACCGGCTTGGTACAAAACCTGCTGGTGATTTTTTACCCAACAAAAATAATAAATAAAAAAGTTAAAACTTATTTCTGTTGTCTGTGGTAATTGCGTTCCCCGAGGGTCCCGGTCTCCCCGTTCCCCGAGGGTCCCGGTCTCCCCGTTCCCCGAGGGTCCCGGTCTCCCCGTTCCCCGAGGGTCCCGGTCTCCCCGTTCCCCGAGGGTCCCGGTCTCCCCGTTCCCCGAGGGTCCCGGTCTCCCCGTTCCCCGAGGGTCCCGGTCTCCCCGTTCCCCGAGGGTCCCGGTCTCCCCGTTCCCCGAGGGTCCCGGTCTCCCCGTTCCCCGAGGGTCCCGGTCTCCCCGTTCCCCGAGGGTCCCGGTCTCCCCGTTCCCCGAGGGTCCCGGTCTCCCCGTTCCCCGAGGGTCCCGGTCTCCCCGTTCCCCGAGGGTCCCGGTCTCCCCGTTCCCCGAGGGTCCCGGTCTCCCCGTTCCCCGAGGGTCCCGGTCTCCCCGTTCCCCGAGGGTCCCGGTCTCCCCGTTCCCCGAGGGTCCCGGTCTCCCCGTTCCCCGCTTTAACGCAACGTTAAAGTGGTTTATTTAGCAAACACGTTTTTGCTGCGTATCCATGCAAAAAATAAAAAGTTGGGTTTCCGAAGCGCATGGGTGCTTTAGTGTTTCATAGCACGTTTTCGTGTCACAGTAGGAGTGGTTAGTTTTTTGGTAGCGTATGCAACTAGGTAGCTCGTCTAACCGGGAAAGGAAACGTTTTAAACCGCAGTGTTACCGCGGTGTGGCATACGGTTTACGTGCAACTGCCGGTACGCGCGTGGTACCTGAGGTTACGTGTAGCAATTATGGCGGCTATTCAGGGCCCTCCGCCGCTCCCTGAGGAGGAAAATGAAAATTCTTTGCCAGATGACGTGTATGCTATAGAGGGAATCTTTCTTTACTGTGGGCTTGGACAGGCGGAGTACTTGCACCATCCCGTGTTTAGCCCTATCAAGGAATTTATCAGCTCCTTTCTCAAGGACAGCGCGCGCCTTTACGAAAGGCTTTTGCGCCACACCGATTACCGCTCTTTGCGCGGACTAAACGCCATAGGCCAAGGGATGTTGCATATAAACACGGACGGACGCCACAACTGGGGTCGCGCTTTGGCCGTGTTAGGTCTTGGCGCCTATGTGGTGGATAAAATTAGAGACGACGAGCGTCTTTTAACGTTCGCTATAGCCGTTCTACCCGTGTACGCGTACGAGGCGCTGGAGTCTCAGTGGTTTCGTTCGCACGGCGGATGGGAGGGACTCCGGAATTACTGCGAGCGAATACTGAGGCATCGCCGCAATGCGAGGAGACACATGTGCTACGGGGTCGCGGCTGGTCTTCTGGCGCTAGTTGCGCTGTTTGCCATCAGGCGATAGGCGTGCGTTTAACCGCGTATCCCCCTACCCTAACCTTAACTTAGCCAATTGTATATAAAACCAATAAAACAAAACAAGCCAACGTGTTATTCGTTAGAACATCTTTTTATTTGAGCAGTTCCTCGCAGAACATTTTCTGTATTTGTGACACGGGGGCCGGCTGCACGCTGGCCTCCACCGGGGCCCGCGCGGACTGTCCGCAGTCTGAATCGAGGGGCGGGCACGCACCCGCGCGGGGGGCAGAGGCGGAAGGAACGGCGTTTGACATTGCCGATTCCTGGGCGGCGGGGGCTGGAGCCACCGGCTGCGTGGCAAGGCCGGCGTGGTGGCTCGCCGGCTGTGGGGGCGGCGGCTGCGTTTGCTGTATGCCCTGTGCGATCTGGTACGGCTGTGAGGCGTGGAGATGGGTGTCCGTTCCTGGATACCACTGCGGCTGGTACGCTAGGTACGGCGCAGACGCGTAGGTTTGCGGCCACGAGAACTGAACGGGGGGTGGTTGTGGTCGTTGGTCGGTGTCCTTTTCTCCAGAAGTCTGCGAAGCGGCTCGTTTCAGGTCCCTAAGATCCGCCTGAATGTCCAATATGTTTTTGGACAGCGCCATGACGTCCTTGTGTATGCCGACCTCCTCGCCTGGAAACACGGGCTCGTCGGAAAGTTCCACGTCCCGTTTGCGCTTCTGGTGGCGAGACGGTGCCTGAGCGTAGCCGTACGTGGGAGAATAGTACGTGGCGGCATACGGAGAGGGTTGGGGGGCAAACGCCGACTGAAAAGGGAACGGTGGCGCTACGGGCGGCGCGTACGACGGGACGGTCAGTTCTGGTGGCGGTATCCACGAGGGATACGCCGCCGTTGCCGGCATCGAGGGTGGCGCGGAAACGTACGCGCGTTGGCCCTGGTTGCGCATGTGATCGAGACTGCTCTGCACCATGGTTAGAAAGGTGCTCTTGGGAATGGTGATGTTGTCATCCGGGAGGGCGCTCATGGTTTGGGTGTCGCGGTTACCGCCGTGCTGAGAGGAGGGAGACTGGCTGGCCTTTAAATACGTACTTCTCGCGACTCTGGCCACGCCTTTATCTGTTTTGAGCAGGTCTGTGCGATCTCGGATAAATCCGGCGTCGATCGCCTTGGCCATCAGTGTTTCAAGAGGGGCTGCGAATTCTGGCGGTGTCACCTGACGCTCGCAAAGATCTAAACACTTGGACGTTATTTTACCGGCCTCATCTCGCGTAAGAGAATCAAATTTGGAGACAACCCAGGTAGGGTCTGGTCCGTAAACGGCGATGGACCCCCTACGCCTCCCCAGTGCGCACAGAGAGACGTGCTGAAACGCGGGTGGGTGATTGGGGTCTTGCAGCTCTTCTGGGTGAAGAGACGAGAGGGAGAGCTCTGGGAGCCATGTGTGTAACATCTCCAGCAGGGGGTCCCGAGGCATGGGGTTAAGCTGGATTTGGGCCGCTCGCGAGTCCCCCGCGAGCCGTGACGCCAGGGCCAAAAAATCGGGGCTCGTTAGCTTCCCCAGGCAAAATATCCCGTGTGTTACTTGAAAGAGACCGAGCGTGTGACCTACGTGGGCTTCTGGGACGTGCTCTATGTTTATCGGTAGAGGGTTCGTATACGGGAGCAGGGTCGCCACGATTGAGGGTTCTAAATACAGGTCCTTTTCTATCTTTGGTAGGCTGACCACGTCCACGTATCCACCGACGTACACGGAAGTCATGTTGGGTCGGTGTTTGCGTGAGCCGAAGGAGATGAGCGCCGGCCTTCGGGGGCTGATGTGGCGCGTTATCCGTTGTGAGAATTTAAATACGTTTCTCCCGGGCGAGCTCAGGTTTCTTCACCTGGTGCTGTGCGAAATGTACAACTACGGTCTTAATGTGTACCTGCTGAAGGAGGCGATTGCCAATACCGGAACGAGGGACGATATTGTCCTCGGGCGTAAGGTTCCGGTGGAGTTCTGGAAAATCATTTACGATGGGTTAAGGGAGATGGGGGTTTCTGACGCAACGTTGCTCTCAGAAACCAAAAGGGGGGCTTTGTGGCTTTACTTCAACGGGCGTCCGTGCCTGTTGAAAGGTTTAGGCGACTACGTTTTTTGTCGACTGGGGTTAAGCCACAGCGTACGCGTAGTGCCGGAAAACCTAACGGATGGGAATTATCTCTATAACCTGGGCAGCGTTATACCATGTCGCCTGCTAGTGGCGCTGAGCTACTGCTTGGCGTTTTGGGGGCACGCCGACCACGAGCCCTGGGTCAGGTTGTTCGCCGGCAAGATTTTTATACTGTACTTAATAATATCCGGCCACATTATGCCACGAAAGTCAATCTTAGAACAGGTGGGAACGTCCGGGTACGGTGGCTTTGTCGAGGCTGTGTGTCGCGACGTTCGCGCGGTCCACGGCATTCCGGCGTGGGATTTTGCGGCAGCGGCTCCGGCGTTAACGTCTCGACAGACGGACTACCTGTTTGCGTTCAATAACAGCGTTGTGTAGGGTCGTCTCACACTACCGACGTGGCGACCGGCAGGTATCCCAGGACCAAAAAATAAACTTTGTCGTAGTCGTCGTAAACTCCGAATTGGCTCTTCATTATCTCGTGTGTTAAACCGGGGGGTGATGGGTGCGAGAGGATGGCGGCCAGGCCTTCCTCGGCCGTTAAACGTAGCGACGTTTGGGCCTGAATTAGGCTACCCGCGTCCCTGAATGTAAGCTTTTGGTTCAGGATGTCAAAAATCTCGTTGAATCTGGAGCCGGTCAGGTTAACGAACGGACGAGTGTGTTTTAAATGGGAAATGGCCTTTGCCTCCAGCGCCGTTAGATACGCACCAGGGAACAAAAACGACGTGGGGGCGTCGGGCGCGCGCGAAAGAAGCGGGGAGATGTAATTTTCTGTCAGGAAATCAAAAAGTTGTCCCTTTTTAAGGTATTGTTTGGACCCCGACGGGTCTTCCACCTTGGAAAATCTACCACCCAGGAGCGAGGCCAGGTTGAGGCGCCGGTGGGGCGATCTGGGTGTGATTTGGGCCAGTTCCAATAACACGTAAACCAAAACTAGACAGCCCAGCGCCGATAGGCCGGCGCGAAGGTTCCATTGGTACGCTTGAAAGGGAGGCACGTCCTCGCTAAACAAAGTGGTCGCAAGGATGTATACGAGATCGGGGCCGGGTGGCTGCCCGGTACCTGGGTTTTTGGAACCGGGCAGCAGTCCGCTCTGTGCCAACGTCGCGTATATCACGTGGTTTGTAAAGAAGTCCGCACTGTACTTTGTTTCTTTGTTTAGGGGCGCTAGAGAGGCGCGTTGCTTCGGATTCGAATATGTAAACTCAAAACCCAGGCCCTTCGTGTTTTGTTTTAGGTGAGAGATAAGCGTCGCCAGCTTTGTGCCGAGGTTATCCCAGAGGCCGTCTCGAGTTGGTGGCAACGGGGTACCCGTCCGGTGACAGTAGTACCCGTTGAGGAGGCACAGCGCGGCCTGCGTGTCCGATACGTTGCGGACATCCGCGTAAAAGTCTTGTGTAATCGAGGCGGCTGTTGAGATAACAGCAGACATTAGTTTTAGGGACGTGGAGTTTTGAAAGTTTGTCGTGCCTCGCAGATCTCTGGGGAACACCCTGCGTTGCATGGCGTTGTCGGTAAGGCTACTGTACCACGGACCGTATTGTGGCAGCCATTGGTTTTGGTTCATGTACAGGCTGGGCAGGAGCTCCAGACGGAGATCCTGGTTTACCGTGAAGCCCGGGTCTCCGGGGGCTATCGTGACAACAAACGCGTCTCCATGTGTCTGAGGGGCGATTTTGGGTCGTGGGTTTATTGACGTTTGGGTATCGGCGGTTTCCCTGGTCGGGGACCGCAGATCCCCGACCATGTTTTGAATTGTGTCTAGGTCGCGCATGACCATTTCTGTTTCCCGTTGGTGCGTCTGCAGCACGTTGTCTAGCTCTAGACGGAGCAGGTTTTTTCGCAGCGTGTGAACCCTTAGCGCCAGCTGTTGATTTCGCATCACAAACGCGTTTCTTCTTTCTTCTATCAGCGATGGTTTGTGAATGAACAGAACGTTGTTTGGATGTGGGGCCCAGAAAGTTGCGGTAATTTGCCGCGCTGGTTTTCGTGGATATCTCATACAGCATTTTTCTGACGTGCGCATCTTCCCATTGGCTAAAAAACCCGTTAAGCGCCACCGACGTGGTGTTGATAAATGTAGGCGGAAACGCTGATGACTCAGTATGAATTGTTTTAAGTGTTTTCTGGTTCTTAAATAGCAGCCAGGGCCTCACCGACCAGTTTTCGTGCCCTCTCGGCGCGGCTCTGCCTATATATGCCACGGAATCTGTCAGTTGGTGTAAGCCCTGCCATCGCTGTGATATTTTTATTGCGTTACCGGGAAATACGGCCGCGCTCAGGCACGTTTTGAGTTCAATCACGTAGCACGTTTTTTGATGTTCGCTATCGACGGTCAGCACACAATCTGCTATTCGCCTGCCCAGGGTAACCTCAAAAAAAATCCTAAATTTAACGTCTTTGGTTGCTTCGCGTGTTGGGCGGATTGAAAGAAACTTTAAAATATCATCAAGCGACCGGTGTTTAATTAACCGTCGGTATACGGCTAAGTGGGCGCGAATTCCAGCCCGTTTGCGTGAGGCAGGAAGGGCTTCGAGGGTCGCGGCGTGTTTACATTGATTCGCGACCGTCATGGCCGAAGGAGGGTCTGGCTTTGGCGACGAGCTTGTCCGTCAGATGCGGGATCGGAAGCCTAGATGGGACGAATCTTCCGACGATACCGATGACGTTGACACCGAAAGCACCGATCTCGAGTATGATGATGTGTTCCCCGTGGTTGATACGCACGGCTTAACGAGCCCTGGAAGTCAAAACTATGACGTACCCACGTCTCCGTCCGGAACGCCGTGGGAATTACTGCACCCGGACGCTCTGTATGCGCAGCCGAGGTGCCCACCTAAAAGGGCGGCCGTGCCGGGCGGTGGTGCGCGGCCCAAGGTGTCCGCGTTCTCGGCTAGACTTCAATATGTTGGACGACAGAGTTTTGGGGATAGAGAGACGCGGCAGCTTACCGGGGCCCAGTTTTCTTCCGAGAGCGAGCACGAATATGCGGAAATACCGGAGCGTACTACACGCCCGGTTGAAAGCGGGGACAAGAGACATTTTACCTCTGGGCGTAGGGGTGGAATTTCGGGACCCTCGTCGTCAAAACCTAGTAACGGTGCGGGGTTAACACGTAAGACTAAGACGTCGCTGAGTGTTAGTCTTAAAAACTTGCTGCGGATAAAGGACGATGATGTTAAGGTTGATGTACCCAGGCCGGTTACCGTGCCGGTTCATCTTATGCAGCCGCATCCTATGACGGAATATAGAAATGCCTTTTTAATCTATCTAGAGGGGGTTATGGGTGTTGGAAAAACAACGCTATTGAATTCAATGACTGGCATGGTGCCGCAGGAAAACGTCTTAAGCTGTCCAGAGCCCATGAAATTTTGGACGTGTGTTTATTCAAATTGCCTTAAAGAGCAGCGCAGCATAGTTAAGCAAGGCACCCACGGGAAATCGATCACTTCTGCTCGCGTATACGCGTGTCAGAGCAAGTTTGCGCTACCTTTTCGTGCAACGGCCGCCGGCATCGGTCGCAACCTGCAACCGTGGCTAGTGGGAAACGGTAGCACAAAGCCAGCGAATTGGATTGTTTTTGACAGACACCTACTGTCCGCCACCGTTGTTTTTCCGCTGGTTCACGTAAAGTACAACAGGCTAACGCCGGATCATTTGTTTCAAATCCTATCTCTTTTCTCGGCACACGACGGTGATGTGGTCGTTTTGCTAACGCTCAACAGTTCGGAGGCGCACAGGCGCATTCAAAGTCGAGGCCGCAAGGAAGAAAAAGGAATCACGCAAAACTACTTGCGACAGGTAGCGTGGGCGTACCACGCCGTGTTCTGTACGTGGGTGATGATGCAATATCTCACACCGGAACAAATGGTTCAGTTGTGTGTACAAACTGTGTCCATAGAGGACATATGCAATATGAATTCCAGATTGACTCATCGGTTTCTAACCCTAACAAAGTTGCATGAACAGAGTATGATACCAATGGTGGTAGAAATGTTAGCAGCGGTTAAAGAACACGTGACCTTAATGGAGGTCTGTTTGGGCCTCTTTAAAGAGCTACGAAAGCTTCAGATTTTAATTGTTGACGCGGGAGAACATTTAGATGATACGTGTGGCCTTTGGGGAAATATTTATGGGCAGGTAATGTCAAATGAGGCTATTAAACCACGAGCCGTGAACTGGCCAGCCCTTGAAAGCTACATTCAAACGCTAACCAGCTTGGAAAGCAATGCAGCCAATTAACCACGGTTTGTGTTTGTTGGTAATTACATTCTCTGTAATTAATGGATATGAATATAATGAAGAAAATGTACCTGGACTTGAAATAGTTCTTTTTACCCCTGCCACAACAACACCAGTTAAAAGCGATATATCAACTGTGGAACTGGAATTTAACAGAACACGGTATCGTATTAATTGGAAAAATGTAAGTGAAGTGTTAACTTCTCGTGTAATACAAGATGCTTGGGCTAGTTCGAAAATTCTGGAAACGTTGCAAGAAACGTTACAAAAAAGAAAAGGTATTTTAAAATTAAACATGGCTTATGTTAGTAATAAAGAAATTAATTTTTGTAAAAGTTTTTCTAGTTCCGAAATAATAAACATTACCTCAGATTTCAACTACAGTTCCTTGCCTGGATTTCTTGGATCGTTTGATGTTATTAATCATGAATTAACGCACGGAGTTTTAGTATCAAAACGTGAATTATTTACAAATGCCTTGGATATAATGGGACTTTTTTATGCAATCAAATTAAATGCAGAGACGTTTAAAATAACGTTTGATGAATCAAAAGTTATTATTTCAGGTATTATGACAGCCGATTGGATTTTAGTTTCTATTGCAAATTCAAGTTCAGAAGTTAATGGTCAGTGTGTGGCGTTGCTATTCGGTGATCCGGAAAAATTTCCACCGCTAAAAGGATATGTTTCATATCGTGATTTAGTGGTCGTAAGAAATGATAATTATGCAATAGCGGTAATTGCACCTATGTCTCATGGTACCATGGGATTAAACTTTTTGCCTCAAAATTTAACCGACATATTTTTTTCCATTTTGAATAGTCCACTTAAAGTAATAAATTATTTGAAAGGCAAACTTTTTGAACTGGAATCAAAAGGAGCATGCCAGAATCCTTCAAACGAACAAAACATATTGTCTTTATTTTTTGAAGTAACTGCAATTCACTTTTTATATGTAAGAAATTTAAATAAAGAAGAACCAGTAAACGTTGGATGTGTTGTAAAACACGTGGCAGCCTTAAAAAGTTTGGAAAGGTTGTTTAAGTTGTGCTTCCCGGCATTTGAATTACATTCACTTAACTTGTGGACATTGTCGCATCTTGCAGCATCACAGATAGCTAATTTACCGCCAAATAATGTAATGTCGTTAACTATGGATGAACAAGAAGTTGTATTTTCTATGTTCAAACTGGCAGATAATAACAACGTAAATGAAATCATTTTAAACGAAATTATAAACATAAGTGATCAAATGTATACTATGTATAGTGACATATATCAACTATCAAACACGTACAGACAAACAGTTATGGATATTTATGAAGTGTTAACAACAGTATCCTTAACTAACGTAGGTGCACGTGCAGTCTATCCATACATATTGTTCACATCCATGTGTAATAATGTAGAAATATCATATATGATTAATCAAATATCAAAACCCGATGACATTACTATATTTCGCGTGTTTTCGCCTTGTTTTTTAAGTTTAAGGTTTGATTTGGATGAAAACAAGCTACGGTCCGACGCACCGCAAACGTCAAAGAGAACTGGCTCGGAACTGGCACAAGGAGCGTCTGGTTTTTGGCGGTTGTTGCATGCTTTTCACGCCACGCGTATAAACGAGTTTTCCGTCATAAATTGCACCAGACTGGCGTGGAAGCAAGTAACCGCGCTAATGCCGCTTACGAACATCACGTACGTCATAAGCTCCGTGCGCCCGGATCACGCTCGCGTTTACGAGGTTTCGGAGGTGTTCCTTAACAGCGCGATGTTTGTCTCGGCCGTTTATCCAAATTGTTCTCATTTTACACCGCCCGGTACCGCCCTACACATTCCGATATTGTATAACTTTTCCGCCCCGAGGATAGGATGCCCGCTGTGTGATTCGATTGTTTTGAGCTATGACGAAAACCAGGGCTTGCAGACCATGATGTACGTGTCAAACCCCCAAGTTCAAGCCAACCTTTTTTCCCCTTATTCGCCCTTTTTTGACAACGATAATTTTCATATCCATTATTTGTGGTTAATGAACAACGGTACCGTCGTGGAAATTCGGGGCTTGTACAGAAGACACGCACTCAGTGCTATTGCATTTGTATTTGCTTTTATTGGAACAATGTCTGCTCTGTATTTTTTGTTCAAGCTGTTTTCCATCCTGGCCTAAACTGTTAATAAAGCGTAAAACTTTAAAAGGTTGTTTCCCGTTTCTTTCTGAATAGTCACGCGGGGGTTCAAATTAGCGAGAACCTCAAATAGAGGCGTACCGTCACATATTGATTCAATCACCTCTGCGCCAACTTGAATGGCCAGATCTCGATTTTGGGGAGGAAACATTAGAAAATATTTGTCGGTTGCGGTTAATAATTGCTGAGGAGCCCGCGACGTAACTTTAAAATCCTTCTGAAAGTTGTGGGACTCTATGGAGTTTAAACAAAACACCATGTCTTCCAGGCGCTGTTTTACGCGCGAAAGCATAGATTCGAAGTATTCTCTTTGATACGGGGCCGCCGCCTTACACGTATTCGCGTATAGCATTTTAAAGTGAAACAGAATATTTTCCAAACCCAAACGCTGCAATAGGACGTGCTTTAAAAAAAGGTGTTGGATAGGCTTTAGTTTTAAATTAGGTAAGAACATTATAGAGTTGTTGGCGCGTTGCATGATTGTCACGGTGTTAAATGCGGTAATTGGACTCTCGCCTATTTGTGGCTGGCGCGAACCCATGGCAAAAAATATGTCGGCCAGTAAACAGTCCGACTGTACATCTGAGTCGCTGGTCGCTGGCGGCTGCTTGAGAATGGATCGTAGTTTTTTATCCTCCGATGTAAAAGGCGCGCTACACAAGGTTGGTGGCGCATTTGGATCGTATTCTTGCGTGGTGTTTGCCAGTTCGTTTATGGTTATCTGTTTGTTATTTGTAAGAGTTACCGGTGGGGTTTTGACGGTCACATGGACGGAAAATGGCCTGTAGTGCAAAAAAAGAGAGTTACTCGCGATCACTAATTTTGAGTCTTACGGTAATTGGCGTGTCATCGAAGTCAGAACTTCTAATTACTGGGTCTCTGAACAATGATACGCCTCTCTCGCCTTCGTCCGTTCCCACGCACAAGCAGCTGTTTAGTGCGTAGGGATGGGGTGACACCATAATTCGCAACATCGATAATTCCGGACGTTTGGGGGCATACAATGGCATCATGTTAGAATAGATGGTGCCGAATTTTTTAAACAGCAGGGGAAGGGGTACGGCCGGTCCCGGAAGTCCGACCATCGCGGCCAGTGCCGACGAGTACACGACATGACAGACGTACTCGCCGTTGGATAGCTGCACTGCCCCCCCGACTAAGCGAGCTTTCAAATCTGGAATTTTTATCATTGATTTTCCTTTGGTAGTTTTAGGAACCGCGGCGGCCCTGGCTTCGTGGTTATATTTTTGCTTTATGTCTCCAGTGAAGTCCCAGGCGTCTAATAGTGTGACGAATTACCTGTGGTTTTAAGTTTGAAAACGCGTGACCGGTCGTTGCTATGAAAGACATAAAATTGGCGTTGCGTCCTAACTCGTCTAACCGTATTTTTTTACTTCGCACGTATATCTTTGGAATGAGGTTGCATTTTTTATATCCCAGAATAGCGCATTCGTGTTTGCTTTTGGTGTGACTAATGATGCGTTTTGAAAAGTCAAACGCGCCAAGGCGGGCGGCTCGGTTCAGGGCTCCCAGGTCCAAACGCAAAAACGAACAACATTCCACCAAACACTCAATGAAACGCTTGTGCAGAGTTTGAATTTGCGCTTTATTTCTCGTCTCCAGCGTTGTGAATATTGTGTTTTTGACCTGGTCTATTCTAGCGTATGGGACGCTCAATATTGGGTCCAATTCATCCGAAAGTTTTTTAAGTAAGGGCCTGCCGTATATTTTAGAAATTGTTGCAGTGGCTGCCTTAAACCAGGAAACATTGCATCCGTCTTTACTAGAAACCACGGAAGGGAAATTCGTGGTCCAGAAAACGTCTCGCCGCCCCCGTCTAACTATGTATTGGTTTTCGAGCCCGTGGAGGTCTAACGTAGAGTTCCAGTTCGCAATCGAAACCGGGAAAATGTGCTTCACCGGCAAAAAGCACCTCAGGTTTCCCATAGCGAACATAAAGTGCAGCATGTCCCCGCTTATGTTAACGTTAATCGCAGCCCCGTTGCACAGGTTGTCGGAGTAGAACACGCTCACAGTGAATGACGGTTCTTTCACGGAGAATTTTTTCATTACAAAGTTATTTGTGAGCCTGGGGATGTCGATGATTGACTCGAAGGTACCGGTGAGAGACCGGCACGTGATTTTGGTATTAATTACCATATTGGTATTGAAAACTGAGATTTTGAAGTTGTGTAAACTTAGGTGCTTTACTGGATCGAACATGTCTGGAAGCGGTTCGGTCTGGTGGTCGTGGTGCACTTGTTTATGTCGATCTGGGTTTTGATTGGCGTCAAAAATAAAATTGTGATCTCTATCTTTTGGAGCGTATTGAATTCGCGAAAACATGGCCTCTAGAACGCGAGGCGTTTCGCCGGGCCCCAAAAACTCGGTGTTGGGATACAGCCTGTCGCACGAATGACACACGTGTTCCGCGACAGACATGCACATTGCGACGCGGAATATCGGTACCTCTGGTGGAAACGTTAGATAGTACGTTGACTTTGGCGTCACAACAACTACCTTGTACGGTTTTTTGCCAGGATCTTTTTTGTTAATTTTCACCTGTAGATTTACGCCAAGCGATTGATTGACTATGTTTTGGTAGTCGATGATTAATTCGCTCGCCACTCTGATGTCCTGAAATTTGTTTTGTTTTGATAGGTTTTTTAAAAGGACCGGGTTGGATTCAATGTTGTAAATAATTACCGTTTGGACGCGATGCAGTTCGGGATGTGAGATCCAATCCGAAGTGAAACCCAAAATGTTAAATTTTAAGTAATTCAGATGCAGTTTTGCGCACGGGGGCGGACACCGAGCTAGCGTGAGGGTTTTGAACGGCTCTAAAAGTTTAAAGTAATTCTGATAACACGTGCCGATCAGATGTTCCGGCAGTGTACGCGTGAAGGCGGCAAAGCATTCCTCGAATTCCCATATTTGAAGGTAACGACAGAGAATTCGAAACATGCTTTGATAATTTACGCCACATACCATTAATGGCGAACAGTACAGGGACCGTAGGATTCGTTCGTCGCGTTGAACCCAAACCGTGTCGGACAGTTCGTAGGTGAAGACGGTGGGTAAAAACGTATGCGTTTCGATGTGGGAAAATGTACATCCGATAGCATCATCAATTATTAAACCCGGTCCCGCGTACTCGTTACCGGTCTTGCCAACGATACCACCTTGGCGGTGTATAAAAGGGTATAGTCCTTCTCCCAATACCAGACGCCGGAGCGCACGGCACGCGTAAAAGGTGGTCTCTGTTTCCATAGCCCTGTCCAAGACCTCTAGCGAGACGTTTTCAAGAATCTCGTTATTGGTGGCCAGGCAGCAAAAAATTGCCAGTTGAGTTTTGAAATCGGAATTGGCCGGTGACGGGGTGTCAGCTGTCGCCGTAGCGGGACACGCGGGCAGAAGAACAGGGCCCTGCAACAGCATCATGGAGGCGGCTCTGGAGGTACGACCCTTTCCATATATGGCCACGGAGGCCAACCTGCTTCGTCAAATGAAAGAGTCGGCAGCCAGTGGACTTTTTAAAAGTTTTCAACTGCTGTTGGGAAAAGACGCCAGGGAGGGAGGAGTTCAATTTGAGGGTCTTTTGGGCGTGTATACCAACGTAATTCAGTTTGTGAAGTTTCTGGAAACGTCGCTAGCGGTTGCGTGCGTTAACACCGAGTTTAAGGACCTCAAACGAATGACGGATGGAAAAATTCAGTTTAAGGTATCTGTGCCGACCATTGCGTATGGGGACGGAAGGCGGCCCACAAAACAAAAACAATACATTATCATGAAGGCCTGCAATAAGCATCACATCGGTGCCGAGATAGAGCTGTCGACGGATGACATAGAGCTGCTATTCATTGACAGAGAAACCCCGCTCGATTACACAGAATACGCCGGGGCCGTAAAAACGATTACCGCCTCTCTCCAGTTTGGCGTGGACGCGCTGGAGAGGGGCCTGGTAGATACCGTATTGAATGTTAAGCTTAGGTCCGCCCCGCCGATGTTTATTCTGAAAACACTATCAGATCCGGTCTACACCGAACGGGGTTTAAAGAAGGCTGTTAAGTCAGACATGGTGTCCATGTTCAAAAGCTACCTCATGGACAACTCGTTTTTCCTTGACAAATCGGACATCGCCGTTAAGGGCAAGCAGTACGTGCTGTCGGTTCTCTCCGACATGGTGGGGGCGGTGTGTCACGAAACGGTCTTTAAGGGGACGAACACGTATCTGTCCGCCTCGGGAGAGCCGATTGCCGGAGTCATGGAGACCACGGAAAATGTAATGCGAAAACTGTTAAACATGCTAGGTCAGGTTGACGGTGGCATGTCCGGTCCGGCGTCTTACGCCAATTACGTCGTCAGGGGCGAAAATCTCGTAACCGCCGTAACGTACGGTCGCGTCATGCGGACGTTTGACCAGTTCATGAAACGCATCGTGGACCGTCCCAACGCGCAGCCCAACGTTGACGATGATCGGGACGCGGTGGCGGACGGGCAGGACTCCCTCGCCAAAACACCGATCGCGGCGGCTGTTATCCAGATCGGAGATAAACTGGTGGCGTTGGAAAGTTTACAGCGAATGTACAACGAGACCCAGTTTCCCTTCCCGTTAAACAGGCGTATGCACTATACTTATTTTTTCCCCATCGGGTTGCACATGCCACGTCCTCAGTATTCCACGTCGGCCACGATTAAAGGGGTCGAGAATCCAGCGGAACAATCCGTCGAAACGTGGATTGTAAATAAAAACAACGTCCTGCTGAGTTTCAATTATCAAAACGCGCTAAAGTCCATCTGTCATCCTCGCATGCACAACCCGATCCCGTGTGGGCAAGCTTTGGGTCAGGCGTTTCCCGATCCTGGGCACGTTCACAGGTACGGTCAAAAATCTGAGCACCCCCCGAACATGAACCTATACGGGCTGGTGTACAACTATTACCAGGGCAAAAACGTGGCGCACGTTCCGGATATCGCCCTGAAGGCGACTATGACCACGGATGAGTTGCTGCACCCGACCTCGCACGAGACGCTTCGTTTGGAGGTTCATCCGATGTTTGATTTTTTTGTTCATCAGCAGCCAGGTGCGCAAGCCGCGTATAGGGCTACCCACAGGACTATGGTGGGTAACATTCCGCAACCACTGGCGCCCAACGAGTTTCAAAACAGCAGAGGCCTGCAGTTTGACAGAGCGGCGGCCGTGGCTCACGTGCTGGACCAGTCAACCATGGAAATTATCCAAGATACGGCGTTTGACACGTCATACCCACTGCTTTGTTATGTCATTGAATGCCTCGTCCACGGACAGGAAGACAAATTTTTAATTAACTCTCCTTTGATTGCATTAACCATTGAAACCTACTGGAACAACGCCGGAAAACTGGCGTTTATTAACAGCTTCCCTATGCTGCGATTTATCTGCGTTCACCTGGGCAACGGTAGTATTTCTAAGGACGTGTACGCCCATTACCGAAAAGTTTTTGGCGAGCTCGTTGTTTTGCAACAGGCGCTCTCGAAAATTGCTGGCCACGAGGTGGTGGGACGCAGGCCAGCGTCCGAGCTGATTAACTGTCTTCAGGACCCCAATCTTTTGCCGCCCTTTGCTTACAATGACGTTTTTACCAACCTGCTTAGGCAGTCCTCGCGGCACCCTATGGTACTCATAGGAGACGAGGGGTACGAAACGGAAAATGACAGGGATACGTACATTAACGTCAGAGGAAAAATGGAGGACCTCGTCGGTGACATGGTTAACATTTACGAAACCAGAAACAACGCGGATCATGACGGCCGCCACGTCCTTGACGTCGGTCCCTTTAACGAAAACGAACAGCACATGGCGGTGCTGGAAAAGCTCTTTTATTACGTGGTCCTGCCAGCCTGTGCCAACGGCCACGTCTGCGGCATGGGCGTCGATTTTGACAACGTGGCCCTGGCCCTGACGTACAACGGCCCGGTGTTTGCGGACGTCGTGAACCCCGACGATGAGATTTTGGACCACCTGGAGAACGGGACGCTCCGCGAGATGCTCGAGGCCTCGGATATACACCCCACCGTTGACATGATTCGAACTCTTTGCACGTCGTTTCTCACCTGCCCGTTTGTCACCCAGGCCTCCCGTGTCGTGACCCAGCGGGACCCCGCGCAACTGTTAACCACTCACGACGACGGGAGATACGTGAGCCAGACTGTCCTCGTTAACGGGTTCGCGGCGTTTGCTATTGCAGATAGGTCTCGTGACGTCGCCGAGACCATGTTTTACCCGGTGCCGTTCACGAAGCTGTACAGCGATCCCCTGGTGGCGGCCACGCTGCACCCGCTGGTCGCAAATTACGTAACGCGGCTGCCGGCCCAGCGCGTGCCGGTCGCGTTTAACGTTCCCCCGGCCCTCATGGCCGAGTACGAGGAGTGGCACAAGTCTCCTATATTGGCCTACGCTAACACCTGCCCGATTACGCCTACGTCGTTGAGCACCCTAACGAGCATGCACATGAAGCTGTCCGCGCCGGGGTTCATCTGCCACGCAAAGCACAAAATTCACCCGGGCTTTGCGATGACCGCCGTCCGAACCGATGAGGTGTTGGCGGAAAACTTGTTATTCAGTGCCAGGGCCTCGACGTCCATGTTTTTAGGGCAGCCGTCGGTTATGCGTCGGGAAGTCAGGGCGGACGCAGTCACGTTTGAGGTGAATCACGAGTTGGCATCACTGGACATGGCGCTCGGTTATTCTTCCACCATCACGCCCGCCCACGTTGCGGCGATTACCTCGGACATGGGCGTTCACTGTCAGGACCTGTTTCTCATGTTTCCAGGGGACTCGTACCAGGACAGGACCCTCAACGACTACGTCAAACAAAAAGCCGGATGCCAACGATTCGGTGGTCCGGGCCAGATTCGCGAGCCCGTCGCTTACGTTGCGGGGGTACCGCACTCGGACAACATACCGGGACTCAGCCACGGACAGCTGGCCACGTGTGAGATTGTTTTGACGCCAGTCACTGCAGACGTTACCTATTTTCAGACCCCCAACAGTCCCCGGGGACGGGCGTCCTGCGTGATCTCGTGTGACGCGTACAACAACGAAAGCGCGGAACGTTTGCTCTTTGACCACTCCATCCCGGATTCTGCCTACGAATACCGCACTACGGTTAACCCATGGGCGTCGCAGCAGGGCTCCCTCGGAGACGTGCTGTACAACTCAACCTCGCGCCAGGTCGCAGTGCCCGGGATGTACAGTCCGTGTCGCCAGTTTTTCCACAAGGACGCTATTTTGCGTAACAATCGGGGCCTGAACACGCTGGTCACGGAGTACGCGGCCCGCCTCACGGGAACGCCTGCCACCAGCGCGACGGACCTGCAGTACGTGGTGGTCAACGGAACGGATGTGTTTTTGGAACAGCCGTGCCAGTTTCTACAAGAAGCGTTTCCCACGCTCGCCGCCAGTCACAGGGCTCTGTTGGACGAATATATGTCGAATAAGCTCACGCACGCCCCTGTGCACATGGGCCATTATATGATTGAGGAAGTGGCCCCCATGAAAAGACTATTAAAGATTGGAAACAAGGTCGCCTATTAGTTTAGCTCAGACGGTCTGGAGCTAACTAGAGATGGCCCTCGATAAGAGCATCGTGGTCTCGGTGACGTCTAGATTATTCGCTGACGAGATAGCCAATCTTCAGTCAAAAATAGGATGCATTTTGCCTCTCAGAGACGCCCACCGTCTGCAGAATATACAGGCGCTGGGTCTGGGGAACCTGTGCTCCAGAGATTCCGCGGTGGATTTTATTCAGGCATACCACTATCTGGACAAATGCACGCTCGCCGTGTTGGAAGAGGTCGGTCCCAACAGTTTGCGGCTGACGCGCATCGATCCCATGGACAATTACCAAATAAAAAACGCGTACCAACCGGCCTTCCATTGGGATAACTACTCAGAATTGGTAGTTATACCACCGGTCTTTGGGCGCAAAGATGCGACCGTCTCACTGGAGTCTAACGGGTTTGATGTGGTCTTTCCTGCCGTGGTGCCAGAACCGCTGGCGCAAACAGTGCTTCAAAAGCTGTTGCTGTATAACATTTACTACCGAGTGGCGGAAACGACGCCTACCGACGTTAACCTAGCCGAGGTGACGCTGTACACGACCAATATCACTTACATGGGTCGTAACTACGCCCTGGACATGGACCCCGTTGGGTCAAGCTCAGCTATGCGGATGCTGGATGACCTATCCATTTACCTGTGCGTGTTGTCCGCGTTGATTCCACGTGGGTGCGTAAGGCTACTGACCTCATTGGTGCGCCACAACAAACACGAATTGGTTGAGATTTTCGAGGGGGTGGTGCCACCTGAGGTGCAGGCTCTGGATCTCAATAACGTAAGCGTGGCCGACGACATAACGCGCATGGGTGCCCTCATGACCTATCTACGAAGTCTCAGTTCTATATTTAATCTGGGCCGCAGACTTCACGTTTACGCGTTCTCATCGGACACGAATACCGCTTCCTGTTGGTGTGCATATAACTAAAAACGGGCCTCCCTGTGCTTTGACATGTCAATTCCCAAAATTATGACGGTGTCCCGGGACAACGAGGGTACGGTGTGTGAGGTCGCGGTGGACAACGGACGGCACAGAGCGATGATTTATTATCCCAAGATTACAAACTCGAGCAACGAGCGCGCGGCACAGCGCGCGGACGTCGTCAAGGAAGCGTTTGATACCGAAACCCCAGTGGACATCGTAAAGCAAATTGTGAACGAGGGTTTAGCTATATCCAAAAGAAATTGCGTCCGTTTGGCATTGTACTTATATTTTTATCTGCAGTACGTGTGCTTCGCTATCCTCATCACTTGGCAATTAAACCCGCACATAGACCCACCGGGTCTGGTGTTTGCGGTTAACCCAATGGGTCCAAAACATGTGTCGAAACTGCCGCATCCGGCTATTGTTGCGGTGGGTTGTGGGACAGACGCCATCTGTAAGAACTGTAGCGTCCCCGATATAAAGACTGAGCTTGGAGTGGTCTACCACAACGGGTCTAGCGATTCTGGTCAGAGCGCACACTATGGGCTGGCCCTGTTAAAGGCGGCCTGGCTTGTTATGGGAAATGTGTGTCCCGAGCCAGTAGTGCGGCAAGGCGCTGAATTACTTGGTCCGTGGAACCGGACGGCGTGGTTGGATTTTAAATCGGCGATGGCGGCAACCACGTTTTGCGGATCCAGAGGCGTCCTCTGGTCACCGATTCATGAAAAAAACCTCTGCCGCCCCACCTGGAATGATGTAATTAACACATCATCCTTTTTTACAAATGAATCACTCTGTCCAAATGTACCTGGGGTGTCCGAAATTGTAATAGTGCTTAATGGTGATGCATAAGAACAATAAACGTATTCCCACGCACTCTATACGTTGTTTTTATTGGTCTGGTGAGGTATAGACAGGAATGGGAGGTTCCGATGGTGCCTATAAAGCAAAATGGTCTTAGAGTAACAATATTGCGGATAGAAAAGTGGTTTGTAAATATTTTCACCCGAACAATATGACTGCACACACGAATGGGGTTCTAACCACGACGGGCGTTTCCACAAGTCAGCCGGAATCGTTTCAAATTTCTCCATTTTTTCGCGTAATTACAAAACCGCCAATTATGGGCTTGTTTTTCTGCGTGGCTATGTGCATTATCGCGTTGGTGTGGTACGTAATGCGTAGGGTGTATTGCAAGGGGCGCGTTGTTGCCGATTCGTGTCGCGACCCGCGTCGACCCGCGTATGAAATGTTGAATGTTAGATTGCGTCCGCACGGGACCAATCCATAAAGAACTTTCATTGCGATAGTTAAACCGCACGGCGTTCTCTCTTGCTCGTTTATTCTAGCGATTTAAAAACAAATTTATCGTTAGTTGCCATGTAGTGGGCCATGACGGTGGCAACAAGTACGTCGTCCGACATGGTTTTTTGTTTTGCGCAGTACGTGTGACCTCCGTCTTTTAGTGGAATGCAACGTATTGCCTTGATTTGATCTATTAGATACGCTACGGGATCAAACGATAGCTTGATAGTGTGAGACACCACAGTTTGGCTGGCGCTAAACGTTCCCGAGTTCAGTGCGTAAATAAAAGATTCGAACGCCTTGGCTTTCTCTGGCCCCAACATGTAAATGGGCGAACGTATAAGAGTGTTTTTGTCCGCGTGGTGTAAAAAACTAAGAGGGACCGAGCATATCTCGTTTAACACAGTCGCTATGGCCACTCCGGCATCTTGACTGCTGTTGCCTTCCACTGCGACGTTAACGTGCAGGATCTGAGGATGGAGGGTAACAATCGCTCGAATCAACGCAGCTGCACATGACGCTATCTGGTACGCGGCAGTGCCGGTTAGATCTCTCAGGAAAAAATGTTCCACGCCTAACAAAATGCATTTAATCACCTTGTGATTTACCGCGATCACCGCACCGATGCCGGTGCCGGACGCGTCGGTGTTGTTGGTGTATGCCGGGTCTATGTAAACGTGGAGAAACGGCTTCATCGCGCCCTGTATATCTTGTGACGTGCTCTCTACGCGGCACAGATCCAACTGTGACAGCGAAGAGTCGCTGACAATCTTATGCATACTTTGCGCGGACGTGGCAGCGTCCCCCATTAGCTCCGTGGAAAATGCGCCATCCAGAAAAAGATTAGTTGTGCTCCGTACCGTCTCATCGATCGTTATATAGGCCGGGATATGCAGGCGGTAGCACGGGCACGCCACAACCGTGTCTTGCAAGTTAAAATCATCTTTATGATCCGGACATACGTAGCTCACCACGTTAAGCATCTTTTCGTGGGCGTCCTTCAAATTAAGTAAAAAACTAGTTGATTTGTCAGATGAGTTACTCGAGGATATAAAAATCAGTTTTGCGTCCTTTTGTAGCATGAAACCCAGAATCGCGGGGAGGGCATCCTTCTTAATGAAGTTCGCCTCGTCGATATATAGGAGGTGGAACGTCTGTCCCCTGATGCTCTAGAGGCAAAGGGAAACACAAAACTAGTTACGCGGGCATGGAGAACGAAACGCCTAAGGATAGAATCTCGGAAGCTGACTTTCAACAGTGTCAGGAATTTTTTCACCGTCCCATTAGAGAACTAATTTCCTCTGGAGCTGAGGCCCTGAACCACTTTAGCCTATCGGAAGCAGACGGACATAGATTGGAACGAATTGTCCTTCTCCTCGACCTGGTGGGGACAGAATGTCTTTCCTATACCACAATCGCTGCAAAGAGTGTCAAATGACGCGCGTCAACAGTCCAATATGTCAATTTCATAACGTATCTAGCTTATACCAGTGTTTGGATTGTAAACGCTATCACGTATGCGACGGGGGACGAGACTGCGTCATTGTATACACTCGCGAGAATCTAGTGTGTGATTTAACGGGAAACTGCGTTTTGGATAACGTGCAGGACGTATGTTCGTACGGTCCTCCAGAGCGCCGCGCACCCGACGCATTCATCGATCCTCTTGTGTCGCACGGCACGAGGGAGAGTCTCAAAAGCGATATATTGAGGTACTTCGAGACGGTAGGTGTGAAATCTGAGGCGTATTCTACCGTTGTCAAAAATGGACAACTGAATGGCATCATAGGTAGATTAATAGACGCTACGTTTAATGAGTGCCTGCCGGTGATGAGCGACGGCGAAGGCGGCAGAGATCTCGCGGCGAGCATTTACATCCACATAATTATCTCCATATACTCCACTAAAACGGTGTATGATAATCTTCTATTTAAATGTACGAGAAATAAAAAATACGACCACATTGTAAAAACCATCAGAGCGCAATGGATGCGCATGGTCTCAACCGGCGATCCGTCGCGGGTCAATGCGACGGGTTGTTTCACGTGATACTTCCGCGAGGGTTTATTCTCGCTAACAATATTACGTGCGGTGGACGGCAACGGTTTTTTGCGCACACTCGGTTCGCTGCATCTGAACGCACGTCTAAAACTTTATACGTGTGGGGACGGGTATTTCAAAACACCGACCCTGGCAGCGGAGACGGTCCATCCGGGCCGTGGTCCGGACTGGCGATTAGTCTGCCTCTGTTTACCACGAATGGAAAATTTCATCCGTTTGATGTAGTTATACTCAGGGCCGAGACGCCTGGCTCTGGAAGCTCGTGGACCGTGAAGTTTTTGTATATGTCATTAATTGCGGCTTACAGAAACGCAATGCGCGGTTTAAAAGATAAAGTTTCACAATCCACCGATGCCGCCGTTGACGGTGAGGTTCATCCTCTGACCGTCTTAAAAGAAGCATTGGTCTCACCGGACACGGCTACGCGACCAGTGTCCGCGTGCAACCCTCTACAGATGTTGACCGGACTCTTACAGTCTAGGGTACGGGACGATTACGTGACACACCACCGTGCGCTCGAACGCCCGGGAAATGTGAGGGGACAAGTAAGCGCCCCAACACGCACCGAGATGCCCAACGGATCGCCAAGTCGTGTAAGGCTTGGATTCCGCCCTCCCAAACAAGCCAACTATCCAAAGACGTGGGCGCAGGCGCGGCACGTTTTCTCGTCTCGCACATATTACGTGTGCGTCTATGACAACGAGGAATTAGATACCAAGTGGCAGCGACAAGATCCGCGGCCGTTATCTCTAGACTGGTCCGATCCGGTCGCGTACCTGTTAGAAGGAGATTTGTTTTTAGGAGCCAAACAAAATGCGTTTGTGGATTCTCTAGAAAAAACGTGCAGGTGTCAGAACTATACCATTAAGCAATTTTTTCCGGTTTCGATAAATAGGGACAACGACACCGTCGATTTAATTAAGGAACATTTTATAGAGGCGTGCTTGGTGATTAGAAACCAGGCGTCAGAGAGGAGTGCTTGGGTGAAGGCGGCGCTGTTTCGCAACGATAGTAACACGTATTGGAAGGATGTTTTGGGATTATGGGAGCATGGGCCTCATAAACTGGGTACGGCTATAAAACGACCAACATCAGAGCCTTGCAATGCCGACATAGACTGGAGTTGGCTCCTGTGTGACGCGGATATAACTAGGTCAATTAACGGGCAGTCTACGGTCTGCTTAGTTGTCTCACCTGCCCTAATCGCCTGGCTGGTGCTCCCGGGGGGCTTTGTTATTAAAGGCCGCTACGACCTATCAAGTGAGGATTTAATGTTCGTGGCTTCGAGATATGGCCACCCAGCGGCGTGACATTCTTAAATCGTTTTTAAACAAAGAATGCATATGGTTGCGACACCCGGGTACGTCCGCGTTTGTTCGAGTTTACACCGCGACCACGGCGCATTCCGCCGTCTTTGACCCGCCAGTAACTAGCGAAGATGCGATGTCACATAACTGTTTAAATGTCATGATTATGCTCATGAAACCAAAGGAGTTTGGACCGTGCGTTACCGTGTACATAAATGGAGATATTCTAGATTTTTGTGCTACGGAATATGTCGCCATAAGGGAAGTGCCTGGTAGGGCGGACCTATGTTTAATTCGTTTTGGTACCCTTTCCAATGCGCCGAGGAGCGTTCCGATACCCGGGCCATTAAACCCACATCCGCGAGAAAACGTGCCCGGGCTAACAAAACAGGAAATTATATACACTTCCCAAACCGTGCCCAGAGCGCAGATACAAGATGCCATCAAGGGGAAAGCGTTCAAACAAATAAATCCGTTTGTGTGGTTTGATGGAGGAGCGTTTTGGCAACTGTTCCTCTCTGTGGATTATATGCTGCTCTGTCCCGCCCTCGAGATAGTTCCGTCTCTGGCCAGAATCGTTGGCCTCCTCACGCAGTGCGATAAGAGCACGTGTAAGATATGCACGCTGGCCCACGTACACGTTAACGCGTATCGCGGATACACGCCTCCTGACTCGCAAGGGACCTCCCCCTCGTGCCCCTGCCTTATCTCGTGCGGGGCCAGGCACGCGACGGATGTCCTGGTTACCGGACACGTAAATCTCTTGGGCCTGCTCTTTGATCCAAAAGTACTCCCCAAAGTGTCCAGACTGCGTTTAAAAAGAAACCCCCACCCGGTGCCGATAGAGGACGCCATGTCTGGCGTTACGGCCGAAGGGACCGAGGTGCTACCCACTTCGCAACCGTGGGCCCTCATTCGCCTGCCGGATTTAGCCAGTCGTGTAATGCTATACGGCTGCCAGAATTTAAAAACAATCTGCTTACGTTCTTATTGAAGCACGTTGCACACATCAGCGAACTCGGTCGCCGTCCTGGGCTCGCGTACACGATGGTTCCGTTTTCCTTCTTTATGTTCAGGTTCTTCGCCGGAAACCACCTGGATAGCGTGGCGATGACCTCGGAGAAAACGGCATTGGCGACGTGTTTTTGGTGGGCCACGTACCCCACGTGAACGTTTTCAACCGACGAAAGCAGAACGCTGATGATGGCAACCACGATCCATGTTTTCCCGTGGCGACGTGGGATAACGAAGACGCTGGCCTTCTGCTTAAACGTCTGTAACACGTCGTCCGTGGTTTCAAATAAACCAAAGTGTTGCTTAAACGTGGCAAATAACTGGTGTGTCTTTTCGGGTGCTTTGATAGACGCGATAAAATAAAACGTGTGCATGATTAACTGTTGCTGAAAGGGCTCGAGGCAACAAACCCCTGGCACGTAACTCCCATTTAAAAATGACGACAGGTTGGCTAAAAATTGCCGCAGTTCTGCATAAACAGGACACTCTAGGAAAGCTTCGTGGGTCCGTTGGGCCGATTGGTATTCCATGTGCTGGTCCTTGGCGTCTGCCATTCGGACCCGACAACATGTCTGTCTAAGGTAGTTCGTGAGCTCCTCGGTTAACCGGGGCAACGTAGCGTGACTAGAAATTCGGGGCTTCCCCAACGTAGGGGGTGGCATGGGTTCTTGAAGTCTGCGGTAGGTTTGAAGATAATCGTCTAAAACTGAACTATATGCATTAACTGCGTGAATAACTCCCAAACATGGGTGGGCCATTCGTTCGGTTTTGTCGTTGCCCGATATAATAACGGGCGGTTGACGAAACCAGTTTTCGCACCCACCGTCCGTGACCGCGCGCAGGTTATTTTGAAGGCGTTCGCGATAGCTGGTTAACAACATGTTCCCTTCGAGTTTTTTGAATAACGAAAACCCCGAAACGGGACGTCGCTTTGTCAAAGGCGTTCAGTTAGCTTTAGACCTGTGCGACAACACTCCCGGACAGTTTAAACTAGTTGAAACACCTCTTAATAGTTTTCTGCTGGTATCCAACGTTCTGCCGGAATCGCGCCCGGTTAGAGACTGTCCGCAGGCGGAAGGGTTTGACTTTGAACACATTCACCTCCCGAAACTGACACGCATGCAGCGTGTCCTGGGGAGATACTGCGACCATGTTAACAACGACGACGATATGTGCGTTAACGTAAAGGCCAGGTCCTCGAATGCACAGGGTGCCTTGTTTTATTTGCCGTATGGACAGGACGAGTGGAATTGGGCGCTCACGTTAAGGAAAGACAAGTTGGTGAAAATGGCTGTAGAGGGCTTGTCAGACCCCACGACCTGGAAAGGTTTGGAGCCCGTGGACCCTTTACCGCTCATATGGCTTCTGTTTTACGGTCCCCGGTCGTTCTGTCGGGAACCAGAATGCCTATATGAACGTAATTTTGGTATGAAGGGACCCATACTCTTACCGCCACATATGTATGCCCCCCGAAAGGACGTAATGACTTTTGTCCATCACGTAATTAAGTACGTTAAATTCTTATACGTGAACGCCGGCGGGGGTCTCGAAACTGAACTGTCCCCGCCGTTTGAGGCCTCGCGGTTGCGCTCCGCCATTGCTCGTCTCGGGGACGTGGAAGCGGATGACGCATACCTGTCCGCAAAGTGCATGTTGTGCCACCTGTACAAGCAAAACGATACAATTTCGATTCATGAAACACACGTGGGCGGAGTCATCGCCTTAGGCGGAGACGGTGCGAGATATATAACGTCTAGTGTTCGAACTCAACGGTGCACGAGTCGGGGAGATTTCGTTTTAATCCCGTTGTACAACATTGAAGGGCTCGTAAGCATGATAAGGGAACATGGCCTCAGCAACAGCTAAAAAATTGTTAATTAAGTCCGAGCTTGAGTCGGAGATCAACAAAAAACTGTCCATCTCCGTCTTTGACAGGTTTGGGGCCGACAGTGCTGTGTTTAACGCGCAGTATAAGGGAACCAGGGAATCGCTGCGGTCGTACGACAGCCTGAAAAAGAAGGACAATCTGGCGACCGTTGTCGGAACGCTAGAAACGTCGCTGCGCGAAAAACAAAGCGAATTGGGATTACTAAAGGGGTTTAACAGAAAAAAAATTGAAGAGTTTGACGCTGTGACGGACGCGGTTCGCGACCTCAAGGACGAGCTGTACGGAGAACTGGAGATTCTAGGTACGCTCAACGATGAATCTGTTCCCGTGGAAGAAGAGTCCCCAAAGGACCACATTATTAGATGGAAATTGGAGCGTCTGCCAAGAGTGTGCCCCAAAAGCCCTTGATCCCATTCCCAAGGTTCAGACTGACCTTGACAGAACCGCACTGTCCCATATAACCGTCATTCGAACCCGCAAGACGCTCGCCCAACTTAAGATACCTAACACCTGGAGCCAATGTAGTCACCAGGCGACGGACTGGACCGCCGTGCTCGGACGCGGCTCGTATGGTGTGGTGAGGTCCATGTCTCTAGGCCGCTGCGTTAAGCATTTTGGCAGCCGGCGTGAGTTTTTTTACGAGTGCATTTTTAACGATATCGTACGCGCCCGCCGGGAGAAACATCCCCTGAACCGCGGGGGTGACCGTATACTGTGTTTCCTGGAGCCGTGCGTACCATGTCGCGCCCTGATATTCCCGCAGTTAACCGGGAATCTGCTAAACGCGGATTTTAAACACGTGAACCCTGAACGGCTGGCCGTTGAATTCTCTGAGCTGAGGGAAGGCGTTAGCTTTCTAAACAATATATGTGGTATTGTTCACTGTGACATCAGTCCAGAAAATATACTTATAAAAGGGGAACTGACAACTGCGTACTGGAGACTTATGATCGGAGATCTAGGGTCCGCCTCTTTACACACGGGAACCCCTTGGACCGGAGTGATGGTGACCTCCAAACTCGGGTTCGTGCAGCACACGTATCATTTTAAGGCACCGGCCAGATTTATCTGTAAGCACATGTACCGGCCGTCGTGTCTCCTCTACCGGTGTTTGCTGTCGTGCGCCGGGGGCCCGCAGGCGCGTATGCTAGATCAGCCGTTCCAGATCACTCCACAACTCGGCCTCACGATTGACATGTCGTCCCTGGGTTATAGTTTGCTAGCATGCCTAGAGAAATATCTTCAGCCAGCTGACCCATTTCCCCAGCAGGGAGCGTTGGCGGACGCTTCCTCCGAATCCGCCCACCCATTGTTCTATTTGCGTTGCATGGTGCCAAGAGTAGTCATCGCCGAAATTTTTTCTGTGGCCTGGGACGTTCCACTCGATTTAGGTATTGACTCATCTGGCCACGCGCCAGCTATTCCCTTGAGAGAAGCGTACAGGCGGTTTTTTGCCAACCAGTGTAGTTTATATAGGGCACAATACAAAGAGGATGCGTTAGAAAACGCATCCTCGCGGCTGTGCAACTCAAAACTTAAACTAGTTCTCCAAAAGCTGTTGGTCAGGGACTACTTTAGTCACTGCGGAAACTGCGGAGATCATGGATTTTTTCTCAGATGAGCCTATGGTACAGGAGATGGCGCTGCTTGACATTGATGAACAGCAGCGCCATCTTTCGAAAATGAGCCTGGCCAACTTTTTAAAACATGAGCGCGTTAGGGCGTTTTTTAACGATAACAAAAAGAAAATAAGCATGCCGGCCATACGGTTCGTGTATAATTTTTATCTGTTCGCCAAGGTGGGAGATTTTATCGGCAACACCGAAGTGTACGATTTCTACGTTAGCTGCGTGTTTAGGGGGAGGCGGCTAACGCTCCTGTCGGACGTGTACGATGCGTGCCTAAACATGCACCCGCACGACCGACACCACGTGTGTGCATTGATAGAACAGGTAACGCGCGGCCAAAACATCAATCCTCTATGGGACGCTTTGAGGGACGGCATAATTTCGTCTTCAAAATTTCACTGGGCCATAAAACAACAGAATTCGTCAAAAAAAATTTTTAACCCGTGGCCTATAGTCAACAATCACTTTATCGCGGGCCCGCTCGCGTTTGGACTGCGTTGCGAGGATGTGGTTAAAAAGATACTGGCGACGTTGCTGCATCCCGGCGAGGCGCACTGTGAAAACTACGGATTTATGCAGAGTCCCCATAACGGCGTGTTTGGGGTCTCCTTGGATTTTGGAATTAACGTCAAGTCTAATCCAAAAGACGGCTTGGAGTTTCACCCAGACTGCAAGATTTATGAAATAAAATGCCGGTTCAAGTACACCTTTTCCAAGATGGAGTGTGACCCAATTTACGCAGCGTATGCCAAACTTTATCAAAAGCCCAGCATGCAGACGCTTAAGGGGTTTTTGTACTCAATATCTAAACCGGCGATTGAGTTTGTCGGAGAGGACAAGCTCCCCAGCGAAGCGGACTATCTGGTGGCATATGACAAAGAATGGGAGGTGTGTCCGCGGAAAAAGAGGCGCTTAACTGCAGTACACCATCTAGTTAAAAAGTGCATGATTCACAACTCTACGGCGCCTTCTGATGTGTATATATTGTCAGATCCGCAGGAAACCGGAGGCCAAATTAATATTAAAGCTCATTTAAGCGCCAACCTATTTATAAACGTCAGGCATCCGTATTATTATCAAGTGTTGCTGCAATCCCTTGTTGTGCAGGAGTACATCAGTCTCTCCAAGGGAACTAAAAATTTGGGAACCCAGAAAAACTTTATAGCGACTGGATTTTTTAGAAAAAGGCAGTTTCAAGACCCGAGCAACTGCACGATCGGCGAATTTGCCCCGTTGGATCCACACGTAGAGATACCGACCCTGTTAATCGTAACACCGGTGTATTTTCCCAGCGTGGCCAAACACCAACTGGTAAAGCAGGCCACCGAATTCTGGGCGGCTAGTGCTAGTGAGGCCTTTCCCGAGCTACCATGGGATTTATCCTCTCTGTGTGCCAACGCCCCACCAACGCCGTAGATGTAAAGGGGGAACCTATAGATGTCTCCAAAGAATTCGATCCTATCATTGGAGACGAAAGCATTGTCTTGTTAACGGCAGATGGAACTGCCCCCGCGGCGCTGTACAAACCCAAAACCAAGCCGTCCAAACATAAAAAAAATAAATTATCAGATTTTGTTTAATTATGCGTATCTTTATTTGAATAGGGTGGATGGGAGGGAATAGAGGGAATGGAATTAAGGGAAGGATGGGATGCTAAAATCATATGTATTTCGGATATGCATCCTCGTCATCGCTCACATCTTCTTCTGTTTCATATAACGCGTTCAGTTCCGGGGAGTACTTAACTTTTGTCGTTTTCTCTTTAGAGCCTTGAGGAAGGGGTGCGTATTCGGGCGCCTTTGCGCACCATTTCCAATCGTTTCTGATAATTCTCAAGATAATGGCTAGGATGCACGTGATTGGAATCATAGAGATGTTAACGGCTATGACTTTGTGCAGGCTGGCAGATATGAATACCTTGTCGTATCGAACGACTGGGAGAAGCAGAATCAGGTAACTGACAAAAACGCCAACGTAGAATCCAATCTGGTGCTTTAGGTACTTTACTAGAAATAGTTCTGTGTTGATATACCAAGCTACTGTAAGGACAAAAAACAAGTTTATTGAACCAAAAACAATATCGGAAACGAGCATATAGAAACTGTTTCCGATGGCCATCATCGTTCCGAGGGAGAATACTAACATCTCCATGGCTATTAAGGACAGATAAAGATTGGCGCCAATCGGTTTTCCGTAACGCAGCAGGGTGTCTAGCAAGCTATTCTCGGGAATCTGCTGCTCTAAAACGCGTAGAGACCAGGTGGCCGAATTGCACGATATCATAGCCTGGACGTGCGTAAACGATAGGCAAAAATGTATACAGTATACAAACGAGGCCAAAAGTATATGTTTGTACGACAACACGTGAATAAACAACTGAATGGTCCACAGCCGCAAAATAGACATAAAAACTACGCTGTGAGAACCTATGAGCACGATCCAGGTCTGGAGGCTGGTCATTGTCGTCGCGTGCACGCGCTTGGCCTTGAATATGGCCAGGATGGCCCACGCGTAGTAACACAGCAAATATCCGTCCACCAAAAACGCCCACGAGATGTAAACAAACATTTCTGGTGCTTCCAAAAACAGCGTAGGCGTCAGGTGTTTAGCAGAACTTCTGACCGTTAGGTTTAGTGCGCTGTAGTTAACCAGTGTGTTAAAGTAGCACGGAAATCCAAGTCCCGGGAATGTGGCGGTCAGTGGCACTACCGCTGACATTATAAACATAAGTCCAAGAATAACCAGTAGTTTTACCCATGACGATAAGATAAACGAGTCGCTCCGTGAAATTTTCATAGTTCAGAGAATCCGCTCGCTGGCGCGTTCGGCAAACTAGCAGTAAAATCAGCAAGTGGCTTACATGTTACGGATTTAAATAGGCTCCGCTTTTAAATATCACATTCTGTGCAAAGGAGTCGAGCCACGGCACCATGAACGCCCGGGAGGTGGCACTCACGGGACATGTTTTGCACATATCGCTGCATAGCACGCACGAGCGCGAGAAATTAATAATCTGGCAGGTTCATTTACTTGTATGTCAACAATGCGGAATTCAAGGAGATGCCGCATATCTATTTGTCACCGAAACATTAAGCAATACTGACTGGGGAAATATACCGGCGATAAACCGTCACGCACCGTCTATGAACGAGCATGGCCGTAATTATATGCAGTGGGAACTCCGTACTCGTTTACGGAATCCCATCATTCAATCGTTAAGCCGCCAGCCCGGTGCGGTTAACGTAAGGGTCAGCGAGCCAAACATGGTGATAGTGAGCTGCGAACGAGCGTTGCATCACTCGTGTTCGGTGCGCGTGACTGGCGCCTATCTTCATTGCAATACCACTATGGACTTTAGGTTGGATTCTAACGTGTCCCCAACCCGGGAATTTTGGTTCTCGGAGATGTTTTCTAAATGTTTAGTTTCCAACATCGAGGTCTACCTTAAAACAACGGGCGGGTTATACTATAGGGCATCGAGTGCCACGCAATGCCGGAAAAGGGCGAAAGATGGCGCATTGGGTATTCTCGATATCTTTAATTGCGAATCTCGTGAAATACAAGTTGCCGGGCAGAAGTACAACTTGAGTATCGCCACCGCAACCTTTCACGTTCTTTGGGTGGACGAGGCGTGTATGTGGAACGGGGCCCTGGCCGAATTTTTCAGGGCGCTGCACAATAAGTTGTTTGGCGACCGGGAAGGCGTAGCGCCAACGTTAACGTACGTGTGTCCGGGGGCCACTCCGGAGGGAACCCCCTTCCCCCCCTACTTTTCCGCGTTTCCACACCTCCTGCTTGTGTTTGGAAGACCGCGCCGGCTCGACGTAACCGCGGTCCAAGAACTCCCAAAAGCACAAATCGCGGTACACTGGCCCCCGTTTAAAAATTCAATCTTAGGGGATCAGCTTCTCATACCTGGCATTTCACCTAAAAAGCCAGGTACCGTACCCGTTCGTTGGCCGCTCTGGGTGCAGGATGTTAACTTGAGTCTCTGTGAGACGACCGAAAGCGTCGCCCGCATAGTTGACCCACATTCTATAGTAATCATAAAAATTTCAACACTGTTGTGCCAGCACCTAAAATGCCACCGTGCGTTTGTCAAAAACGAGTTAGAATACATAGCGACCATCTGTTCCAGCGACCTTCGCCTTTTCATCCAAGAGGAATACAACCGGTTACTTGCCACAATTTTTACGTGGGCCGCGGCGAGTGGGTATACCTGGGCGGCCATTGATAAAACAACAGTATTCATCAAAGCTCCTCAGCTCAGCGCAGCTGTAAGTGGTTCCTGCCCATCACTAAATAGTTGCCGTAGGAAACAATATTACAAAGGTTTAAAAATAACAGTTCATTTCCTTTCACAGGAACAGCAAAAGGTCGTGACCCGTCTTGAGGCGCAGTTGGGACTTCCCGTACAGGAAACTTCCCGCCCACCTGACTGGCTCAAGTATGAGGTTTGCTCCGCGTCCGTGTTTTTAAAAATACCAGCCGGGGTTTTATATGCCGGACTTGCAAAAGACCCCGTTAGTGAAGCAAAACGGGACTCGTGGCTGGACTGTCTGGTAGAAGGCGCGACGTTATCGCTTAACAACTCAGTGCCACCAATTGGGGCGCTGGCGGGTATCTTACCCACCCTTTTTGCCAAAAGGCGGTGTGTTAATTTTTGGCTCCTGCCACGCGAGTGGGTAAAATCGGCGCCTATATGCCCTCCCCTACCGATTGACTGTGTTACGCCTCAACAGTTTGTCGTAACCAAGCGTGGACCGATTTGCTGGTATAAAGAATGGCCGTTACCAGTGGACGTTGATTTTATGTACTACCTACAGGAGGCACTATGTGTTTTTAGTGTTGTGTCCAACGGGGAGGGTACGGAGAGTCACGCGGACGATATACGACAATTAGAGAAGTTTGAAAAGGTACTATGTTTATTTTAAAACAAAGTCTGTCTGGGGAGGCTGTGTAGGCTGGTTATTTGAAAATATTTTAATACCGATGCGTTGTGAAGGTGTCTGGTAAAGATCGTGCCGCAATAAAATATATTAAAAGTCTCCCCGTGGCTATCTTCTTCTACGTTTTCTGTGAGACGAAAGGATTCCAAATAAATGGGTTTTAGTAAGCCTTTCATGTCGTCTGCGTTTTCGTCCAACAGCTTATGGAGTTTAAACCGCACTAGGGGCGGAACGCGCAAAACTCCTTGGGGTGGGTTTAACTCATGGTATGCCGCCAAGGTCGACGCTATCACTTCGATCCCATACAATATAAACGCGGAATCATTACACGTATACCTCTCGTGTAGGTACCTGGCCCGGTCAAGCGCGGACAGGATAAATGATAGGGGCGGCTTATCGTAGTTTTCCAGCATAGACAGAATGCAGCAGAGTTCTGTTACGCTCGCGCTTGCCGGCTTAAACAGCTGCACGCGGTCAGAAAAAACGTGCGGATATATGTCCAGTGTGTTGACCATGTCCTCGTGCTCGACCACACACGCAAACACAAACCCGGTAAACGTTGCCGACTGAAGCCTGGTGCGGACGTGCACGCCTAAATCGGGAACGTTCAGTCGTCCTCGAACACACAGCTTAGGCGTATTGGAAGCCATGCAAATGCTGTTTTTTTTGTGTACTTCCAGCATCAGGCGCGGAAGAACTGGATAATTATAGGGCCCTCTTGATGCGCATTCTGTTTCAGGCATTATTGCCTCCGATCGGTGCTGCTCCCCCATTAAACGCTTCAGTATTTGGTCCATCCGTTCCAGGCTGGATAATTTGTTCGCAATATTTGTGGCCTATGTCATTTATATATACAAACAGCCTGCTGTCCACATACAGCTGGTCTGCGATATCGTGTAAACTTAAGGAAATGAGCGAGTGATTTATTAGGTCCATGTGAGTCAATTTGGCGATTATGTACGTAAACGGGCCTAAGAGAATGGAAACAGTGTCTTGCGAGTAGGCGATGCTCGTTCGCTGCCCCTGATTGTCGACCACGGGTGTGAGGTTGTACGTTTGAAACATTTCCCCCTCCCACAGGCTAGTTAGCTCTCTGAGCATCTCCATAAACGGAGGAACGTATTGTGAAAAAAAGCTGTTTACCACGGAGCTGCCTTTAGGGATGTGACATTCGGATAGGTTAATGGTTGGGTCGCGCAAACCGGATAGAGCCTGCAACGTATTCTGAGTGAGTATATTAATATCGTGTCTGGGCCTGCCTCCCTCTGGCAAACTCTGAAGCAACTGCGTTTCGATGCATTGAATCTTCTTTACGTAGTCGTCTCGTTCTTTCTCAAGGTTAGAAATTGTATCGAACTGTTCGTTAATCTGGTTCGTCAGGCACTTGAACACGGTATTTGAAACCTGTTTCCGGAGACCCTGGGTCGTACTTTCCGTACCGGTCCCAAAGAGCTTGTTTTTATCCACGATGTTCTGAGAGACGTCTGTGACGAAATCCTCAACGACGTCTGTTATGCCGCTCACTGTTTTGTTCTCCGCAAGCTTTATCAGCAAGTTTAAGAGCTCCCTCTTGGGGTCGGTTTTTTGAGACGATTGCTCTAAGCGAGCCAGTATGTCTTTATACATGTCGTTGCACGTGCTGCCGACCAGCGCTTTTAGAGGCGCGGTATTTAGTAACTGACATAACTTTGCGTGTTCCGCGGTCCTGTGACATGTCATAATCGCGGTAAATAACCGGTACAGGGGGCTATCAAAGGAGACGCGTCCATTGTAAATTATAGGCCGTGAAACAACCTCAACTGTTATGTCTTTTTGTCTGTAGGTGCCGAGATAAGCGGCCTTATCTCCGTTAAATTCCACAGACACCTCAGCGTAGTCTGGAATATAAATAGACGTCACATCGGTCATTATCGCGGTAATCTCCTGTGCCAGTTTGTCTACGATTCGCGATATCGTCACGTCTCCGGAAGCGTGCGTTTTCCTCATCTGTTGACAGTGTGCTTGTATCCTGGCGATCGTTTCACCGTCGGGGGCGCGCCTGACGATTGGCACCAACCCCAGGGCGACCACCCAGTCGACGTATCGTTCGTACGATAAAACAGTCCTGGTGTGTAGTACCTGATTAATAGTGTTCAGTAACAGTTGATCGACTGTCAGACGAACGGTACGGGCCCACGATTCAAACGTGGACCGTTTAAATTCCGGCGTCAGATGCTCCACGCCGCGCCAACGAGTCTTCAGGGTGGTCTCGAAGTTGGTCCAGTCCTTTAAGACGTTGTCGTATGTGCAGCTCCCCAATGCCGTCTTGTACAGGTGTATAAACAGCTGTCTTCCAAAAATCCCTGGATTTCGAAGACTGGAGTGTAGCGTTTGACCGCGAACGTACGCGTACTTGCCCTGTAGGATCTCGAAAAGCGAGATGGAGAGTTCCGTCGGATGGACCAAACACGTCGAACCCAGTCCGGGGTTCATCTTGAACATGACGTCCGATGCCAAAGTCAGGGGTGTCGTGGATCACGTCAGTCGCCTCTCAAATATAACTACCAGCCCACCGGAAATGGGTTGGTACGACCTGGCCTTTGATCCGGCTGAAGACTCCGGGCCGTTCTTGCCGTTTACCGTTTATCTAATTACGGGAACGGCTGGCGCTGGGAAAAGTACCAGCATATCGGCCCTGTACCAAAATTTGAACTGCCTTATCACGGGTGCGACCACCATAGCCGCACAGAACCTATCGCGTCGCCTAAAAACGTTCTGTCCCACAATCTTTAGCGCTTTTGGCTTTAAGAGCCGACACATCAATATCGCCGTCAGAAAAGCGCATCAGACCGGAGCGGTATCCATTGAGCAAGTTCAGCAACAGGAGCTATCGAAGTATTGGCCGGTTATAGTGGACATCATGAAAGAGGTTATGGCGAAAAAACCCAACGGCATGTACGGGACTATATCCAACGCGGATTTTGAAACCCTCTCGAGAATGACAGGACCGTGTTTATGGACTTCCAATATTATTGTGATTGACGAGGCCGGAACCCTGTCCTCTTACATACTTACCACCGTCGTGTTCTTTTACTGGTTCCTGAACAGTTGGCTAAATACCCCTCTTTACCGCCAGGGGGCGGTTCCGTGTATAGTATGTGTCGGTTCGCCAACGCAAACCAACGCGTTCCAGTCAACTTACAACCACGGGACGCAAAAGACGGAGATATCGTCGTGCGAGAACATCCTAACATTCATGATAGGGAAAAAAGTCGTATCTGAGTACGTGAACCTGGAGAGAAACTGGGCGCTGTTTATAAATAACAAGCGCTGCACCGATCTGCAGTTTGGACACCTTTTAAAAATTCTAGAGTACAATCTTCCCATTCCTGACGAAGTCATGAGTTACGTAGACAGGTTTGTCGTTCCTAAAAGTAAGATTATGGATCCTTTAGAATACATAGGCTGGACCCGACTTTTTTTGTCACATAGCGAGGTAAAGGCGTATTTGACAAATCTACACACATGTCTAACGCTAGGGGGCGATACCAGGGACACGAAGCTCTTTACCTGTCCCGTGGTGTGCGAGGTGTTCGTGAAGCCGTTTGAGGAATACAAGCGGGCCGTCAACCTCACCCACCTCACCGTAACCGAGTGGGTGACAAAAAACCTCTTTAAATTAAGCAATTATTCGCAGTTTGTGGACCAGGACATGTCCATAGTCGCCACGGAATCCACTGAACGTTCGACCCAAGTTACCTTTATCACTAAGTTTGTTAAAAACAGCCACGTGTCTTTAAATGGAAAAACAAAAAAATGCATATGTGGGTTTCAGGGTACGTACTTTGAGTTCAAGAGAATCCTAGACAGCGAACTTTTTGTGGAGACACATTCGCAAGACCGTCCGGAATACGTATACGGCTTCTTAAACACGCTACTGTACAACGCCATGTACTCGTTTCACGCGTACGGCGTGACTAGGGCACACGAGAAATATCTGGAAGATCTGAAATTTGCACCACTCCCCACCGCTCTGGCGACCGGGCGTGTAGACTTTCAAACGGTCCGTGAAGAGTTAAACCTGGAAGACGACATCTTCTACCACGTGTGCAGTCCCCCACCACCCGCGGGTATCACCTCTCTCCAGGTCTTGGTCGACACGTACTGCGCCCTGAAGGACGTGTTCGCCTCCAGGATAAAGGTGGCGTGTCGCTGGTTTGGCGGGGAGTTTGAGAAAGAAACGTTTTCCGCGTTTACGGTTAACATGGTCGTAAGGGACGGGGTTGACTTTGTCTCCCCTTCAGAACGTCTAAACGGGTTGTTGGCGTTTGCATCGACCGTTGAATCGTATAAAATTAAGGGGTACACGTTTTTACCGATAGCGTTCGGTCGCTGCCAGGGATTGCCACTCAGTGATGACCTCAGGAAGAAGATGCCATCTCTGGTCGTGCAGGACTCTAGCGGTTTTATCGCGTGCCTAGAGAATAACATATCCAAACTGACCGAAACCATGGATGATGGGAGCGTTTTTCAAGTGTGTTGTGCGGGGGACTATGGGGTTAGCTCAAATTTAGCCATGACCATCGTAAAGGCCCAGGGGATGTCGTTGGAGCGAGTAGCCGTAGTATTCGGGGCCCACAAAAACGTCCAAACAAGCCACGTGTATGTAGCAATATCAAGGGCTGTCAACTCAAATTATCTGGTGATGGACAGCAACCCCCTTAAAACCCTCCTCAGAGAACCAGTCGATAACACCTCCGCCAAGCATATAGTCCGCGCCCTCCACAACCCAAACACAACCCTAATCTACTAAATAAACAAAAACAAGCAAATGGAAAACACTGTGTCTTTATTCAGTCCAGCCACGGCCACGGATAGTTGTCATTTCCACACACCGGGGGGGTGGCCGCCATAGTTTGACGACCAGAAACGCCCGGACCCTCTGGGTTAGAAGTAGCCCCGCCCCCCGTGGTCGAGGTCATACGTCTCTTAGGGGCCCGGGTTGTACCCAAATAAATCACATCGTCGTCACCGTTGCAGTCCCTGCGCGATGCGTGCCTCTTACAGGCGGCACGGACACCGCCGCTTGTAACGTGATCTGCATCGTCGTCGCTGTCTGAAGACGAACACAGGTCAATCACATCCGTGGCGCCCGTGCCCTCATCGGCGTCTGATTCGTCCCATGTCTCAACAGAGCCACGGTCGTCCGTATCATCGTCATCTGATATAATAATGGTCTCCTGTTCTACAGCTGATCCAGTAACGGCAGGTTCTTCTTCTTCATTGGACGACCATCCGCCCCCTGCCGGTGATCTAGATGTATCACCTGACCAGGCAGGCGAAGCCCGTGGCGAAAAGCCATCAGCATCTTCGCCACTCTCATCAGTGTCCTCATAGTCATCTATAAAAAAATCGTCTCCGCTGTCTGATGTAGATGACGGGGGTGCGCGGTGTTGGCCAGTAACCACCGCGACGGGCCGTTGACCACCAAAAGCGGTCAGTGGCGCAGGCGCGCTTGGTTGTGCGGCGGGACCTGCCGCCGTAATGACGGTAGGTCGCCAGTCGCTCTGGTTAAAGGACTCACCGTCCCGTGCGTGCGGATCTATCCTAGGTGGGGAGGAGACCGGTTGTTCGTCTTCTTCATCCATGTCACTGTAGTTGCTGTTCTCCGAATGAGAGTCGGTTTCGTCTGGCGTTTTTGGAGTGGTGGGAGGAGAATCTGCATCAAAAACATCGTTAGGTGCAGTCATGTCAATCACAGGGGGGCCTCCGTAACCGGGCGGTACCGGCAACCCCGTACGGGACCCGGCGAACAGAAACCGTCTTGTTCTCTTTTTCCTAGGTGCACCGGGAATCGGCAACATCCTGGGAGTGGCCGGCGGGGTCCTTGGAGGGTCCGACAAGAACATAGCCATGACCAAAACGTTCACCTGTAAAACGCGCCGCCTATCCCCGATCAGTTAATATTCCAATCAACGGCGCCCCTCTGATTTTGAACTAGATAGTCATTCGCAAGTTTAAAATGGTTGCAGCCTAGAAACTGCGGCCAGGGAGAACCGGTGGCCGCGTGAGCGGCAGCTAGGGGAGACGGATGGCGTGCCTTGAGGACGAGATGTCTCTGGCCGTTTATCAACACCGCCTTGTCTATGGCTTTTCTTCCCCACAGCATAAAAACGCACCGCTGAAGCTTGGCAGAAAGGCAGCTTATTATGTAGCTGGTGAACCAATCCCAGCCAAGGTTGGAGTGTGACCCCGCCTTCCCTCTCTCCACCGTCAGGATGGTGTTTAAAAGCAGAACTCCCCGTTTCGCCCAACAGTCTAAGCACCCGTGAGAAGGAGCGGTGAACCCAGGTACAGTGTTGGCTATTTCTTTAAAAATATTTTTGAGGCTTGGAGGTATACTGTAGTCCGGAGCAACGCTAAAGGCGAGTCCGGTGGCTTGACCGCGATGGTAAGGATCCTGGCCAAGAATCACGACTTTAATATCCTCCGGTTCGCAACAATACGACCACCACATAATTCTGTCTATAGGTGGATAAATCACGGTTGCTTTGCTCATATCCATAACGCGCCTCAACAGAGCCGCAAGCTTCTTTTTTAAAAATGGAGAAAGATTTAAAAATTTAAGCCATGAGTCACTAATAAGTAACATTTGCGTGGGTGTTTCATTTGGTCCTGTCATGGACATTTTGTGCCAAACTACTGTCTCGAGCCAAGTATCCATAGGTCCCCACGCCTGGCACCTACTTTACGTGTGCGAAAAGCTGCACTACCTTTTTTCGTTAAGTCCGGCACCGCTGGTAAATTAGTTACACTTTCGCTATTATCATGCGTGTCCTTAAAGGCAGACAAAAAATCTTCCAAACTAATGCGAACGTAATTCAGCAAGTCAAGTTCCTCTCGATGAACGCTAAAATCAAGCCCACTTAAAATTCTTATAAAAAATGCCCTAAGGTGAAAACCATTCACACATAACTCTGTAGTAATTGTTCCAACTTTATATCGCAAGGTTGCAACGCACCGTCCTTGGCACCATGCCAAATCTGTAAAGTGGAAAGAAACAATTTCAAATGGTGCAGGAATATTAACTCCAGTTAGCGGCACAATGTCACAACATGGATTTGGAATTAAACCACTAGAGTAGCCAATATATAGTATGAAATAAGTTGTAAAAAAACTTAATGTATACATATTTCTTGTATTTCTTACTTAATGTAAATGTGAACTTCGTACTTATATATACATTGTAAACTGCATGTATATTGTATAGGTTAATAGATTTAAAAAGAAAGTACCTAAAAATACGTACTTTCGGATATCCGCCCAGCTGTTAACCCGAAAATACAGAAATGACTACACAAACACACATGAAACCAATTTTATTCTTAACACATGCAACAATATTTCAATGTAACACCATGTTAATAAAAATACGCAGCATGCACATTTTTAGCTAAGCTCCTCAAATACAATTTCCTCTTCAATTGTTGACTCATCAACCTCGGTTTCCGTGTCAATGTCGGAAATATGTGAGTCCAGGATACCCTCATCATCGTCACAAATTAATTCCAGGGCTTGTAAAATATCATCCAGTGAATCAGCTGCTAGTGTCAAGGATGTTGTTTCTAATTTTAGCCCATCAAAACGGTGAGTGGGTGACATTTTGGGACAAGACCCCGTGAAATTGGCACGCTCAACACAAACGGAAGGATACATTTGATTATTCACGAGGGGCAGCATATTTATTTTTATAACATCAGGAACCGGACCCGCCAATGACGCACATATGTCCATTAAAATCGGAGTCGTGACACGGGTTGAATTGACGGTGAAAAAAAATGTATTAGCTGCACATGCGCAACTATTTTTTAACCACACGAGGGCGGAATAAAACGGGTCCCGGGTGCTAAGGCCGCGGATTCGGCAGGCACGGCTCATTGCCATCTCTAGATTTGTTAAATCTGTTCGAATATACGAGTCTAAAATTAAGTATAACCACGACAAGTTCATGCAGGAGGCAACGCGGCTGGTTTCCACCCGGACATCCCCGCTCACAAACCCGAACTCTCTAGGAACGCACATCAAAGCGTTCAGGCAAAATTCCGAAACCGAAACCCTAGTTCTGAGCACCATCTGGTTATAAACTGCGGTTAAGAGGCGAGCGGCCCCACACTGCTGCTTGTGAGGATTCAACTTAGGTGGCCTGCAGGCTTGCTGACAGTCCCGTAGCTGCCTGGCGGCGCTCGTGCAGCTCTGACAGCCGCACGCCAGTTCCAAAGCGAGGCAGAAGCGCTCTTTGCAGTCGCGCCATATCTCGGTCACAGGAGATTCGCTCGCATGATCTTTTAAGTGCATATATATCTGTTGGGTAACAAACCTCACTCCCTGTAAAAGGGGAATAATGTCCGTTCTTTCTATCGTCTTCTCTGAGTCTATAGCTACATCTTTAAGTATAACCAAAGACGCTAAAAACCCAGGATGGTCGACCCCTTTAAAAAATCGCAAAAGCGACCGGATGGCTCTATCCGCGTTTCCATGTTGTTCAAAGGTAGTCACGATGGATCTCCAGTTAGACTCGGTCTCCCTGTCAACACCCTGAACTGGAATGGAAACAGCCATGACACCGTGAACTTCCTGATGTCTCCTAAAACTAACCCCGAAACAGAGCTAAATACCAATGACTGTCACCCCTACCCCAAGCCACGCCCCCGTACTATTAGACCAGGGTGAGTAACCACGCTATCCTTTAAAAACCCATACGTGGAGTTTGTAAGGTAAACAGCTCGTGTATATTTCAGACGCCTGTCATAAAATGGATACCGACGACAATCAGGTAATTAAACTTTTTTTTATTCAAGATTCAGGAGGGCGTGTTTACAGTGGTGTAGGTGGGAGCATATCTCGCCGATGGGAATGGCTGATGAATCCACACTTAGTGCTCGGATCAGGTGCTCTGTGTATTTTACTAGTGCAGCTGAACCTAAATTTGGCGTGTTTAGGTCGTACCAACCAAAAAACTGCCTGGCCTCGCCTTTTAGGAGCTCTATGCAAGCTTTAATGGTGTCCAATAGCTTGTCTTTAAAAATGCAACTCTGGTACATCTTTATGACAGTGGTCCAAAAAAAACAAAGATTTAAAAACACGTTAAACTGCGTGTCCTGGTAGTCCTCGTATATCACCTCCTCAACAAGAAAAAATTTTTTAACCAAACTCGCCAGGTACTGAAACGATGGTACGGACAGGTCGTGGAAAGTGTCTATCATTTCCTTCACCTCCCCTTTAAAGGTTTTGGTTACACCGACCATGTGAGATAGGCACCAGCTCAGGGGCGAGGTCGGATCGTGAGGGGGCAACAATTCGTGGACGTGGGGGTACTCCAGTTTTAGGATCTCCGGCAGGATGCGTACGAGTTCTTCGTCAAATCCTACGCAGCCCGCATCCACCAGGGGCAGTACTGAGTTGATAAGTCCCCGAATTCTATCGTTCGTAATTTTGTGGAGCTCCTTTAGACAGTAAACCATGTTGCTCCGGCACTGCGGCACAATGAACCGCTCTCCTTGTCTGTGCTGCATAAGCACCTGGAGTATCTTAGACAGGTATAGCGCCCGTTCCACTCTCAGGGTTGCCGCTTGGTAGAGCGGATTGCGGGCATTGACGGTCAGTGTGTTCATCTCACCGACTATCATGCCAAGCGGCGGATAGTGGAACTTATACATATGATTTAAAAGATGGTCTTTCCCGTAATGGCGACTCATGGCCGTGTTTTAACGTTCACAGGGTGTTAAAAAACTCAGAAGGTCCTGCGTGGACAACTTTTGCGGACTCTCCGAACCGCTCAGGGATAAGCTGTACCACGCGGTGCTTCTTATAAACGAAGCATACGTCAAGAAACATGACCCACGTGACCTAAATAAGCTCACAGAAGAAGTCTGTCGATGTATTGTAATGGAATGTGCCTCCCTGGGTCCCATCTCCGGGCTCATTGCGGATTTGAATCTCTTTAACCTGTTCTGCCTTTACCGGGGTTCCCGGGTTAAAACCCGCGGAGCCGCCACGTGTAACGTCCCGTGCGCAGAATGCGCACAGGGCGTCGTGAGAATCCTGACCGAGAGGGCTCTCTGTTGTACCGAAAAGATGTTCATAGCGTCTGCCTGTAGCGGGGTTGTTTTACCGCCCCAGCTGGCCAAAGTTTTCCACGACGTCTACGCGGAGATGAAGGCCAAGTGTTTAGGGGCGTGGCGTCGTCTCATATGTTGCAGGAGACCTATCATGGCTATTGCCGACTCGGTTCTCGTCACTTATAATACCCTGGATGCCGAGGGAAAACTGGACCTTAAACTCAAAGCACTGTGCAAACTTGTTTTTCAACCCATCTTTCTTCAAAGAATCTTAGCCCCTATGCAGCTACTGGCCAACGGGAAAATGGTCCCCGACAATTATTTTACCATTACCGGCACGGCCGAGAAGAGGCGCCCTGTCGTGACTGGAAGTACTAGCGGGATGACGTGTCCGGGAAGCAGCCTTGTCCCCGATTCCTTAATCCTGCCAGTATGCGAACCGGGGCTTCTCCCGGCACCCCTGGTTGACCTCAGTAATGTCTTAGAAAATCCAGAAATCATCCTCAGCGCCCCACCCCTGAGTCAATTTGTCATCACCAACACGCACCCCAGTCTGCCTCAGTCAGTCAGCATTATTACGCCAACTCAGGGCGTTGTTCCTGGCCAATGTTTTATGGACACGTGGAAAGCGGTGTCACAGAGCATTCACCATCAGGCACATACGCCTATTTTTGCCGCCACGCTGGCCGGTTCAACATCCGCGGCCCCCGGCCCGCATATCGCATGTTCCCCAGTTGCCGGCACGTCTCGGCAGGTGGAAGCGTCCGCGGGCGTTGACTGCGGGAAACCCGTATGCGCGCCGCAGCCCGATATACCGCCCCATGTCCCCACCAAAAGGATGGAAACGGTAGCACAGTCGGGAAACGCTCCCGTAAAAAACGTCCACATCGGAGGCCGCGTATACGCGCCACTGGTTAATATACCAATAATAGACTTAACGTCCCCGTCCGGCTCCGGACAGAGTCCGGTCAATATCGCCAACACTCCAGAGTCCCGCATGGCGGCCGGCTCTCCGCCCTTTGCCGAAACGGCCGCAACGGTCCCCGCTAAGAGAAAGCAGCCACGCGAGGACGTGGCAGACAAAAGATCGAAGGGCGACGGTCGGGGCGCCGCAACAGTAAACCCCCCATTCCCGGGACCGCCCGCGATGCGCGTTCGCGAGCAGGGCTTATTCGATTTAATCGAAAGCTCCACGGATGTAACCGCGAACGCATCGGGGCCAAAAAATGACGACGACATGTTAGCGGCTATCCTACAGGACCTATATGGCCTACAATCCCCCCCTGCTATTGATTCCCCCTCCAGCAACTCGGATAATGAGGACATATTTCCAGAGGTCAGTCCGCCATCTAGCGGTCACGGATCGCCTTGAAGGATGACCCCAAGACACAAGATCACATTACCGACACCTTCCCACGCAACCCGGCGGATGTCTAGCCGTAAAAAATATCACCGGTTGGAAAGTCCCTGGTGCGACAAACATAAGCTTCAAACTTACCCATTTTCTGTGCTATTTCGGGACACTAAAAAATTGTCGCCACTGGCGACAATTTTTTAGTGTGTCTAAGTGTCACTCATTTTCAAGTTTCTGTCCTAGAATTTTCACATCCAGTTTCATATCATATAAAGACATCTGTTTTGCTTTCGTGAACCTGGCGTGTTTTTATTTTGAAAGGCGCCCTAAAAACATGCCTCGTGTGAAAACACAACCCAAGAGACCCCAAGTGTTTGACTTTATGCCACTAGATCTCCACGGTGAAACACGCGCGGAGATGGATTCTCAAAGCCTGTGTCCTGACGGTCAGGATCTGCTTGGGTCTTATATCTATACGGAGAATAACGGCCCGTTTTCCCAGATGATGCACAATGGACAGAGCAATAACGGGACAGGTGAAAGCTTCGGCAGCTATGCTGCCGGCGACGGTTTTCTGGGCGGTTCTGTGTCAGGGATGCATGGAAACGGCACCGTAGATGGCTTGTGTTCTAAAAAACAATCCGCGTGCCGTAAACGCTCGGCTGCACTAATCCACGCAGCGTCCGAAGCGTCTGTGGCCGAGCAAGGCACCTCACAGGGGACAAATGCCGTATCTGACCGGATAGGCAGAGACGGTGGCATTGGCAATAAACTACTCAAGGTGAGTGCGCGGCTGCCTGATAAAACAAAAACGCTTCCGGATCCATCCTTGCACTGCTATTTTTGATGTTTAACACGTAATGTCTGTTTATGTTAACCCCGCCATAGCCCGAACCCAACATTGTGCCATCCGATTATAAAACGCAACACTCGGACACGGCAGATGGACGCACAAAACGCGCGCGGCAGTGCAAGACGTCAGGAAAAAATAAAGTCCAACAGCTGCAGCAGGTACAATAAGCAAATTTAGTAATCTGTATTTTTTAAGTCTCCGAGGTTTTCCCGCTGGCATGCGGCACCGTGTCCGTGCTTTAGTTGCAATACCTTCTCTTAACAAGCACGTATTCCAACAGGAGCTGGAAAGTAAAACAACTCAACTCACCGTCCTCACCGCTCAACACGAAGCCCTTCAAAAGCACGCATCATTTTTACAGAAGATGATGATATTGATGTGCAAAAACGGGAACAGCAGTAAAAAAAGCACGTCATGATTTAAAGCCACCCCGGGTCATTAGTTTAAAACTGCCTAATTGATTCTATTCACCCTTCAATAAAATAAAATTTTAATACGTTTGTGGTTTGCCCATTTCCTGTCTTAAAAATATTAAACAATTCATTTGGGAATGAGGATTTATGGGATTAAGGGATTAAATTTTTTTGGGATCATGGGATTTTGGAACATACCTCTGGGATGGGGGTTATGCTTCATGGTCTGGGTGGCGTGGATTGCACGGGGACGGTCGGTGTGCCCAACCTGGCACCTGACGGATGGGAAATACGAGGCGGTATACAGGCACTACCTCGAAGAGTGTCGCAAACATGAAGGCTCGGGGAGCCCGGACGGTTCCGGAAAGACCGAGGGGTCTGGAACCAAAGCAACCACCGAAGCGAATATATCGATACGACCTAACGTTGTTACGTCAGGTCAAGATAAAGAGCCGATGAAGACAGCACCGAGGGCCGAATCATCACACGACCTGCCACGCATCGAGCAGGTTAACGCTCTCCACTTATCAACCCCGGAATTGGCGCAACCCCTCCCGGTAGTAGAATCGACTCCACGCGAGTCACAGTCAGGTGGGACACCCTGGGACGCGCGCCCCCACGCGTTCATTATGCACACAAACGACATGCTCAACCCATCTGTGGTCCTGTCTTTCAGAGCCGTCCGTGCGCGCTCCATACGCGATACCGAGCAGTCCATTCGCGATCGGAACACGGTCACGACCAGCTATCGTACCCCTGGCCGCCCTTCCCTCGTTCAAGCCAGACCCTCGTCTTACGGTGCGCGTCTACCCCCTTCGCCCCGAACAATGGCAAGATACGCCGAGACGCGACCAACAGACGACCAAAACTGAACACAAAGAAGACCGCGCTGTCCATTCGACGCAGTGCCCGCACGGGCGCTGCGCGGGACCTCGGGCGTACGTGTCAGACCCGCGCCTCCCTCCGACAACGCAATGGCACCTGGTTAACCCCCTGTGGGCCATGGCCGGAATATTGGGCCTCACGATCGCCTGGTACACAATATATCAAATATATGCACATAGAAACTACACGACGCTTCACTGCGAATAAAGGTTTATTTATTTCACACGCTAATCAGCGTCGTTATTTCTGGTCCTGGACTGGGCGCGCCGCCTCCTGAGCGCCCCGTCCGCACTGGCCGTGATTCCGCCTCTGGTGGTCTCGTCCATCGACACGTCCACGCGGATGTTAATTCCGGCGAGGGCTTCTTCCACCTGCCCGCGCGTCACGGCCTTGGCCGTGACCGCCCTCACCTTAGCTTCAATTTTACGGGTTGCCACGTTACATAAGGCCGAAACGGCGGCCGCGATTTTGGCCTCCTTTTCGCTGTTAGAGATGACGGGGTCGGAGCCGGACCTGGTGGGATCCCCAGAATTAATCAGCTTTTTGAGCTGCTTGTTTTCAACGGACAATTTTTGCACCTGAGCGGCTAACTCCTCCATCGTTAGCTCTTTTTTGGGGGCGCGCGTCTTGGGACGCGTGGAAGACATGGCCGCTACTACGCATTACAGACTACAGCGGTACGTTTAAATACTTTTAGGCGGCCCTGAGGTTACTCGTGCGCCACAGTTTCAACAAATTTAAAGAAGCACATATATGTCAGGTACAGAAATGTTGCAACCGCAACCAGAACAGAGTTGATCACCGCCCATATGCTCGAAAAACTAGACAGCACGGGCTGGTACGTGTCCGCCGAGCAATCATAGTCATAAAAAGAGGGCGTTACGGAGGGAGCCGCGGAGGGGGTTGTAGTCACAGGAGGCGTGCCCGTTCCGGTAGTCGAGGAGGTGGTGACTGTGGCGCACACCGGCAGACACAGATATAAGCACGCCGTCAGGGCTAACGCGAGCACAATTGACCCCGTCATTTTAAAGCCGGCGTTCGGCAGACAACCCTCCACTTTGGCACACGAGCTCTCCTTATATACTATCAGTTAAACATTATGGCAGAAGTAACCGCCCATACGGTCGCATACGCCTTTGACTCCTGTAAGTTTGAAATAATACCAAAAAACAACTCATCTCGTATAGCGTTACGCAACAAATTTCCAGTCGTGGTAAAACCGGGAGAACCGCTGGTCGTGCCCCTGGGGCTAAGAATTATCCGCGCGCCACAGTGCGCATTTTTCCTCAGCGGAGCGCCGACGGATGAGGTGTATTACCACACCGGACTTATAGATCAAGGGTATCGCGGAGAAATAAAACTCATCGTTCTCAATAAGACTAAACAGAGCGTCACACTTTACCGGGGAGAAGTCAACGTCTCACTCATCGCGTTTATGTACGCCTCGCCCGGGCCCCTAAAATGTCCGATACTGAACCTACCACATTACTCTCTGGACGCTGGATTTGATGTCACGTCGCCACATGCCATGACCATCCCCCCGACTGACCGAACCCCGTTTACGTTGAGTTTGTATTATAAGAGTCCGCAGCTCAGCACCCCCCACGTCCCACTAATCGTGGGGCGCTCTGGACTGGCGGCAAAGGGGCTGACCGTCGACGCGACCAAATGGACCCAATCGTTGGTCCATTTGAGGTTCTATAACTTCACCAAAGAGCCAATAGATATACCCGCAAACAGCCGCATATGTCAGGTAGTGTTTATTCACGAAGACCACGTCCCAAGCGGGTGGAACATTCTGAGATCCCGCGTACAACTCGGCAGCACCCTCCAGATATCGTGGGCCAAAATCAGGTTCACCGACGTGGCCACGCTTCCCGCAACCCACCCGCTCAACTCCCGCCCCACTCAAAGCCAGACCGAACCAGAGACCAACCGCGGCGCAAAGGGGTTGGGGTCGTCAGGGTTATAATTTTAAAACATGGTATTATTTTAAAGTTGTTTATTTTTAATAAAACAATCCAAATTAACATTAACCATCAGCCTGGGCATCTTGTATTATTTTGTCTGGCACGATATTATCCGCCACCGCCAACTGGGGCGTCGGTTGTCGAATCACCGGATGGGAGGGGTTGGAGGACGCTTCGGTATCTACCAGCACATTATTAATTTCCGCAGCCCACGTGACAGAGTCATCGGACGCAATTGTCGTAGCCAGCTTTTCCATTTCCAGGAGTGACACGGTCTCGTCGGCCCGTTTATTCAAAAGCGCGTGAAAGGCGCTCTCGTCCACCGTAATATCCCCTATAGCCAGGGACAACATGGCGTTCCAGATAACGTTCTGTATAGACTTTAGCTTAGATATTTGAATCCTAACCGTCTCCTGGCACCCCGCGGGTACCCTGGCCGCGTCAAAACGACGAAGATACTCGGTAATTTTATTGGATTGAACGGCCAACAGATAGGTCTGTCGGAGGGCGGCGGTGCACATCTCTGCCTGCTTCACATCGCCCATATCCACTCCCGGGGGCAGACCCATGGCTATCTCGGTCCGCCAGTGAGTAGGACACTCGTTAAGAGGATCTGGCAGCGGACGATACCGACATCCCACGCGTCCAAACGGACTAAACCCGCAACACGTCCAAAATGAGCCAGGTGCGGCCATTGCCAGACGAACGGGTAAATGAAATTAGGGCAATTTTCTCCACTAGTGGAGATATGGCCGAAGTAATTACGGATATACTAACTGGAACGCAAGCAACGGCGTCCTTCTTCTGCGTGCTTCACGATCGGGGCAACGTGCCTATAAATACTCCACACGCCGTGATTAAACTCTGCCTGCCCGCCAGACGCCCAGGCGGCGGGCCAAGGTGTTTACCATTGATGGTGCTGAATCTACCGGCGTGGCAGGTTCATCTATTCCTAACAGGTGACGCACCATTGACCTCGGATAACATTAAAGACCGCATTGATCTGGCCCAGACCGAGGAGATACTCGAGCCCATATTAAGCGTACTGGCATGCAAACGGTCGGCGCAGCAGACCAAACATGACTCGTTTAAATCTAAGGTGGCCTGGTTTAGGGCAAAGTTCGTCTCGGCCCTAAGAAAAGTTTACAAAATGACCCCATCCCCATATTGGATGATAACGCTGTTGGGCTCGTTCGAGGCATCGTTTGTGCTAGCCGGCACGTTTTATTTTTTCCAGTCTTATACCTGTACGGCGGAGACGCTGGTGCATCTGACAAGACTATTCATTTCCAGCCAGGGCCAAAGCTTGGTCACCGTAAACACCTATGACGAATTGGGGCGTGTATTCGGGCGGTCAGATTTTCTTGAAATTGTTCCAAATTTTTGGGCATATCTCAAATACAAGATGCAGCAGGACGACGTGGAGTCCAAGGCCATTGATCAAACAATCAACTCCATACGTGGGGGGTTGATGCTGTCACCTCAGGACCTCGTACACTTCATCTACCTGTCATTTTACGAGTGCATGAACGCACAGACGTTCCTGTCGTACTCTCGTACCACGGCCAGTTTACCAACCCCCGCGACGGTTAACCCGCCGCAGCTGTGTCGGCGCTTAGAAGCGGATTTTAAGGAACACGTGATGGCGTATTACAATAAAGCGAGCTACCTGAGTACTTACATAACCATTTTAACCGTGCCCGCTCCTCTCCCGGAAGGATACGAAAACTTCCAAGAGCTAGCATGTCAATACTGGTGTGGACAATCGAGAGACGTGGCGGAAATCATGACTAGAATTAATGACCAGTATCCACAGCTGAATCTAACAAAAGATTTATCCGGTCTCCTTGACCTAGCGGCCCTAGATCAGGATTCCGGAGGTCCCAAGGAAAACCTTTTTACGGTGGCATCTAGAATTCCCACATACAGGTGCGAGTTTTTGAATAAACAGTATTTTGTTCTAATGCACACAGACTGTATAGACGCGTACTGGAAACAAAACATTATCGTGCCCGAAGACGCCCAATTGCAAGGCCTGACGGATCAAGATCTCACCTCCAGGATATTTTACTGCGACCTCGGCCTATCTCTACCTACGTTTAAACAACAAATTATGGTTTCGCGTCACGAGTATTTCAACCCAAGACTCCCAGTTTACAGATGGGTGCTGGATTTTGATCTAAAAGTAACCGAAGGTAGACGGACTCTAAACGATATATACAACATATGCGTAACGCTGCGACAGGTCATATTAGAAACGTTGCAGTTAATAGGTCCACTAAAACCCCACCACCCCGTGTATTTTTTTAAGTCGGCCTGTCCAGCCGTAACCTGGCCGGATGACATTTCAGATACCGCGTTTTGTCACTGCGACACAAAAATAGGGATGAGAATCGTAACCCCGTTTCCGATCGGATACTGTTTGGTGGGGTCCGCTCCACTTGTGTCCCTGACCAACATTCTAAACCGCGTGGTTAAACTGGACACGCGGCTAGCCTCAGAGTATCCTGGGATCTTAGAAGATAAAGGACCATTTGACTCCGGCATTTACGCCAAGGGGCGATGCGTGCGCGTACCCCACTGCTATAAGGTGGGTCCGGGTGGCGAGCTGTCACGGCTCCTAAAAATTATTATCTGTCACCCCGAAGAGTCAGATAAATCGGCGTATTTGAAAAACGCGTTTAAAGTTTCTAATCTGCTACATCACGCCCCAGGAGATTCTGTCACCAAAAACGGCCACCTGGTGTACGCAATCGCTGACGAAAACGAGGGCTTTCTAGAAAGCAAAACCAAAAATAATCTTCCAAAGACAATCACGGATTTGGCCGAAAAAATCGAGCGAACCACAGAAAAACCACTAATTGATTGGGCAGCAACCGCAGTGTGGCCAAAACTACACGATACCATACAGCGTTTCTTTCCGGATGACCGCATCGGCCAATTTGCATCTGTGAGCTTCATGCACTCTGGAGACAACATTATACAAGTTAGACCACAAAAAGGAAACAACTTTTTCTGTATTAATCATAAGCACCGAAACCACACTCAGACTGTTCGTGTATTTTTAACCCTACATTCCACAAAAGAAAGCGAGGTCACGGTGACCTTTATGAGTCAGTGCTTCGCTGCAAAATGTAACCATAATAGCCCAACTGCACATTTTTCATTTATGGTACCCATAACCTGCACGTAAGACACACAAATAAAATCACCAGTGATGGGCCAGCTCTTTAGCTGCTTTGTATTAATTTTTACACCGAACTACCGCGGTTTTCCTTCGCGAACGTAAACATGGCACAGGCGATGGTAAGCCTGGAATACATGAAGGATATTTTGGACGGTAAGAAGACCTCTTATGGCTCTTACAACTTTTATCTAAAACCGCAACTTACCAAGCGGCTCGTTTTATACGCTTTACATGCGGTACGTGTTTCACGCACTAATTTGTTTTATAGGGGGCATATCATCATCGGACTTCGACGACTCCTCATCGGACGAGATGGACGACCTGTCCCCGACGCCGGAGCCAGAACCGTCCACGGCACCGCACAGCTTTCCTGAAGGACCCAAATCAAAAGTGGTCGCGTTACCTAAAATTCGTAAGCGATCTAGGTCTAAGACGCCGGTAAAAATTGAGCACAGATCTCCGCTTAACCGCTCGCGATCTCGATCCAGAACGCGATCCGGATCCGGTCAAAGAACGTCAAGCACATACGTCAAGAGATTTAAACCAACGGTTGATGCGCCCCGTTCTCGGGAACCGTGGCACCGAGGCGGTAAGGGAAAGGCCCCGTTTATTCGCAGAAACGCCCTGGCTGAACGCGGACGGCGCACATACGGCAACGAGCATCGCGGGAAATCAGCTTTAACGCGGAACATTAAAGAGTCTATTAAAAAAATGCACCTTCCATCCACCATGCTCTCTCGTCCACACGATAAAAAGGTATTCGAGGGACTGCTGCCACGACACCTGGAACAGTGCTTTCAGGTGTGCCTGCCGGCGCCGCCGCCGCTGCGACCCGAGGTGTTCACGGATCGACAGCTCACCGCTATAGTCAAGTCTGGCGGACGCAGAGACGCGCTGGTGGCAAAAAAAGTCAGCCTGGCTAAAGTCATGAGCATGTATAAGCCTCTGCTCACGTTCGTGACGGGAAGAAACAACCAGGCCCACTGGTTGGCGACCCGCAAAAACACGCTGGCGTCTGCGGGACTCGAGGCTCTGGCGGCCTTTATTGAGGAAGGTCTGGCATGGGCCCAGGTGTGCGTATCTCAAAACAGATCGTTGAACGACAGCAATCTAGATATCATCCTAGACAGTAGTCAGAGCGTGTGCACGTGGTTCATCTCAAAAATTAGGCATTTGCACATACAGTGTTTCTTGGAAAATCAGGGGGAGATTAGCTTGGTTAAACAGCTAACCTACCTCGTGTGTATAAATAACCGCCTGGCGGAGGCGGCAAACCTGGCGGGGGAGGTGAAACTGAATTTTAAATTCGCGATGCTGATTGGGTTTGCCCTAACCTTGCCGGCGCTTCTCGCAGAGCAGAAGTTGTCTGGCGAGAGCCTGTACCTGTTTAGGTCTTTTCTGGAGAAATATAGACCGGGAGATGTCATGGGGCTCTTAAATTCAATAGTGGTGGAGCACTACACGAAATGTCGCAGCGCGGAGTGTGTTATTACGACCCGCGCCATGGTAGGGTCTGGTGAAAACAACAAGGGACTTTTTTTCTTTCCAGCGTAATATAACCCATGTGCGTAGTTACGTTATATTATTTGAGGGCGTTTATATGCAATAATCCGCATAACAAAATAAAAGATGTGTAAAACCAAACACGCGTCAAGCCTTTTCTGCAAGGGTTCTGTGCGCGCAACATCTAGGCAGAGTTCGCCACCTAGCGGCACGTCTTATATAGCCTTTAAATACGCGGATGTTATTTACGGAAGTGCCACATCGAACCGTGGCCGGGCGCGTAACAGTAAACCTGGTCCGTGACAGTAAACCGGGTCCAATCGCGCAATTTACACAGCACATAAAATAGGCGACAGTTTAACGCTGTTTATTTAAACATACAACACACATTTCAGGAGTTTCGGTCTTTTTAAAAATTTACTTTCATTCAAAGTGCCGATATATTTCACGTTGGTGGACAATAATGCATATTGGCGCTTGTGATAGGTCCTCCTCCTCGTATAGGGACCAGGCCGCCACCCAAATCTGTGCAAACGGATCGGGTGGACCGGGATCAGAGGGTCGGGGCGACTGGGCTAACTTTGTTATATAGTCATCAGTATCAAAAATGCGATGTCCCACCCCCGATGGCACGCGTGTTGGTTCCAAGGTGTTTAAGGTATTGCCACGAAACCACAAATTAAGAAATCCATATCCATTCATCATAATCCCATACTGACAACTGCTCAAAACAATGCCGTCCTCCAGGGCATTTAACGCGTTCACAAGTCTGCTCAACATAACATCGTCATCCATATGAGGTGCCGGAGGCAACCACAACTGAAGCGGCCCGTGAGCCATACAAACGTGGTGTTCATTTTTATCCGTTGGTCTTGTGGATAAACGAACGCCCATACCGGTTCTGGTAAAAACCTGTGATTGCAGAAACCCATAATAATACACCTGAATATGCATAAATCCCCACGGGTCGTCAACAGATGGCGCCAAACACGCAGAAAGACCGCTTGATACAGATAGCGGCGGAGTGTGTTCCTCGGGTAACGCAACCGCGCCCCCTTCACTCTCGTCCTGCCTACCGTCTTCACCGGCGGTGGTTGCGGACGCCTCGGTGGCCGGGGCGGTCATGGTGGAGGCACCGGCGTGACGGGTACGAAGCAGCCCGAGCAGCTGCTTTACCGTGTATTCAGTTACCCTGCCCACATCGTCGGCGCCCTTGCGCTTGAACATCCGAAACCTCAAGCCCCGCAGTTCTGCCGCTACCCCAGAAGCCCGAGGGCACAACCTGCAAGACATTTCTTCATTGGAGCGCAACCTGAAGACCACTGTTGGGAATGAAAAACTCCGTCTCAAAAAGTTCTTTTCTTCTACGAAATAGGCACTTTTTCTAATCGCGCCCAATAGGCGCGCCTTGGCCTGGCACAGCCTAGGCCTCCCGGACGGAAGGGGGATGTTTCTTTGGTTGCAGTAGTCCTCGTACACCTTCCCATCCCGAGGGTAATCAAATTCCACAGTCCACGCTGTCGTAGTTGCCAGCACGACCCTGGTCTTTTCGTCGTCTGCCCAAAACAGTCCAGAATACGTTCCAAGATTTGCGTGAGTGACGATCCATTCTCGAAGTCCCATGGCGGACGGACCACCGCTATGAGGTGGGCACCAGGTAGCCATGGCTGTATATGTCAGGTTGATACTCACCGCTTTCAGTTCATGTTAAAATAACCAAACTCCGCCCATGCGGCTACCCGTGGGCGCAGATGTGTGCAGCCGTCACGAAATAATCCCACCTGCGGCAACTAATTCCCTCAGCGCCCAGTCAGCTGGCTACCGGTTGATTTCACTCACGAGCACGCCACCCCATCATCTTCACCGCTCGTGCCCGTGTCCGGATTGTCCATTGAATCTGGTCCGGAGTCGCCCAGCTCTACTGCCGGGTCAAGCGATTGACTCGTCCCCTCTCCGGGATCTTCCATATGGAAGGAACCGGCGACACGAGCCTCTGATGTTCCAATTGTCCCGGGGTAAAAACAACCCTCGGTGCCGCACACAGACGAGGTTTCGCACACGTAACGCAGTCTTATGGCGATGGGTGCATGGGCGGGATTCGGCGACTGAACCGACAGACACAGGGCGATTTGTGCATAATCTCTAGGTGGGTCGTCTCCAGGCTTCGGGGACCTTGCAAGAGCTCTAAGATAATCCACCATATCAAACACCTGAACGGGCTGCCTGGACGGCAGGTCCTTATACTCCTCCTCATTGTTAGTAAGCACTTTCATTTCCCGGTTCTCCAGGTTCTTTACGGAAATGCCAGTATCCGTAAGGGCAATCAACAGACCCTTCTCGCACTTTTTGTGCATGCCCCTTAGATCTTCTCTGGCGAAACTACAGTCAACGACCCCCGGTGGCGGTAAAAACAAAGTCCTCTCGTCTTGAAAACAACACGCGTGACCAGCGAGGACTGGATATGGTCGACTGCAGACCCGTGTTCCAGCGTGAACACGTTCGAGGCCAACGGTCGATCCAAAGTATAGAAACGTTAACTGGATGGCCCCTGGCAGTCGATGCTCGCGCACACGCTTGTTCTTGTCCATCCAACTCCGAGCCAATACTGTCGCGGTAAAAACCCGTCTCCTTTCACGTCCAAACCCACCCCATTGGTCGTATCGGAACTCACTAGTTAAACCAAGGCACTGAGTTTCGGTGGAAGACATCAAATTACACATCGCACAACTTACCACCGGTTCCGGCAACAGGCGAAACAGTCTATATCGAGCCTCCGATCGCCCATAGGCCTTATTAATAAATTTGAGCTCTCGTATACTTTTGTGGTGTCTCATGTCGTACAAAAACCTCATTTTCCTGAATCTGCCATAGTGGGGCGGTTTTTCGCCCTGACATATGCCTCGCATGTTGCAGTAGTCATCAAAAAACTTCTCGCTATCGGACCGAGCTGCAGTTACTTTGTTCCACGGGACCCGGACAACGGTCTTGTCCTCATTCTCCCAAACCAATCCGTGGTACTCGCTCGATTCGACCGCGGCAACAAGCCAGGCCTTAATATCAACTCCACGACCCGCCATTCCGCGTATTGGGACCTTGACGGATCAGCTCTTAACACAAATGAAACTCGGGCGTTCGCGGCACCAGTTAATGAACGTATCTAAATGACGGAGTCAGTGCCCTAAACATATGGCTAAGTCTACTGAGACTGTGCTTAGGGGAAGAGTGACAAACACCTGGCACTCAATAAAATTTTGAGGGAGGTCATTGACCCGTGCCTTCCTCTGGTTAGTATTAACCCCATTGCCACCATATTCAAGGAACAGAACTCCAAATACAAAACACTTTATTACAGATAAAAGGCGCTCGCCGGCCTCACAAAACCGGTCGCGCGCACAGGAGACATTAAACATTGGCAGCGGACAACGCCTGCCACAGACACTCGTGCCACAGCTGAATAATTAACGGTACAGTGCTTTGCACCCCACCCTCGGGTGTAGGTACGCCCCCAAAATATAGGTAAACACAAGCTTGTGGAGGCGCCGTCCCGTCCCGAGGTGTTCTGGCCATGCCTTTCATATAGTCCACCAAGTTAAATGCACGACACGCGTTGGCGCACGACAGGACCACAATCGCCCCCGGAGATTCGACGTTCCCTTGAACAAACGCCATGGAATGCCCCAACCACCTAATGTAAATGCCGGAGGGGTCGGCCCAAAACGCCAACCCGCGCAAAAGATCTTTATCCAGGAAGCGCAAAGCCTCGGCCTGAAACTCCACTAAGTGGCTTGGAATCTCCGGAACCAGTGCTTGCTCGGCAATCGGCGCAACGCATATGTGCCCTTGAGCGCGACGCTCGGACAATGGGAGCACGCGGATGCCGTTGGGCGATTCTGTCACCACTTCACCAAATCTGTCTCCATAATAGTAAAACGTTATACGTAGCATCCAACACTGCTCACCCCCGGCTCCCACCGCACCAGTGTACTGAACACCGGCACCAACCGGACCAAATTTATTCACGGCCTCCTCGCGCAACCCCCGTAACATAGCAGTAGTACCGGAGGCCTGATCGCAACGAGCACACGACCTCACGGTAATTGGTAAAAGGCGAATGGTTCGGCATCTGTTCGGATATGGAGTCGAAAGGTCATCATTAGTCGACACGTCCGACACGGTTTGACTATGCCGTATGGCGCTGGATAGCCAGTTTTTGCATTCCTTAGCGGTCAATTCCCTGCCAGCCGCGTGCAAGATGCCCCTGGATCGACAGTAGTCAATAAAGATGTTTTTTTCCGACTCCTCAACGCCTCTGCTTCCTCTGTCGTGATTCCACGGTATGCGGATTAAAGTCCGTTCATCGTCGATCCACCGCATCCCGGGATGACGACCCGTCTCGCAACATTCCACCAGCCATCCTCGAAGGCTGGATGGTTTGGTCACTCGGACCGGCCGCTCCATATCCTCCTCGCCGCGTGCACGCTAATGCCAAACCTTGTCCAAGTTACCTCCTGAGAAGCACCTGCGACCCTCACAGAGCTACGCGTGGCAAACGGGAACTTGTGGTCTAGTCTGCTGGGACAGTACCTCGGCGTTATTTTTATCTATCGTGCACTCCTGTGGAGGAAGTTTGTGGTTTATGCGCACCACCGGGAAGGATTCATCTGTCCCTGCACCAACTCGTCCTGACAGACCACCACAGAAATAGGAACTTGTGGGCTCTCTTGGGCACCAGGTTGCTGTGAGAGATACAGTGTTGCCCCGTTGCACGGCGCATGGCTCTCTGGTACCGGGGAGCGGGCAAGCTTTCTCATGAAACCCATGAAATAAAAAATCTGCTGTTTCGAGAGGAACATGACCTCTCGTTGAATAATATCACCATTACAGTCGTTACCCGCAGCGTAAAGCGTTTCCCTGTTCCTATTATCGACGTACACTCCGGTTTCATTGCCGTGTACGTAGATGCCCTCGTTATACGTGACCAGCATTGTGTTTATTTGCGTTATCTGATCTGGAGTCAGTTTTCCAGGATCTGGCGATGGAAACCAAACGGTAAACCCGGTGCCGTAAAAACACAGATGACCGGGACGTGGAACCGGGCGCGGATGCAAACGAACACCTCTTCGATCTTGGGACGTATGATCCAGTGCCAAAACGCCAAAATAAAACACCTGAATTCGTAACCGCCAAAACGGCACAATTTGATGAGGCAGTGGCGCTTCTGGGACCCCGAGACGATGTGCTCGAGCGTATGCTGATCTCGTTGGAGGGACCAACGTAGGCAAGGGGGCGGGCAGCGGCATTCCTGGTTCTAACCCAATGCCACACACCTGCTCCAAATAATTGATAATCCCTTCAGAGTTCTCATCAAGAATACACGCAAAACATCCAGAATCCATCAAAGGCTTTACCCGGAAGGCGGTCCAGCCTCCCCCGTGCGTCCGCACGACCCCGTGCTCGCATTCTTGAAATCCAGCATTCTCCCTCAAACCCCTCAAAAATCGTCTCTTGCACTCAAACACGTTTCCATCAATCCCAACCTGCAGGCCTCTCTGCGCGCAGTAGGCGACAACGGCTGGAGTTCCTGCCGCTCCCTTCTTCCAAGACAGCTTAAAGGTTTTTTTCTCCTGATCGCACCAAGTCAGGTCTGAATAGGTTTTCTCGTTGAGATGGTAAAGCGTCCACGATCGCAAATGGCTGTAGTTAGAATCTCGAATCGCCATGGCAGTCCACACCTATACAATAAGGCGCAATGCGAGTGGACTTTACTCCCCTGATGATATTGTTACTGCTATATCTCCTTAAAACGTGCACCTGGCAAATCAAGCGGCTCTATTTCTGCCACTTCCTCATTTATAAAACCATATTGTTTCTGGTCTCACGTTTTTAGCTCACCTGCAACGACACGGTGAATGAGCCCGAGTTTCGCTCCTCCCGTGCTCTGAAAAACACTGGCCCAGAGCTAAAAAGTGAAGCAAATGGCATAGCTTTCGATTTCAGTCACCGGCAGTGAGTGGTGGACATTAGAAAGTGTTTTGCCCGCACATTCAACTGCGCACTCAAGCCCAACCAATATGGCACGTGACCATTCCCCCATCACAACACTAGTACAGAAAAACGAAACCATACGCGAGGTGACATTCTGCAAGGTAGAAATTTATTAATCCGGTGCATCCATCTAACAAAACAGCAAATGTTTATTCAAAGTGCCTATAGATTTCTGTTTGGTGAACAGTCATAGATAAGGGAGCCCTCGAAACGTTTCTCTCCTCACCCAATGAACAACCAGAAACCCAAAGTTTAACAAAGGCCGCCGGAGGATCCGTGTCGTGCGGGGAGGGGGACCTGGCAATATCAAGTAAGTAACGATCAGTGTCAAATGCCCACACGTGCATCCCGGTATAGGCACGATGTGGAAAATTGCGCGGTTCCACCGTATTTCCCTGAAACCACACGTTAGGAGCCCCTGTAATCGTAAACACAATTCCCCTGCTGGTGCTGCAAAAAATTATTCCATCCACAAGCCATTTCAAGGCGTCCTCAAGTCTCTGCCCCATGGAAGTGTCAGTTATCTGTGGAATCGGAGGAAACCAAGCCTGGAGAGGCCCATCCAAAACACACACGTGGTGTCCTGACTTATTTGTCGGTCTTGAAGATAGTCTAATGCCCTGCCCGGTGGCAGTTGACAGCTCAGCCTGTAATTGCCCATAGTAATAAATTTTTATATGCATGTGACCCCACGGGTCGCCGGCAGATGGCGCAGCACACGCCATAAGTCTGGCGCGCAGGACCCCCGACGAATATGGTGCATCGTCGTCCCGCGCGTCGTCTCCACCTTCCTGACCTTCCAAATGCCGTGCCTCGTGATCACCTACTGACGATTCTGGAAAAGCGTGAAGCATCCCGCGCCCGAGCATCGCAAAGCGCATATTGCGCAATTCAAGGCGAAGCGCGTCCACGCGCGGACACACAGGACAAGACATCTCTTCAAATGAACGCAACCTGAAGACCACCGCAGTAAACGGAAATTGGTCGGTAGGGAAGTCCTTATCTTCATCAAAGTACTTGCTTTTTCTTATGGCTCCCAACAAGCGTCCCTTGGCTTGACACAACCTGCCTCTTCCAGACGGCAAGGGGATGTGTCTTAAATCACAGTAGGCATCATAGTGTTGACCGTCGCGTTGATAATCGTAGTTGGGCAACGACGGTGATGTGGCTGCCAACACAAGCCTGGTCTTGTGCTCGTCTGCCCAAAACAATCCCGGGTAGAAGCCACTGTCGGCTTTGGATATCAGCCATTCCCTGAGGGCCATGCCATAACGAGATGGGCCCCTTCTCGATTCACCAGCGGCCATGATTCTGTCAGCAACGTTTAAAACCCATGTGAAGTTTCAGTTCGATTTAAAATGACACAACTCCGCCCCTACTGTGACAAACATAGAGAAAGTGGCACACGTGTGCTGCTTTGGCCGTTCTGTCAGATGAACCCCACCGGTAACATCTACTTCCTCCAATACGGCGCGAAAGTAGAAACAGAGGTGCTCCCTGTTGTTCCCGAAGCACCGCCACGCACTCCAGACGGTCCCTCGTCCCCGCTGTTACTGCCCGTGGCACTGTCACCGGTCTCGACGGATACATCATCGCACACGTAGCGAAGTTTCAGGGCAATGGGAGCATCCCATGTATTTTCGGACTGAGTAGACGGGCACAGGAAAATCCACGCACAGTCACGCGGTGGGAGATCGCCAGGAGTCGGCGATCTAGCCAGTGCCCGCAAATAATGCAATAAATCAAACACCTGGAACTGCTGCGTAGGCTGCAGTTCATAGTAATTTTCAGAATAGTTGGTCAGCGCCGTCATGTTGCGTTCCTCCAGGTTTTTCACGCAGATTCCAGACTCCACCATCACACAAATCAGACCCCTCTCACATGTTTTCTGCAGGGCCTGCAAATCTGCCCTGGCGAACTCACATGGAACCAACTGCGCCGACGGCAGAAAACGCGTCAATGGATTATCGGCACAACACAGGTGTCCAGGGCGTTTGGGATCCGGAAGGCCACATATTCGCACACCGCAACCGGAGCGCAAAATTTCAACCCCAACGTTCTCTCCAAAGTAAAAAAATGATACCTCAATAGCTCCGGGTGCAGCCTGCGCGGGAGAGCCCTGGAGCCTGGCTTTCCGTCTCTGAATGGAAACTCTCAATGGCAACCTAGCCCTTGGCCGCCGCGCCTGTTCAAAGAAATCATCTCGGACACCACTGCCCATGGAACAGCTATGCAACGATGTGGTCGCAATGAGGTTACACAGATCGCAGCCATTTGTAACCTCAGGAAGCAATTGAAAGAGTCTGTATCTCTCCCCAGAGACGCCCCCGGCCTTGCTCGGTGGCGTGAGTTCCCTCAAGTACCTGTGAGATCTTACTGCGTATAACATTCTAATTTTCTTAAATTTATTGGCATGTGCAGTCGAACCGCTCTGACACACGCCACGTGCTAAGCAGAAATCGTCAAATATCTTGTTATATTCTTCGTCGATGCGACTGTCGGTGGATCTGTTCCACGGAATACGTATAATGGTCCTGTCATCGTCATCCCATACCACTCCGGGGTATCGACGAGACTCCACAGCATCGATGAACCAGGCTTTTAAATCCATGTTTTGTTCCGCCATCTCGCGTGTTCACCACCTCTACCGAGCGGGTCAGTTAAAATACCGAGCCCACAGGACCACAAGTCTCCGTGACCAAAAGAATCTAGATCTGAAAGAAGCCTACCTATATACGCCCACAGGGCAGCTCTCTAACAAATAAAAAAAATTTTCTCAGAAAACGAATAGAGGAACACTGACGACACGCAATCTAGTCAAACCCAAACCTAAAAGCCTTCACTGACCCATATCTTCCCCTTCCCGAGCGAGTGCGGTTTCTCACATGCCATAAGCAAACGAAAACGCTACGCATAATGAAACGTGAGAGCAAAAAAACACTTTATTGCAGGGAGAAGGTGCTTGCAAACAGTGCACGGTATGCACGGTAACAGTATGTGTTACATGGCAGCATCCCCACACGCCCGCCACAGACACTCGTGCCACATTTGAATGGACAACGGGATCGTGGGACACGGCTCGCCTTCCGGAGTGGGAACGCCTCCTATGTGTAGAGACGCATAGGCGGCCGGAAACAGCGTTCCGTGTGGCGGGGTAGCTGACACCGCGCTCAGATATTGAACAAGCGAAAATACGCGCGCAACTCGCCCACTATTTATCATATCCACCGGCTCCGGCGAACCTCCATTACCCAACAAAAAGGCTGGAACGTGACCCATATACCGAACGTAAATCCCGGACCCGTCCGCATAAATCATTAGTCCTCGTATAATCTCCTTCGCCAGCCACCTCAGCATGCTTGTTTGGTAAGGTAGTAAATTATGTGGGTTATGCGGCAACATGACCTGTTCTGGCTTGATGCCTGCACAAACGTGTCCTTGCAAGGGTTGCTTGGGAGCTGGCAACAGGCGAACGCCGTTGGGTGACCCAACCTCCATGTTACCAACTAGCCGCCCATAGTAATAAATAACCAAACGTATCATCCAACACCGCACCCCGTCGCTTCCCACGGCACCTTCGTACTCCCTCCCGGCACCAAGATACAGGAATCTCGCGGTCACCTCGTTGCGTAGGTCCAGGAGCATGCCACCCGTGGCATCCGCTTCGTTGCAGAGCGGACAGGACCGGACAAAGATTGGTAACAGGCGAATAACGCGGCACCTGTAAGGCGCAGGCGCCGACAGGTTTTCCTCAGTGGACACATCTTCAACGGTCTGACTGTGGCGTATAGCGCTGGCCAACCAGTTTTTACATTCTCTGAGGCTCAATGGTCTGTTACCGGTGTGTCGAATGCCTTTAAATTGACAATAATCCAGAAAGATGTTTTTCTCATTTTCAGAAACGCCACCTGCGCCCTTTAAATGATTCCACGGTAGACGAACCAGAGTTTTTTCTTCATTCAGCCAATGCATCCCCGGGTGTTTACCATTATCGCAACAATCAAGCAACCAGGCCCTCAGGCCAGACGGCCGGTTTACACGAATTGACCCCGCGCGTCCTTCCGCCATCTCTGAGGGTCCGCTCACCTAAACTGGCTTATAAAATGTATTTCCCTTTGGCACAAGTATTTTACAAAGTTACACCTCCAGCACATACCCTTGGCTGGTAGGGAAGGCACCTAGTAGCTATTTTCATCTCCAGTGCCGCCTACTAGCGGAAACCTGCGGTCTACAAAATCCACCGAGCCGGCCGAATGTCACCATGAGTCAATTCATCCTGACAGATCACCAAAATGACAGGGACCTGGGGTCTTTTACGGGAGCCAGGGCGACCCCCAAGGTAAAGAGTGACTGCGTTGATGGGAACCGGGTCGCCGGGAACGGGGGAAAGGGCGAGTTTGCGCAGTAGACCCATAACATAAAAAATCTGAAATTTGGCACAGGATCGCACAAAACGCTGTGCGTGGTTTCCCTCTGCGTCGTTCCCGGCGCAGGAAAGAGTGTGCCTTGTTCTGTTATCCACATATATCCCCAGCTCATTGCCATGCAAAAAGATACCCTCCTCACAATAATTTATGATCTCACACACGGTTTCTCTCTGCTCTGGCGTTAATGGTCCATTCTCATGCGGCGTTGGAAGCCACATCTTAAACGCTGTCCCATAATAACACGCATGGCCAGCTTTTGGGTCTTGGCGCTTATGCAAGCGTACCCCTCTACGATCCACGCCCGTGTGTTCCGCCACCAGCGATCCAAAATAAAAAACTTGTATACGTAGCCGCCAAAATGGAGTGATCTGCTCCGGGTGTGGTGGCGCGGCAATTGCCAACCTGGCGGCTCTGGCATAAACGGACCGCGCCGCACCACTAGCCTCCGCCGGAGCTTGAGGCGGTAGGGGCGTCCAAGGCTCAAGTCCATGAACGCAGGCTGCCTCTAAGTAATTTATGACGGTTTCCGAATGACTATCCAAAATGCAGGCATAACACAGTGGATCTACGGCAGGTTTTAAGTAAAAAAATCTTTCTCCGCCAGAATTTGTCGTCGTTGCCCTGGTATCGTCCTGTTCAAACCCCGCGTTTTCCCGAAGCACCCTTAGCAGTCTTTTCCGACAATCCGACACGTTATGCTGGCGTCCACACTGCAGATCCCTATCCAGGCAGTACGCAACCACCGGTTGCATACCCTGCATACCTCGGTGCCATGATAGCTTAAAGCTCCTCTTTTCCTCGTCGCACCAACGCAAGTGGTCTGGATACGTGTTCGCTTCCAAATTGGAAATAATCCATCTTCGCAAGTGATTGTGAGTGATTTCTGACTCGGCCATCGTGAACTAAGTTCACGGAACCGTCGCGGAAGCACTCAGCAATCCCCCAAACTGTAACTGAATTTTATGTCCACCTTATAGGATGCACGTGTATGTATATGCCCCATAAAAAAACTTGCACTTCCTCATAATTCACCCCCAAAGCGTTTCGGGTCACCCACCTTAACTAACCCACACATTACACGGTTCAGAGTGTCCCAGGTTTCACCACTCCCCCACCGCTACAGAGAAACGAAACGTTCAATTTAAAGGGCAACAAGCTCAACTTTATTTAAAGAGAAAAAAACCACCGCCATTAGAAGGTTTCCGCAGGCACACACCCCCAAGACTATTCGTGGCGAGTTCGCGGCACGCTGTAGTTTTTTTCTAATTATTTGTAATTCGCATCCAATCGCCCCGAACATAGTCAGTAAAAAAACCGTAAACACACACACTCTGGTGAACAAATTATGCGTCCCTGGCCCCAAAACGTGCGTGAGCGTCAGCAGCACGGCCGCTGCTAAAACATAAACAAGGGCTAAAACGTTCGACCGAAACACGAGTCCGATGCAACAAAAAAGCCCAACGTGGAAGACAAAAAAATAGTGTACAAGTCCGAGGAGCAGAGGCGTCGTCAGGCCAACAGACAGCGTACCCGCGGCCGCCCCTCCAATTAAAACAGTTACGAGATAAAAGTCCCATCCACACACCTCAAGCGCTTGCTTTATAGAGTATGTGATGTACCGCCTAGAGGTGAGCGAAAAAATTGCATGGCGTCGTTGCAGGCCCGCCTCGTAAAGCGGATGTGACCGCAGCGCTCTGAGCGAACAAACGCCGCCTACTATAAAGGCCACCAGGGGCAGCAAAAACACCGGGGCTAGAAAAAGGTTCTTCAGAACCAAGAAATAGTACACCGAGAACGCTGCGAAAAATCCAAGTTCGTAATATCTATGGGCGATTGTGGGGCACAGATATACCACGTCATTCGCCACAACAACACAGAGCAGCAGGCACAGGCACGACCCCACAAAAAAAGAAACGTAAACCCACGGAAGGTCAACGCCAAGGGTGGACGCCATGGAACCGGCGGTGATAAGAATCGCCGAAATGGTGCACGGTACATCCACCTGTCGCGAGAGCCAGGCCGGAGGCCCAACTACACAAACTAGCAGAAGCAGCCCGTGTAAGCCCACCGCGCCCCAGGAGAATATAATGTTCTCAACGCTATTCAGGGGCTCTAAAAAATACAGCGAGTGATAAATAAAACACAAAATAAAGGGGGAAGCCGCGACCGTCCCGCTCATAAAAGATAGCCAGGCGAGCGACGCCTCCGACGTGTACGTGCCCATGGCGCGGTGTCTAAAACAACGGGTTGAACGTTGCGCGAGGCGTCTTGGTTTTTGCTTTTCCGCGACTGGGTGAGCTGCTGTGCTTTCGCTTGCCGTGTTTCTTTTCTGGTCGAGAGCCGCTCGTCCGCAGTGATTTGGCGCCCCCGTCCGTCGGCTCGGTGCCGTCCTCGGCGTTCGGAACGCACTGCTCTTTTAAGTCCAAATCGGGCGTTCTTGGAGGGGACGGGAGCTCAGGAACCCCCTCGGGATCGGCACCTTCCGAGAGATTGCCCGGAACGGCATTATTCCGGTCCGTCGGATCTACCTTTAATAGCATTACGCCCAACTTGACGTCAGCAAGGCTATCTGTCAGCGGCAGGCCCTCGACTTCCAGAATCTCGTTGGCGTGCCAGCGGAAACCAGGCAAAAAAAATCCCGGAATCTTACATGCGTTCAATGCGGCCACTAGAGACTCTAAACTCACATGAGTCGTCAGGTCGCTAGAAACCACACCCACGTCCAGCTTTCTTCCTTTAGCGCAAGTCCACTTGGCGTCCGGGGTGTCAGGTTTAAAATCAATAATTTTACTGACCCCGTCGACCGTAAACGTGGCAACTGCCAGCGTTTCGCTTAACGAAACGGTGACCACCTGCTTGGCCCTGGTTTTCTGCTGCCTTAGCCATTTTGACAACAAGGTCAGCGTCTTGACCGTGAGGAACAGGCGATTCCCCGTCCCGGCCTGCTCTAGTCTGTCGTGGAACGAGGGTAGGTTGGGTTCGTCCACAACGCTCTTGTGCACGGTGCTCGTGTGATTGTCCCCGTAAGCGATGGTCGTCCTAACAAACTGCGGCTTTCCTTCCGCGTTCGACTCGTCCCCGTGGTGGTAAAACGCCACGTTCATCTCCGTGATGTTAACTCCAAACATCTCACGGGTGTGGGTGAACGTGTTCCCAAGGGAGGTGTTCCGAAAGCTAAAGCTAACCTCGTCCGTCATGTCAGAATACACCATCAGCGGCGCCAGCGCATTTTTAAGCCGGAGACCGAGGACGCCCGCGTCTCCAACGCTGGAGAGCACGCTGAGGACGGGGGCCCTGCCCTGGCCGCTGATCTGTATAACGCCTTTTTTAACGATGCCCTTAATGTGGTCGTAAACCTTACTAATGTTACCAAGCGCATCAACGTCCACGCGGGCGCCGTAATGAAATGAGACCGGCATGGCTAAGGCGAACCTAACACCCCAGTACGACGAGAAGAGAATTGGCAAAGACAACAGACAAAGCACTCAATGTTCAACCTTTTAATAGAGCCTCTGGCCCGGAAAATGAGTAACATGGGACACATGGGGACTACAGATCATTATGAACGGATGTGACATATTCAGAATTATCACGCTCAAAAAAGTTCACACTCTTGGCGCTCGTATACGACAGGGGACACGCGTTTGGGGGGCGGGCACCGAACAGGGGCGGTACGTTTATTGACTTCAAAATCCTGTCGGCTGTGGCTTGCAAAAACTGCTCAATGTCTCCGACGTTCACCATAGTCACGCCTCGACTCTTAGAACGAATAAACAGAGTCTCTATCTCCACGGCTTCGCGAAAAAGGCCGTGGATGTATGCGACGGAGGGGGACTCGTCTCGGGAGATCATGGTGTTGTACAGCAAGCCGGCGGCCCTGGTGTGCAGCAGCTCGTCCCTGGAGATGTAGTCGTTAGCCAGGCACACCCCGCGCATGACTCCGCGAAGGCGAAAAAGTCCTATAGAGTAAAATGAACTTATAAAGTATATCCCTTCGATAACCAGAAACAGCAGCACCTTTTCGGCCCGCGTGGTGGCCTTGCGCACTCGGGAATGCAGCCAGTCAATCTTCTTTGCCAGGGTAGCGTCCTCGACTATTTTTTTGGCATAAGTCATCAAGTCGCCCCGATTACCGCCAAAGAATAGGTTCAATATGTTGGCATACACTTTGCCGTGGATGTTTTCCATGGCTACCTGTTCGGCGTAATAGTGGGTCACGTCGTGATTGCTGAACTCTTTAACTAGGTCCTCGATGTTAAAGTTTACCAAACTCTCTGCCATACCCAAAAATGTGAAGAGAAACTGGTAAAACTCCCTATCGGTGGGACTCAATAGTCGCACCTCATCGGAGTCCTCGTGCAGGGAAATCTGACTGGGGAACCATCTGTTCTGCCATGTCTCCTGGGTGAGTGCTAAAAAGCCAGGGTGGTCGCTCGCGTACAGAAACCGATCGGGGGACTCCATAGCGGCGGTTACTATTGACAGGCCAGACATACCTCGGCCTGCTCACCGTCGGCCTTTTGTACGCGGTTAGACTCCGCCCCTTCTGAAGAGGTGTTGTCACCCACGACCTGATCTAAGCACTGCAGGGCATTAAGTTTTGTCTGTTTCTGAATCCGACAATAATACAGCATGGTTTTTAACCCTAGCCTGTATCCGGTCAGGAGCAAGTCTCGAATATAACTCGCCCGCGTGGCCTGCTCCTCCTTTAAAAAGAAATTAAGCGACTGGCTCTGGTCTACAAACGGAGCCCGCGCACCGGCCCGCTCCAACTGTTTGATTGGACAGTAATCGAAGGCCGTTAAAAAAATCTTATATCTGTCCTTCAGGGGTTCTGGAAACGAAGCCACGTCGCCTCCGTAACGGCGCACCGTTCGCAGGTCACCCGGCTTCACTCGCTTAAAAAAAGTTACGTTTGGTTTTAGAATCTCTTCTTTGCTGGTAACCTTCGATGCGATATTGGCAAAGAACGGATAAAATGCTTCGGTGTAACCCGTAAGCTGAGAGGTTCCGGCCGTTGGCATCAGCGCCAAAAACTGGCTGTTGAAAATTCCATGCTGGGCGATGCTGCGCCCCAGCTGCTCCCATCTTTCCAAGGGCGGGTGGGACGGCTTAACGCCGTCCCACGTTTGCCAGTGAAACACACCCTGAGCCAATCGACTCCGCTCCCATCCATGAAACGGAGTCCCCTCGCCAAGTAAAACAATCTCGTGACTCGTGTGCACCGCCGCAAAATACATTGCCTGAAAAATCTCCACGTCCAGCTTGGCGCTCTCGGCGTCAAGGTAGCCAAAGCCGAGTTCGGCAAACACGTCGGCCAATCCTTGGACGCCAATGCCCATTGATCGTTCCTTCTGGCCGCGCCTAACGCTCTCGGTAGGCGCCGTCCCGCCCAAAATGCACGCATTGACAATAATAACTGCGGCCTCCACGGCGTCATCGAGCAGTTCAAAGCCAAATGTTACATCCCCCTTCCCGGGCTCCACACCAGACTTTCCCCTGGGGGGTCTGAGACACTTCGGCAGGCTGATGTTTGCCAAGTTACACACAGAAGCCTGACCCTCGGGTTGCTGCACGATTTCCGCACAGAGATTAGAACAGTTTATGGCACTGCCTTGCGTCTCACACCAGTGGTGTTTGTTGAGCGCCTCCTTTAGCAGGACGTAGGGACTGCCGGTCTTAATGACGGTGTTGATAAGGGCATACATCATCGATTTTAACGGCAACGAGCTAGAGTGCTTGCCAGCGGCCACTAGTCTGTTGTATTCAATCTCAAATTCGGCACCGTATAGTTTTAGGAGATTGGGCGCCACCTCTGGCGCAAACAGGTGCCACTGGCCGTCTGGGTTTGTTTCGTACAGCCGGAAAAAAAGCTCCGGCACACACACGCCCTGGAACAGGTTGTGACACCGCTCCTGATTCTCCGGCATCTTAGCGTTCAAAAAATCACAAATCTGATGATGCCATAATTCCATGTAGGCACTGGCACCAACGGGACGGATATTGTTGTCGTTGAAGTACCCTACGTGGGCGTTTATTAATTTTAAACAGCTGGTAATGTTCTTGTGTTCCGCAAAGGACGAGACATCTATCCCCACGCCCGACTTGCTAGCGAGAAGGGGGGACATTTCCTCGTGAAGGGCTTTGAGGGTTTTGTTTTCGGTCGCCATGGACGGCTTTAAAATAAAACAGCTAGAAAGCTGACCTCCGCGAAGCCCGGCTGACCTTAAAACAGGCGTTGCGCAGCACACAATTTGTGACGAGATGTAATGGAACGCGTAACCAACCAGGTACATCTCGTCCAGCTCCGTTTCACTCTGCACCAGGTGTCTGAGGGTCTTCCGCAAACACGGAAATTTTATGCACTGACAGGCCACAAAAACAGCCACCCTCATAAACATCTGGGCAACGCTCTCAAAAATGGGCGAAGAGCCATGGGTTCTCAGCACGTACGTATCGTAAAACCTGACGGCAGACAGGTAGCCGCAGTTAACGAGATTTGCGTATGCCTTGCTCTGCTTAAAGTCCTGCAAAAGACCGTCAAGGGCCGCTTCGTGTTTTAACATAAACTCGCGAACCTCGTCGCTTAGCTTTTCCCCGAATACCGTGAGATAGTCTTTCACCGTAACCAGACACCTGTCCTCCATTATTCTGTGCCATAGAAGACCGGTTAGGGAGTTGGCCTCTACGTCCCATCCAAGGGTCGCCTTTAAAGAATTCACAAGTGATTCGGCGCATCGTTCGGGGTCAAGGCTTGAGCTACACCCCCCGGTTTCCGCGTTGGTAACTAGGGTTAAAGGTTTGGCAGATTTAGCCGCGGAGAAAGAAGTTTCTGTGTTCATTGTTTAAAGAAATAGCTTCCAAGACCCCGGATTGGAAACAAACTCCGTAAATTTCAACACCGGTAGAGCAGCGCCTTTAAAGTGAAGGCTTTGAAAAGATGGTTGTGAACCGGAAGGCACGCTTCCAAGTCTGCAAACTACGCCAAACGCAAGCCTATTTATATACAGGTCATTCTGCAGCTGAATGTATTTGGTGCGAATCACGCCGCTGTAAAAATCCCTCAATTGGGCAGCTATTTCACAATATCCTTTACCAGACTTAAAAAACCCAAGTCCTAGCGCCGGCCTATTATTTGCCCTGATGTAGGTTAAGCAAACATAAATAGACGAGTGGGCGGGGAGAGGTTCGTCGCGCAGGCTGGACGGGCATGAGTCATCTAAATCCACAAACATGTCACTAGGAAGCGTAAGGCCAATATGTGTAACAACAGGCTCTCTGGCGACTACGTCGCCCTTTAACGCAGACGTCACCTTGGTGACAAACGTACTGTGGACCGTTTGAACCAACGGCCCAACCGGCGCAAGAAACTGGTGAAGCGAACCGGTTTCCAACAATTCTTCAAAATTGGGTATGGCATCGAGTAGACCGCTCTCGTGGCCGTACCAAACACACGCTATTCTATTGGTCTGGGGGGCAGAGTCCGCGTCCATCCTAGACAGTCGCGCCAGCGACGTAGGCGTGAATAACATGTCAATGGAGGACCCCGTGTCGGTTTGTTTAAAGGAAAACAGGTAGGTGCCCCGAGGTTCCTGTGAACTCATCGTCTGAGAATAAATCAAAAAATCTCCGTACGTTTGACATTTAGGCGAGACAGATAAAAATCCATCTTTGATGGCCTCCACCCCAGTGGTGGTCGACACCACATATTTAGAGAGCAGATCACGAACACCCTTAGAAAAGTCGCGACCGCGAGATAACGAAACCCGGTGAGGAGGCGGCGGCAGTAAACGCATCAAGCTATCATTCAGCTTGTTCACGTTTGCATCCCTGGTCTTCATGACGTCGTCAATTTCTGCCGCGCGGGCGGATAACGGTGACGAGAACACCGGTGGACTTTACAGATTAATTGACAACCTCCTAACGTGCACCGGATCTCTACAACAGCTTAAACTCCTGATGGAGTTCCAACTAAAACCACTACCAACCGCTCACCTTCTAAGCATGCCCACCGTGACCCGGTTTTTAAATACTGCATTCAAAATAGACAACCCCCTGGTTTCATTTATTCAAAAACACCCTGTGTTTTTTTTGATGAGAGTCGCCAGGCTTCCGGATCCAGTCATTACAGACCACCAAAGCGCAGAAACGTCGACAGGCATACTATCCGAGGTCGTGAATGTTCTTAATATAGCTATTCAAAAACCACACGAGTCCCCAGCGGCTAAAGACGACGACTATCTCGACAACCGTGCCATATTGACCATGATCACAGAATACATCCATCACGTAACTTCACGTACGCCCTCGGGGATCCCACCGACACCGCCAATGGGAATCAGCCATTTACCGTGCGTAGAGCAGATCCTACACGAAACCCACCGGCAATATTGGAACCTGGCCCTCCCGGAGTCGCTCTTCATCGACACCGGCGAGGTCGCGTCTCCGCTTCAGACGTGGCTAATCATATCGTATTGTAAAAAACTGCAACTGGCACCACCGCCCCTATTCCCACCCGCCGACGAACTGGCCCGTCGCCTGGTCACCGGCCACCACGAACTGTTCGTCCCCCTATCAACGTCACTGGAAACGTACATCACCATGCCAGTGTCGAAACGGCGAGCGTTTGAGATATACAGCGTTTTTGCCAAATCAAAAAACATAGTCGACGGTACACCGATTCTAGCGTTTACCGACACGGAACTTACCACGTTCACCCCAGAACTGTTGTTCCTTTACGACTTCGTAATTGAATCCCTGTGCAAAAACCAAGCATACGGGTGTTCGCGCAACGCAATTGAGCATTTTATTAAGAAAGGTATTGATTTTATGGCTGAGTTGGGGGCGTTCATCGAAAAAACATGTGGTTATCGATCGACCGTAAGCCTGTCCAACGTAAGATCCGTGAAGGCCAGGCTCGCGAGCTGTGGACTATCCAAAGAAGCGTGTGAAGATTTCCGCACAATGATACTGATGACACCTCACGAGACGACGCCAAAGTGGGAAAATTTTACGGACTTTTTAGAAATGGTAAACCAGTTAACACTATACGGGTTCTATTTTTACGAGTGTCTTAACCAGTACAGCCCCACTAGCATATCGCTCGCGAAAATTCAAAATATCTTGAACCGAGTCGATGCCGAACAGAGCGATCGCGCCCTATGGCGCACTCCATTGATAGGGTCTTTCCCGTTCCCCTGGAAATTAAACAACGTGCTGGCGTTTTTTAAGCCTAGTGCCCCCGTGGCAACGCTACAAAAAATCTACAAGGCAATACCGTCGTACCTAATGAGGTCTTTGTTCGAAATAGCGGCCAACAAATCGTGGGGTAACATCGCGCTTGCGGAGAGAGCCCCGCTAACCGACATACAGACCGCCGAACCAGACCAGGGTCCCGTCCCTACCCAGGTTATCGCAAAATATTGCAGCCGTCTCCAGATAAGCGCGACAGATTATGACGCAGTTATCGTCTCCAGCCCGGGATTTGCCACCGAGTTCATTAGAACAAAACTGTATCCGATCCTTAGCGAGGTGCTCCGAAACACGTCCAAAAAGAATCGATCGTTATTCCAACTCAGATGGCTCATCGTCTTCGCGGCAGAGGACGCCAAAGACCTAGCCCCTATCAGACGCTCGTTGGCCCTGGCGTACTTTCAAATAATGGACATTTTGGAAGAAAAGCATTCTCCGGAGTCGTTTTACAACCTGCTGGACTATCTTCAGGACACATTTAGGTGCATACGACAGGTGATACCGGAAGCCACGTGCCCACAAGAATTTCTACAATACCTGTTTACTTTTCAAAACCTTCCAATAGCGGCTAGCTTTATTCAGACATCCATGACCTTTGTAGACGACCTGAACAACGGCATCCCCGGCATACTCGACCTTGTCTCCTTAGGTGCCGCGTTTTATAACATGAAACTACTGTACGATTCAACGCTAGACACCGTCGAGATTCCAACGGAAGAAGGGCAACCCATCGTCGTGAGCATGTTCGTATTCAAATCCACGATTCGCATCCTCGAAAAGCTCTTGCAGGAAGCCGTTATCGCGTTAGCTCAAACGTCTGAACCGATGTACGCAGCGCACATCCGTTTGATGCAGCACCTCACGTACATGCAAAAGATCGCCGGACACGAAATAATGACCACACAACTTCCATCCGTGTTTCACGAAATACACGAGGGGTATTTGCAGTGTTTTAAGCGTTTTAAACGTCTTATGTTACACGTTACGGGCAGCTGCTGCTACTCACTGACGCGATACTTTGGATTCCTATACCAGCCACCCCTAATACCCGATACCATCGTACAAAAAATTTTAAACTTTAACGACAAAACGGACACCACCGACGACATCTTAAAGAGTCTATCGCAGCCCGTGGGACAAGAACCTTTATCGGCTGAAAACGAAAGTAGCAGTCGACTCTCAAAAAACGACGTTGAGCTGCTTCAAAAACTATACGACGACTTTCGGAACGGTTCCACAAACGATAACCCCACCTCTATTAAACTTGAATATTCGGGTAATTATAACGAAACACAAGTGTCCGTGGATTGGAGCACATATAACCTGGTGACATACACCGCACCCGACGATACGTTAAAATTCACCCCGGTCAACACAGAGGCACTAGATCGCATGCTTGCGGAATAAACAATGGAATTGCCGCCAATTTTTTCAAAATTTAAAATAGAGGGCGTGGCAACGACACACCAGGCCGACTGCAGGTTCGGACAATACGCCGGATCGCAGTGCCTAAGCAACTGCGTTATCTACCTCGCACAAAGTTATTTCAATAGAGAATCCCCCGTGACAGACACGAACGACCTTGATGACGTTTTACGGCAAGGGGCGACGTTGGACTTTATACTAAGACGGTCCGGGACGCTCGGCTACAACCAATATGCCCAACTGCACCACATACCCAGCTTTATTAAGACCAACGAGTGGTCCGCGGCCATCTTCCAATCGCAGGAGTACTTTGGCCTGATTGGACTCGACGCGGCCATCCGCGAACCTTTCATTGAATCCCTAAAATCAATCCTGACGCGAAATTACGCCGGCACCGTCCAATATTTTCTGTTTATATGCGGCGACAAAGCCGGAGCCGTAATTATCAAAAACAAAACGTTTTACCTGTTCGATCCCCATTGCGTACCCCACGTACCAAATAGTCCGGCACACGTAATCAGTTCGGCAGACCCCACCGCCATACTAGAGTACGTGTCACCACCAGACAGAGAATACACGGGCAGTTTTCTATACATCATGCCCAGCGAATATGTCAATCCAGAGCACTACATTACCAACCACTATAGAACCATAACGTTCGCCAAAGTGCACGGCCCGCAGATAGATATATCCACCGGCATAGAGCCGTGCACCATCGAAGACATCCCAAGCCCGCCGCGATCGCCGGATGTGACGTCAAAATCATCCAACCTCGCACGCGTACCAAAAACCACCACCGACACGTCTAGCGCCAAAACCACACCGGCACCGCTATCCGGTCTACTGGGCGTCGAACCACCGACAAGCTACCCAGACCCGGCAGCCGACGACGCGGACACAAAACTCTTAACTCCCGCTCCAGCGCGAACCGCCGTCGACCACCCCGAATTCCAAACAACACCGGGAGCCACGCTACTTCTTTCAGAACTGTCGGCATCCAGGGGTCGGAAACGCAAGCTGTCCAGCCTTCAGCGATATTCGGATTCCGACGAAGCGTCGTCTGACGACGAAGGGGCCCCACGTAGGCGCGCACACGACGATGCGATATCCGCCGAGGTGATCTGGATGGACGACGATATATCTCCTCTATATTCACCGTCGGCGACTCCATCGTTTGACGACGTGTTTGACAGCCCCCCGATGAGCCCGGAGTTCACGTACACGAACGCGACAGAGGACACGGATGGAGCGTTTCTAGAACAGATCGTTCGAGACGCGGAAACGCCGTTCTCTGCGTTCAACGACCTTATATCGGACCACGACTTTTCTTCCCTCGATAAAAAAATAGAACAGTTAATCAAATACGAAGCACCCTCGCAGCACCTACCGAACATTTCGGACAAACGAAACGGGCGAGCCGTCCGAGAAGCGGCGGCCCTCCAGGCGATGGACAAAATTATGATTAATATCATACTCGAACACGGTCTAATTACAGACGCACAGGCCCGGGGACCGTCCGCCTGCAAAAACGTTCTTCAATTTTTTATCCTGTGGGGAGAAAAACTCAACATACCAATAAGCGACGCCAAGCAGGTCCTAGAACTCGATCTGCAACTGATACCGTTACACACGGCACTCAGCGAAGGAAAATTCAAACAGGGGGCGTTCAAAAAACACCTAACAACTAAAATTAACCGGTGTCTGGCGTCAATGAGGGCCACACACGCCAATGCGCACAAAAAACTGGCATCGGCGTTCAACATAGAAGGCTCACAGATCTCGTCCAGCGAAACAAAAATATCAGTCCGGGCGCTAAAGGAACAGATCGCCAACCACCTAAGTCCAGGCTTTTTAGCGGTCTACTCCGCGGACGAGCTAAAACATCTACGGGATAAAATTCGGGACCTAAAAACAGGCATCGAGCAGCGCAACAGAGAAATCCAACAGGAGGAACTATTCTTTGGCGCCGTGCTCACAGCCCTGGACACGTTCCAACCCCCTCCGAAACCGGCATATCCAATGGAGATCTTTCCGCACCGTAAAACCGACGTTATGCTCAACCACCTAGCGTCCATAACCACCAGGTTAACCGATGACGCCACCGAAGCCCTCAACAATTACCTAGAGACCCCACCAGATCAAGGGACGCACATCACCAACATCCCAAACTTTTCATCCATCGTGGCAAATATCATATCCACGATAAAAATCCTAACGTACGCAGAGAACGACATGCAATTAAACGTAACGCCCATGGCAACGTACAGGCGTCAGCTGTTGTACCTCGGAGGCGAGTTAGCAACCATCTTCAACCTAGAGTGGCCATACGAAACCGTGCCGCCGGTCCAAGAACTACCCCTCGTAGCGCGGGCAAAAGCCAAAATGGAATCGGTAACAAAGATGGAAAAGAACCAACAGGCTCTCGACCAGATACTAGGAGACGCCGAAACGTTACTGGACACTATAACCGCCACATCCGGAAATGAGAACCCGGTCCGCGCCATGTCCATACCGATATTGGAGACCTATATTACAAACGCGGGCGCCCTGATAGGCACTTCTCGGAACCCGCGGTTCGAAAAACTCAAGGCCGCCATCCACGACCTGGCGTCATCGGAGTCGTTCATTATAATGCTGCTAAACAACACACGGCTCGATAACATATCAGACAATCTGGCCAAGATCGACGGCATCCTGACCAACAACACGCGTTTTCTTTCGACCGCCACTGTTACGAAAACGCTCCAAACGCTGGGAAGCAGCCTGATACGCGAATGCGTAGAAGCGCTAGATAAAAGGAGCCCATCTTCCCTGACCGACGCGCGTCTCCTCGCGGTCCAAACCATACTAGGGCACGCGTCCGTTCCCGATCACGAGACGCTAACGCGCATTGTGTCCGGTGTTGCCAGCGCACAAAAGGAATCCGCTGGCGATGATCCAGACAGGTGGACGCGTGTGACCGGTCACCTAAACGAGCTGAAGCTCGCAGCTACCCAATCGAACGTCGACAAAGCCACCAGGCGCAAACTGTTAATGATAATAACCCGTGACCTCAAGGAGGCGGAGGTGTCTCAGGAAACGGTCCTGGAAACACGGTGGCAAGAAAACGTGCTGAAGTTTCAACCGTCGACGTCCAAAGAAATCGAAGACTTTTTACAGTCGGCACCGTCAGCGAAGGCCCGAAAATTTGCAGAAAAACACTTACGGACGCTGATCGCCCAATTCGACGGCCACGAGCAACGGCCGTCCGAGGCAACCGCCGTTCCCATGGACTACACGCCAACGCCCATACCCACGCCACAGGCCGTTTCTACGGCTACCGCGGAAAAGGGAAAGGCCGCGTGGAATAAAATTCAACAGGCCTTTCAGGATTTCAACTTTCACCTCATCGACGCCTCGGATTGGCAAGAAATGGCCTCAGAATACTCCAGACACGGCTCGTCCCTTCCGGGTACGGTTGGACCGAAGCTGGTACGTTTCATGGAGAGCATCTCGAACACCCTGGACGACATCCTCACGCAAAAACTAGCATCTCTGCTTCCAAACGGTCCCGCATTCAGACCCCCGGCGTTCGACTGGATCGCGCCTTATCAAACACGCGTAAACGCGTTTCTAAAGACCATAGGCCTGCCAATGGTGCGCGACCTGGCGGACAAAATCCATCACCAATGCCAAACTGTCAGTCACGCGGTGCAATCCGCAGACCTTCAACAGGCCACGGTGGGGACGAGTTTAGAACGACCCGCGGCTGAGTACTGTCGAATACTCTCTGACATGCAAGTCGCTTTCAACGACCACGGAATCGCCGTGAGATCGGAGGCCGCGGCGTACACGGACGCAATCAACTCGCCTGCCAATGTCGCGACTCCCCCGAAACCCAACCTAGAAGCCCCCAAGAAGCTAATGACGGCAACGGACGTCCTAACCGTCGAAGACTTTCCAGAGTTTCTGAAAACGTCAATTCTCCAACAGGAACAGCGACTCATCGCGCTTCAAAGAGCTGAATTTCAACAACTAGAGGCCAGCATCTCGGCGGCCGAACGGCTCCGCCAATCCACGCGTAACGAGATCGCAGGCAAAATGGCAACCGCTATCACGCAACTCTTACCCCGGGCCCCCGTCGCGATATCATCGAGACCGTTAAACTTATCAAAACCTATAGACTTTTTGAGTTCAACGGTATACGACAAGATTCTGGACAAGGAGCCTTACGAGACAGCCATAGCTGGATTCGCGTGGCTAGAAACCGCGACAAAATCCGTAATGGTCTACAGTCACCAAAACCAAACGCAACAGTTAAACGTACTGCTGAGCGAGGTCGAAAAACAGAGCACCATCGCCCAGCGTCTACACGACCTGGAAGTGTCGGCGAGAAACACGGACGACGTAAAGGTGCTGAAGCAGGCGCTAGACGAACTCGCGCCCCTCAGGGTAAAGGGCGGAAAGACCACCGTAGACGCGTGGAAACAAAAACTGGAAAGCATAGAATCCCTGCTTCGCGCCACGAGGACGGCCGGAGAAATATCCTCAGAGCTCGAACGCATCGGCGCGCAGGCGGTCGGCACCATCGCCGTTCGCGATCTAGGAACGCTCTCCGATCAATGCCGGGAAGCCGCAAATTTTCTCAAACAGGCCAGTTTACCGGAAGGCTTCTCGGACATAGGCACAAAACTCAGCGAGCTTCAGGCGTACATTAAGTACAAAAAACAGTTTCTGGAGCATTTTGAAACAACCCAGCCTAACGTCTTTCGACGCTTTCCGCTATCCCAAAACATAACCGAAAACGTTCCGGCGCGCCTCGCGATGGACTCGATGGCCAGACTAGCCAATCACCTTCACGTGCGCGGCAGCGCGCCCCACTTTACAACGTGGATAGAAACGCTGCCAACCGTCGATCCTGAAAAACCCACTCACGTCCCAGCCCACGGAGGCGCCCCTCTGCACCGCCAAATCACGTACTCCAACGTCCTAGAGGCGTTGTTTTCATTATGTTCCACCACGCTGACCCCGGTTCCAACCGCCCCCGGTCTGGAAATCGCAACCAGGGCACGCCGCGGGGCAGAGGCCGCAACGTGGATGGACAGACAGTGGCCCGATATAGCTCAGACGCTCCAAGACGTCCTCGACACGTACGAACACACCACCACCCACGCAAACCGGGATGCGACATCTAACGCGTTCTTGGCGATGTGCGTGTTTACACAAATCATCAGGGGCGCCAGCAGAGCCGTGACGCTCCCAAAGTTACCGGGTACCGCCGTCGATTTTCCAGAAGAGATCGTTCTAACACCCAGGGAATGCACAACACTGGTCACCGCCATGTGGCCCACCCTGGCGGCCGCAATCTTACGATTAAAATCCTACTCGGAAGCCCTGGGACTAATGAGTCGTTTCCTCCCGCTAATGTTCCAGGCGCTGCCGCACCTGACGCTAGAGGCCCAGGTCCAAAACGGCCCACATAACACTCCGCCTCAGGTGAGATGCTTCGCCAGAACGGAGGCGATTCCGTATTTCCCGGCGCAATGGCAGTCAGCGAACCTAGAGCAGAGCCTGTGGGGACAGACGGACTTTTTGCAAATCTGCGATAACAATCAACGCAAGGCCAGGGTGGCGGCCGTCACCTGGGCGCTCACAACCATAAACGGCGTGGTTTTGGACCAACTGTGGTCTACATTTAAACCCATGACAGCCGCGTCAGACGACACGTACGTCGACCTAGTCAAGACCCTACACCTGACCACCTTTGGTCCGCGCGGTCCAACACCAAGGCGAGAAACGACCACCGAGCACCCGCCGTACGAGTACGGACAGCCCACGGGCTACTGCATCTCGGGCCAATCGACCACGCCGGTCCAGGCTTCAAACACGCCGGGTGTCCGCTTTTGAGGCGGTGCTCGGAGCGATGGTGTTTCACGTACCAATGAGAATCTTTTTGGCGGCACGCCCAGCGCCTGGGCCAGGCGCGCGGCGGCATGGGGCTCCTCACACCCATCCTGGAATGCGTACCCGACGTCGAGCCGTTTAAAAGCCTGTATAACGCACCCCGCAAACCCGTGCCCATTAACACGTTACCCGCATCCCTCCACCCCCACGACGAGCAACAGGTTTTTCTGAGACAGGCGCAGTGGCTATCCTACCGATTCATACCACACGAAGCCGCGCGGTCGTCAAGTCCGCCGCTTCTGGTGGTCATAGACCCAGAAAACCTCGTAACGGCAACGTACTCCAGTGGCGGACCTGCAAATTTTGAGAGCAGGCCGTTTTACGTAATGCCCGGACCATACCCCACAGACTGGCCCAAAACGCTGTCGGTCACATCAAACACGTCCGTGACGCACCTCAGCCACGACGAGATATGTAACCTGTTTACTACGCTATCCCGGGAACACGGGACCGTGCAAGGCAGGGATATCTTCGCAGCGGCTCCCACAAACGTCACACCGGAACGAACCGCCAATCATCCGACATGGGAAACGGAAAACCAATTAACAACGCAAACAGAACCCGCCGAAAAAACGCATGTAATTCCGGCGTCTCCTAAAGCGCGAACAGATCCAATAGCGGAAACCACGGCCCACCATTCACAAGGGCAAGCGTCGCAACACGCAAACAACGTAAACCAGCCCGGTCAAATTACTTCACACGCCTCACGTAACAAACCGTCAACCGCGCCTCAGGCGTCATCTCGCCCGGAGAAATTAAACACGCAGACGGTGCCTCGACTAATATCTCAAACGTCGGAAACGGCCCATATAAACCACCCAGCCTCCGGCCAAGTCACCGAACCAAAGGGAATCTTTGGGACGTACAAACCCCGAGTGCTCACCGAGCCCGCCAAACCCGCACACGCCAGCATAGCCTCTCGCCAACCAGAGGCAACCACCACGGTCCCCAAGTTACCGATTAATGCACCCACCGCTAAGGTCTTTATAGGCACCGCGTCCAAATTCTTGCCAGACGTCGAAGAGAGCCACGGCACCACACCCGGCGCGCATCAATCAAAGATAGATCAAAAACAATACGGCGAAAGTCAGCCTCACCGCACCCCACACCTTGAAGAGGTTCCACGGGCGCCTCACGTCGACACTCCAACCAGCGCACACATAAACGTCCCCTCTAGCCAAGGTCCAAAAACAATACACGCGCGCGTAACACCCGGTATTCAAACAGTAACTCCCAGCGCCCCCCCACCGGCCGGTCAAATCCGCGCATTCAATACACGCTTCCCAGAACCGACGGCCGGTCGCTCCACGACGAATCGGATGTGGAATTGACCCCAACCAATGCGGTAAAAGAATTGCCCAAAACACAAAATGTGTCTCACAGGCCCGAACCGGACGACTATAAATGGACCGCCCCATTCGGTCCAACCGTAGAGATTCATCGACTAGAACACCCCCAAATTCTTGAAAATATAACATCACTCACCGTCCCCACTCCCAGAGTCACCCCAATCCCTCCCACTGACGTCTGGATACCCCTATCCCACGTTAACATGCAACACGAAGAAATTTCGAGAGCCAAGAATGTGTTAATGCGATTTATTCAAAACGTACGAAGAAAAATTCAAGCGTCGTCTGACGCTCTATCCGAGGCTATTGCCAGAATAAAGTTTTTATATCTTTAACGCGCCCATCTCACTTGCTCTTTTTGTTTTGAGACGAGCGTCTTGTGTCCAGAGTAGTCGCGTCGCTAGGTGATAACGAAGTGGACCCTATGCCAGAAGACGCCACGCTCCCGGGTCCACCGCCACCGGGCGTAGGGCCAATTGAGCCTATTAATGAATGGGGCCCGCTGGAGATCGTAGTGAAGCTATTTGACCCAAGGGTGGAGGCCACCGGGGCAACGCTCGGGGCGGCGGAGCCGGACCCGGACAAAACGCTCGAGATACTAGAACTAGCGTCCTTTTTGCCGCGAAGGCCCCGGAGGTGGTCTTTGCGCAAAATTCCGTTTTTCTTTTGCGTATACATGTCGTAATGATGTTTGGCCGTTAAAAACACCAGATAATTACGTTTCGCAATGGCATACTGGGCGGGAGACATGTCACCCTGGGGAAGGTTGTTCATCTCGGCAACCAGCGGGTGATTCGGATAGTCGTGCTCCAGTCGTCCCTGAACAATCGGCTCCTTAACCCGCAATGACGACATATCTTAACTCCTATTGCACTTTCCACAGGACAGGGACGATATAGACGAGGTCAAATAAAACAGCTCGGCCACGCGCAAATGCTTTAATAGGCCGGTCGCACAGTCCGGCGAGGCCAAACAGGGCACAACAACGCTAACCAAAGAGTTCGCGTCTCGTATGGAGTGTGCCGCGTTGTTGGCGAGCACGCACCGTAAATAGGGATCGCCAACACACGTGATCTCGAATAGAGATATAACCCGCATGTGCGATCCGCCACAATAAGAGCAATATACGCGCCCGGTGGTCGCGCAGATCGAAAGCTGCTTTTCTTTTTGGTCGCGACTAAAAAACACGTTGGTGGGTGGGAAATTTACGGTTTCAAATTTACCCCGTCCGAAATTCAAACAGTAACCGCACTCGAGGCATACCACCACCCTCGGAGCGGGAACGGTTTTTTCCAGAACGCTCCTAGCCACCACCTGGGACCAAACAGGTAGAGAAATACACGGAAACAGTACGTTGTACGCCAATACTTTCTGACCCAGGTCGCGGGATATCTCCGTCTCGGTTGACTCCCCTATGGGCAGCACAACCCGGGACATGCTCAACAGGCCCCTAAACGTCAGGCTCCTCAGAAGGGCGTTAAACGGGTTGCCGCACGGGACGGTTGGCGCCAGTTCTCGCAGCGAGGCCAGCAGTCCCGCGTCCGAAGGGCCCAGGCCACGCTCATCCAGGTTAGCTCCCAAACGTCTGGAAATGGACGGAACGTTCAGCTGCATCGCGACACAACCGGCCCCGTTCCATTTCTTCCGCAAAACGGGCAAATCCAGCGCGTGCTGTGGCGAACATGTAACCAGGGGAAACCGCTGGCGACAGTTGAGGGTTTTGCACACAAAACAACACGCCCTCGGAAACGACACGACCAGATACCTGGACCATGCGCCCCTGGGAACGGCCGTTAAACTTAGACCTTCGTTGTCGGCATAGCCCACGCCGGTGCAGATACACCTCAGCACCCACGCGTACGCCTCCAACAACAACCGGCCAGTATCGTGCAGCCGCGATTTCACATCGCCGTTTTTAGGCGGGTTATCCGGCATCCAGCCGGTAGCGATATCGTTAAGGGCAGTTTGAAAGGATGGGGCAGAAATTAACGTGCGCGCCCATTCCGGGGGTTGCCCCTCCCAGGCACCGAGCCCGTATGTCACAAAACACACGTAGCATTCGGGGCACAGGCCAATTGCGCGCATAGAGGCCGCGAAATCTAAGCCCAGCCGAGAACAATCCAGCCAATGATGGACAGGATAAGGAACGCGCCCATGACAGGCAGCTTCGTCTTCAGCCAAGTCAGGCAAGCGCCCCGAGGCCATCCCCCAATAGTACCGATGGAATCGGTTAATCGGTCATTGCCGCACCGCTCTCCGCTCCCAATATCCGTCAACTCCGACCCCGAGGGGCGGGCCACGGAGCCCGTTCGCCTCAACGCGCCAAGGCCGTCGGAGTGCCCCGTAAGGGCAAAAACCGTCCTAAGAAGGGTTTTTAACCGTTTAGCGCTCTTCGGAGTCACAACCAAAAACTGTAAGACCTGTCGGTGCTCCGTAAAGTAGGTACGGCATATAACCATGGAGCTGTAAACGTTTAGGTCTCCGGAGAAAACCAGACGTGCCTTAAATTTCATAAAATCGTCCTGGCCCAGGAACACGGACGAGTTCCTCTCGAGATACACGTCCGAATTTATAGGCAGGTTTTTTCCAAACTGGGCATCGGCATCACGTGGCTTACACAAAAAACACTTCAGCGTGGTGGCCAGGCCGTTGTTAGTAATTACAAAACACGGGGCAAACGGGTAGGCCAGCCTCTCTAGTTTGTGGAGCCAAAACTTATACACAAACTCGAGATGATAAACGCAGCCGTGCTGCAGGCGCACGGTGCACACCGGGACCGCCCCGCCTTTAGCGTATACGGGAGCCCCGTCCTGACACCTCTCCAAGTCCAGAGAAATTCCGGAGGGTCCCAGGTAAGAGACAACTACATCGCACAGCTCGTCAACTAAACGTTTCCCGGAACTCATACTTGTAAAAATCTTTTAGGTGCTGTGCGCGGCTCCCGTAAAAACCGCGTCCGTGCTGACGATTTTGTGAATGACCTGTTTTACGGCGTTCACCTTGGCGTCCAGAACCATGCAGTGCTCACAGTGAGCTGACCGCGTCTGAGCACGATTACAAAGGAAAGTTTTTAAATACTGACAGTAGTTAATGGCATTGAGCCTGGAGTATATGGTGGGAAACATAATTTTCATGTCTTCGGGCAGCAGGGACTCAAACGCCAATAAATCGTCACCGGACATCACGTGAGTGGTAAAGATGCTTACCGCGGGTACCGCTTAGCTCACGAACATCAAACCCCTTCAAATATTTTAGCCATTAAAAAACTAACCCACCCTAAATCCGTTTAACACAGACTAAACGCTCCTACCGAGCATGTTCGTGCCGTGGCAACTGGAGACCCTTATGAAACACTGGCCCTCTCTGCGGGAACTCGTAGAACAATCGTTCCTTCCCGGAACCCCCGATGTAGCTTTTAACAGCCCAGTATTGATTCACACTCAGGACTCTCTACAGCCCGCCTCATCGTGCAGGGTGTGTAACATTCTGTTCACTCTGGTCCGAACATTCCCACCCCCCGACTCTTTCTTTGAAGACTACGGCTGGTTGTGTCTCACGTGCCTATACGCCCCCCGATCATGGACGGCTACACTTATGGTGGCCGCCGACCTTCTGGAACTAATACACATGTACTTCCCGCAACGCGTCAAAGATGGGCCAGTTTACACCACCCAAAACATCCTCGGAATCGACGTCCAGCTCCACTTCTTCGCAACCCGCTGCTTCCGACCCATTGACAGAGAACAAATACTCCACACATCTCATTTAAATTTTTTACAAACCGAGTTTATTAGGGGCATGTTAGAAGGCACAATACCGGGATCGTTCTGTTTTAAAACGTCCTGGCCGCGCACAGAAAAGGACGACCAACAACCTACCGTTGCGTGTTGTTCCGTTGGCCGCGGAAATCACGCCAACCGAGATAACCACCTACCCGATGACCTAGAAGAGGCGTTCAACTCCACGAACGCCAAGGAAAAGCCCAGCATCCTCGGCGTCTTTTCGGCAACGTGGTCAGAATCCCAGCTTCTCGGCTCCGACACACAACAGGCAACTATCCATTCACAACCCTCCACCTTCCCAACCCCAGAAGATGCTGACCAATCACAGGGCCCCTGCCTAATGCACCCAACACTCAACCTCAAAACAAAAAACCACACCGCATCCATCTGCGTTCTATGTGAATGTCTGGCCGCCCACCCGGACGCCGGTCCGGTTCTGAGAGATCTGCGTCGCGACATCCTGGAAAACATGGAAAACAACGTTAAGCTCGTTAATCGCATATCGTACATCCTAAACGATCCGGACTCCCTGTCACACGTGCGCGACGAACATCTGCGCGGCCTAATTAAACGGTGCTCGGCGCAAGAAATCCACAAGCATTTTTTCTGCGACCCGTTGTGCGTCCTCAACACGTACTCGCACTGTCCCGCGGTTTTATTTAAATGCCCACCTCCCGAAAAGTATAAAAAGCTCAAAGCTCGTCTGGCGACCGGAGAGTTCCTAGACTGTAACAGAATATTTGACTGCGAAACCTTACAGACCCTGGCCGTCCTCTTTAAGGGGTCTCAACTGGCCAAAATCGGCAAAACCACCTCGCTCGAAATAATCCGTGAACTCGGATTTCAACTCCGTCGACACAACATTCAAATCACCCACCCGTTTCAAACCTCCAACCTATACATTTGATTTTCAGAAGCGCGTCAGACAATGCCAAAACAGCCCAGACGTCGATTGGCGTCTCGAACGCCATACGCACCTAGCGTCAAGCGACCGGACGGGCCCCAGTCCACGCAACCGGCATCCAGGCACGGCAGCTGCAAAAGCGAAATTATGCAGTGGAAAAAGTTAGTTTCAGACACGCAGTTTTTTTCCGCCCTAACGCGCCGCCACGAGCTGGGGGTGGACTTTTTAAGAGAAATGGGGACCCCGATATGCACCTCAAAGTCCGTTATGTTGCCGTTAAACCTAAAAACCATCGCCCCGGGTCGGTGCGTGTCTCTCTCATCATTCGGACACTCGTCAAACATGGGATTCAACTGTTCGTCGTGCACACCAACTGACAGGTCGGCGGTGTCTCTGGACGCAAACGCGCTCGGCGAAGATTCCGCCAGAAAAAACAGTGAGCTGTGTTCAGTGGCGTTAACCTTTTACCACCACGCCGAAAAGGTCGTGCAGCACAAGGGATTTTACCTGTCTCTGCTCAGCCACTCCATGGAAGTCGTTAGGAGAAGCTTCACGCAACCCGGGTTACTTTACGCCCACCTAGTCCTAAAAACATTTGGCCACGATCCGTTACCTATTTTTACAGTAGATGCCAATGAGAGACTTGCACTCTGGGCGGTGTTTCACACTAGAGACCTACACCTGGGGGAAACCAGTCTGCGACTCATTATGGACAACCTTCCAAATTATGACATAACGGTGGATTGCATCAAGCAAACATACATAATGAAGTTTACACCCTCGCGACCGGACAACGCGACCGTAACGGTTCCAGTTAATAGCATCTGCGAGGCCGTGGCCACGCTAGACTGCACGGACGAGTTTCGAGAAGAAATTCAAAGGGGAACAACCATAATAAACTCTCAGGGCTCATTGTAATTTTCCCCTAACTGGCACAAATGTAAAACACCTAACCAAATGTAATTTTTATCCAAATGTAAGTTTTTTAATTTTGTACAGCTTACCAATAAAAATAACTTGTGTTTACACGAATTGAAAAGTTTTTTAATATCACAATAAGTAAACACGGGAATAGTAAGAACAGAGGTCAACGAAACTAAAAGCGTTATCTGGATAGGATCCCTAGAAAGCAATTAACGTGCGCCGGTATCAATTAACGGGAACGCACGTTAACTGCTCTCCACGGATCGCAACGCCAAACTCCGCGTTTTAAGGACCATTCGATGCCGTTAAAGATTGGCGGTAAATCGCAAAAGGTCGTACATCGTAGTACTGATTTTACGATGTGCACACCTTTCCGCGGTTCACCGCCAACAACAAAAGCAGTTCACCTGGGCACCCAAATCGCCCGGGCCTTTTACGCCAACGTACAAAAGTGACTGGCGTTCTACGATCACGAGCAACACTATTGCTCGCAAACACAATAGCGTTGTTGGTGACCGCAAACTGCCAAATCCTGATATGCAGGGACATGGTCCTCAAAATCTAAAACGGACTTCCCAAAAAAAAACATGCGGCAATAAACAACCCCTCGCGGTTAATGCACATCGCAACGAAACGGAATCCAAAGAACACGCCCGATCTTAAAACCACGGGCACGTGTCTTTGGGTTCCGGGGGCGTTACGATGGAAGTTCGTCACCAGATATCCAACAAACCTGTTACAAAAGGGTAAAAATAATCGGTTTTAAAATAATAAACAATAAAAAATTAGCCGCCGAAGTTACATTCCGACATACAAGCGGACCCAAAAAAACACCCCAACGCAAAACAACTGGAGAATGTGTCTTTGGGTCCCTTCCACGTCGCAATGAAATTCCTGGTGAACGTGTGCTGCTTAACGCGTTACAGTTATATTTTATGGCTACGTAAACACACCAATCTAAAATGCTAACACGCGCACCGCGCTTAGGCGCATCTGTGCAACTAACTGCTGTCAGGTTACTACTCTTATTTTTAACAAGTAGCACACCAACTGCAATTAATTGCACTAAACCCGGTTCTGTCTTCTTTTGGTTAAGTTGGCCCAAAGTCTTTATGGAGAACCATTATTCATTCATCTCCGTTAACAGCGTTAGCATTACTGTTGTCGCTGCGGGCAAAATAAGTTCGAGGGGAAAAACAGCAACAAATTGTTAGTTTAAAACAACTCAAGTTCTAAAATCTCACCCAATTATAAACAAAAACATCGCAGTTAAATTGTTTGCAGCAAACATAACCACACAAGTTTTTTAACACAAATGCGGTAGGTAACCATTGTTGCCAGGCGTGCCATGTGTTAAGTGTTTTTAAATTACATTGTGCGTTTAATACACCGAGCAGTAATCTCGGGAGGACGGTTAACGAGCGATATACATATTCCCTAAACACGGGAACGCGCGCTGACCACCCTCCCCAAATCACAACACGGGCATGTGTACAAAACCTAAATTGTTAATGCTAATTAAGAAAAAAACAAAAAACCGTTAGTTGTGCGCAAAAACTTGCAAATGTACCCAAGGCTTTCCCCTCAACTTTAAAACAGCGGTAATTTGTTTAAACATACTAAGTAAACACGTAGACACCCGCATGTAAAACTATATAATTGTTTCCGTTCATTAAACTGGAAATATAAAGGCTTTGCGTGAAAATCTGCTAACGCAAAGGGCACTTAATTTTTCCCATGCAAACTTAGAAATCTACAGCTAACGTTAATAACAGCAACTTTAGGCAGCAAAACAGTGTCCGTTGCAGACCCTGTTAGAACTCAAAACTCTATAGCAAATGTTAAACGGCGACTGTAAGCAGCGAATCAGTGTCCGTCGCAGACCCTGTTAAATATAAACACAACAGGGAGCACGACTAAACACAGACTAACTGCTCATTGAGCCCTGTTGAAGAACTGGCGTTGCAATGCATTAGGGAATCTAAAAACGAAATCCTGCTCGGTAACACGGAAATTGTCTTTAGTTCCCTACAGCATTACAACAATTTCAACCTATAAACGTACGCGCGTAGGGTCAGTGTGGTGTGTAGTGCTTGGTGCAACTGTTACACAAGGGGGCTTGTAAATGTGGTGCTTAGTGCAACGTGCAGGTCCCCCGGTGGGGTGCAGGTCCCCCGGTGGGGTGCAGGTCCCCCGGTGGGGTGCAGGTCCCCCGGTGGGGTGCAGGTCCCCCGGTGGGGTGCAGGTCCCCCGGTGGGGTGCAGGTCCCCCGGTGGGGTGCAGGTCCCCCGGTGGGGTGCAGGTCCCCCGGTGGGGTGCAGGTCCCCCGGTGGGGTGCAGGTCCCCCGGTGGGGTGCAGGTCCCCCGGTGGGGTGCAGGTCCCCCGGTGGGGTGCAGGTCCCCCGGTGGGGTGCAGGTCCCCCGGTGGGGTGCAGGTCCCCCGGTGGGGTGCAGGTCCCCCGGTGGGGTGCAGGTCCCCCGGTGGGGTGCAGGTCCCCCGGTGGGGTGCAGGTCCCCCGGTGGGGTGCAGGTCCCCCGGTGGGGTGCAGGTCCCCCGGTGGGGTGCAGGTCCCCCGGTGGGGTGCAGGTCCCCCGGTGGGGTGCAGGTCCCCCGGTGGGGTGCAGGTCCCCCGGTGGGGTGCAGGTCCCCCGGTGGGGTGCAGGTCCCCCGGTGGGGTGCAGGTCCCCCGGTGGGGTGCAGGTCCCCCGGTGGGGTGCAGGTCCCCCGGTGGGGTGCAGGTCCCCCGGTGGGGCTCCGGGTGGCTCCGGGTGGGGTGGCGGCTCCGGGTGGCTCCGGGTGGGGTGGCGGCTCCGGGTGGCTCCGGGTGGGGTGGCGGCTCCGGGTGGCTCCGGGTGGGCACAGGTTCTAAAAGCTACAGTAAATCCAACGGCAAATCCAACGCAAAAAAGTCCGTGCGCCAGCCGCGCAGAAGCGCGACTGCTTACCTGTGCTTCCGGCGCCCTTTATATAGGCCAAAACACCCTCCCAAAATGAGTAACATAGTGTTATTATGCAACCATAATACTAATAAATGAATCATCAATTTTTGGTTAGCGCACCAGCGTCCAACCGCCCGCCAACCGTGCAGCGCCGTATATTCGAATATCGCGCTACACGAATACGGGACGCGGCATGGTAGCGGGAGCTTGGCATTGCGCAATACCCAGGTACAGCGCGCAGGTACATTGGGCCCAGCTAACGGGGATTCCCCAAACAAGGTAAAGCCCACATGCTTGCTATGTGAACGGTCTATTCGGGGATTCCCCATACCTCAGACCCGCCGAGAGAATATTCAGCGGGACTGTAGGCTGGGTCCTCCCAGGATAGAGGTAGGGAGTTCCCCTTTAATTAATTATTTATATATTTAAAAATTTAGGCTGGCATACTATAATGGAGAACCAGGCTGGGAACCTTTGTACCGGGGATTCCCCTAACAAGGTATAACTAATGTAAACCCATATAAATTGATTTTTTTTTGGGAAATCCCCGCTTGCTTTTACATTAATATAGAATTACAGGCTGTAGCATTAGTAATGGAGAACTAGGCTGGAGACCTAGGTACCGGGGATCCCCCTAACAAGATGTAATTAATATAAACCTATATAATTTCACCCTGTTAGGGGAATCCCCGTTTGTACCTGTATTAATATAGGATTACAGCCTGTAGATTCGGTAATGGATACCAGGCTGGAGAACCAGGCTGAGTGATTTACTAACATGGGATTCAATTAACAGGGAAAAAATATAATAGAATATATATAATATAGGGGAACTTGTAAACAAAACCCAACTCGCGGATTGGCTGTTTGTTTGGGCCAATTGGCTGCGAGAATTCCGTGATTGACAGGCGGTTGGGCCAATGGCCTGCGAGCATTTTTGATTGACAGATCGCCTAGCCAATCGCGGCTGGGAACTCGGCAGCGAAGCAAGAAGCCGACGGTTGCGACAACCAATCGCCGCCGCGCGTCGGTTTGATTGACGGCTCGGCGGGCCAATGGGAAACGTCCCTGCCGGCGGCCCTTAATCCCCCGGCTTAAGGGATTACGGCCGTAAACATCGCTGGCGCGGTGCCACAGCCGTCGAGCCCCGCGCCCGGCTCGGTGTGACCTCCCCGCGACCCCGCCGCCCTCATGCGCACCATGGGTACAATGGGTACCGTGGGCAACATTTTGCGCTGACCGCCGGATGACCCCGGCGCCAAAGAGCGGCCGATGGGTACGCGCGGCGACCATTAAAACATGTTTCGGTGACCCCCGCCTGACCCCGCGCCCCAAATTGCGGGCACATGGTGGCGCCGGCGCCCCACCGAGCCCATTTCCCACGGCCCGCTTATGGGCACCAAATAGGCCCATGGTGATATGTTTCTGTGACCCTCGGGTGACCCGGAGCGACATTTTGCGCTCCATGGTCCTGAATTCGCCCCATGAGTACATGTTTCGGTGACCCGCCGGCGACCCCGGGCGGCAAAAACCGCCCCGTGGGCACCAAACGGCACCATGGGCACATCTTTTCGTGACCCGCGGGTGACCCGGCGATGGCACCGCGGGCGCGGGGGGTGATATGTTCTGATGACCGCCGCCTTACGTTCGCAGCGGTGTCAGCGGAACATATTCTCCCCTGCTCCCGGGCTCGGGACCCGCGGACCCGAGTCGAGTTATTAAAGCGACATTAGGGATTAATTTTAATCCCCGACCCCCTTTAATGGTGCGGCTAGGCCGGCTGCGACGTTGACGCCGGCGGGTTCGACCCATTGACCGCATCCTCGGTGGCCGGGCAGAGGCCGGCCGGCCAAAGGTGCGATCGCGGGGTCTAACCCACCCGTGTGAGAGAGCCCTCCGTTGCGTTGTCTTCGGCGTTCCTGACCCCCTGGCTCACCGGGGATGTCTTGTGAGCACTTTCCCCCGGGTTACAATGGACAGGAAAGTGCTGGCAAGACATCGACGGGGTTGCCGGTCGGGGAACGGGAGGCGCGCCGGTACGCCGCTTGCGTGAGTGAGGTGGCGCCGATGGGCCGTATGACGACCCCCGCAACGCGAAGGGCCGCTGGCGCGGACATTTCCCAGAACCGGCCGCGCCGCCAAGCGGCGCGGCTGCCTCCCCCAACGACCCTTATTTTAGCTTTTAAGTTGTTATTTAAAGCTCGGCTGTTTGTGGCACGCGCTTAAGCGTTGCCACCTGCTGCGGAGATCCCCCGTGCGCATCGCCGCCCTCCTCGCCTCAGTGCACGCTGCCGAGCGTGCCACCTGTTTGGTTGTCATCCCATGTGCGCATCCCCCCATTTTGTCTTCCCGACCCGGCAACATAAACGTCACGTTGTTTGTGAAAAATAATTGTTTTTTTTTATTTTTGTTAACCCCTCAACCTCAATACAGTCTCTCGCCTTCCACCCGTTGTTTTGTTACCAGCCCCCCTCTTGGCGACCGGCACCGGCGTTAACCGGGTGCGTTGGCGGCCACAACCTTGGCCACGTCGCGTCTGGAGACGGCCTGCAGCAGGTCTTTTAAAACCAGGTAGTCTGAGGGGCTGACCAGGGCAGCCTTTTCCATTTGCGAGATCCATTGAAAAAAGGTGGGTGACTGGTTGCGTTTGCGACCCAGCTGGTTGCCCGTTAAAAAAACTAAATTTTTTACGTCCCTTTCTGAGAGCTGACGGTTAATGGAGAGCATTAGGTGTTTGTACGGACTAAAGTAACTGGGGCTGGACCGGAGCCTCTCGACAATAAATCCTACGTCTAGTAAAAAAAAGGTGGAGACCAGGTCCAATCGCCCGACGAGAAACACCGCCTCCAGTAACACCGGAAAGGGAATACCGGGTTCCCCTGTTGGGGGGCACAGCCCGTTTGCGAACCCCTCGGGTGTATTGTCGGACACCGGCCGGTCAAAAAGCCACAGCACGGCCTCTCTGTCGTCTGCCTCTAGGTGGCGACCAAGGTCCACTATCCGCTTATGCGGGAACATGGGTCCGGTGCGGCGCTTGCCAACACCCTCTTTTACCTACGCTGGAGCGTTTGAGAAATCACGACGAACCGCGGGCGTTATTTAAAATGCGGTCTTCGTCTAATTCCCGCAAGGTGGTGGCAACCGACTCGGCCGCGGCCGTGAGGGTTGCGGCCGAAACGCCGATGGCCTCCGCCAATTTGTCCAGAGGCGGCGCAGCGGCGCCGAGGCTAAACAGCGCGCAGGCGGCCGCCACCAGGGACGGGGAAAGCCCGCCGGTGACCGGGTTCACGATGGCTTTGTGAACAGACTCCACCACCCGGCTGTGAAGGGCAAAGAGCTGCTCTTTTGTAAAGCCGCTTTTAAACAAGGCGGGCCCGATGGCGTCCGTTGGTAAAACTGCTTCTAGTTTCCACCTTAAAGCCTTAAGGACCGATTTTTCCTGTTTCAGTAAATCCGCCACGGAAAAATCATCCGCCGCGCAAAAGCACAAAAAGGCGGCCTTAAAAGGATTCAGGTCTCTAATCTTGCCGGCTAAAAATAGGCAGGCGGCCCCCAGCCTTTGAAACCGCCGACGGGGGATGCTGCGACACTCTAGATAGCGATCCAGAATGCTGACGGCCAGGGGAAAAACGCTAGCATCCGCCTGGTGGGCCCTGGCAACAGAACGCATCCACGTCCCCAAGATAACTCGCATGCCCAAAGTCACCTCCGTTTGTACTGTCCCGTAGCAGGCCGTGGATGTTACAAAGGACGTTTCGTGGGCCAGGAGGTTAGAAAGGGCCCGGTCCTGGTACAGGACGGGGTCAATGGTCCCGGTGGGCACTGGGCCAACAAAAGCCATTATTACGGCAAGGTAAAGAAAGCGAGATAAGTCCTACCTGCGGCTCACGGAGGCTTAATACCAACGACCGGCTTAACACCCGATCTTCTTTGCGCTCTATGTCCGCTCCACAGCAATCCCATGTCTTGTGCAGTTCAGCCCTGCCTGTTCCCGGAAAGCGGCGGACTAGAGTCAACGCGGAAGCGGCTGTTCATTTAAGGTGAGTCACAGGCGGGGCAATTTGCCAGCCAGTGACGCGTTTCCTGCAGTCTGGGTTTTTACCTGGCAAGCGCCACTGATACTTGGCAGCCTGCCGGTGGGGATTTTTTTAGTGCTGAATTGGCAGTCCTCTGTCCATGCGCACTATGCTAGCATGGAAGTGGGGGGCGGATGGGTGAAATTGTTCCCACCGGCGACGGGCTTTTTTGACGGCCTTGGCGGTTCCGCGACTTTGACAGAACACCGTGATGCAAAAAGCCGGGATGACGGGACTTCCAGGTGCGTCCGGCAAAACGCGGACGCTGGATGCTCTAATCCCGGGAAACTGTAGGCACCTTGCCAGGCGATACAGTGAATAGGGGTCTGGGTTACAAAAGATGACTCCGTGACACCACGGGCCCGGTCGAGGGGGGTCGACCCTGTCTCCCAACGCCTGACGATAAAATCTTCTTTGTGGGCGGTATTTTCTTGGTATCTCCTCCTCGGATGAGGGTACGGTATGGGAATGGGGTATCGCGGCGGGCGCGGGGGGCGCGCCGGTTGCTGTTGCCGCTCCTCCCCCTCTTGCTCCCGTTGTCTTTCAGGAACCTCGTCCTCGTGGGAGTTGTGACTCGTGCATCTGAGACGTAAACAAGGAACTCCTCCGGGACGCCTGGGTGGACCCCAACCCCCCACGGTGTACGTGTGGGATGTATGGCCAGGAAACGGGGGTCCTGGCCGAGACGGCCCGGCGGGGTGGTCTGTGTGGCTCACCGCCTGTTGCGTGTTAGGGGATGGGGCCTGTTGAGGCGTTGGCGATTGCTGTGGTCCAGGTGAGTCGGGCGGGGATTGCGGAGGGGGCGAGGACGTTGGCGTTGGCGATTGTGGTGGTCCAGGTGAGTTGGGAGGGGGCGAGGACGTTGGAGGCCCAGGCGGTTCAGGTGAGTCGTGGGGCAACGGTTGCAAAAACGACGGAGGCTGCGGATCGGGCGATGGATGATGCGACGACGGCGGTGCAGGTGAGAGGGGGGCGGGGTGCGATGGGGGTGATGGTGGGGGCGAATGCGATGCGGGGGATCCCGGGGACGACCCTGATGTGTTTCGAGGTGACAGGTCTGAAGCTAACACCGGCGCAGACCCGCTTGGCGATGGCGTTGGAGATCCCAACACGATGACGGACTCAGACCCCGACCCCGAAGGCGACCCCTGTGATGACCCGTGCCCGGACTCGGTGGCCGTTTCGGTGTCCGATCCGTGCCCTTGTTCGACAACCACCAGAACCTGTGGCCCAGGCGGCGTTGGGGAAGCGGAGGCCGCGGATGCGGAGGCTGGTGCGGCCGCGCCACGCCCCCTACCGCGACTGCGCCCCCCGGCCTGTTCTCTAGTGCCGCCGCGTCTTCCGCAATGTCCCCTGCAGGAACTTCGCAACCCGTGTCCCGATACTATGCCGGAACGATGTTGCCGGCTGCCCCACATGATCGCGGTTTACTGCGTGTAAAAAACGACAGATTAAGTAGATTGCCCTTTCCACGACCCGCAGCCACCTGAGCGCGCGCACGCAGAACCTATGTTTAGTGCGCTTGCGATTATGTCCGCTAGGTGGCGGGCTATTTTGATCAGGCCGCGCACGCATTGACCGTTAGGTGGCGCAGAGCGCCGTAAACCGCAGAGAGCACCGCACGGCGGTTTTAGTTTCGCTACTATAACGTTTAGTTAAAATCTGTGGCCGATATTGGGTGGCAGTATGTAATTCACGCGCGCCGCGGCCCCCTTACCTTGTTGCCGGCGAACCGCGGAAACTCCGTTCCGCCGCGCAGCGCGCGGCCGCTGCCGAAACCAACGCCGCTTGAATTTCGCGGGCGGCCGGGCTTGGTGTCAATGATTCACACAGATGCGATGTGATTGGGCGTGGTGGTTAACGTCACTTGTTAACCCGTAAATCTGGAAATTCTTGTCCGCCGCGGCGGTGAGCCGCGGCCCTAAGCCTTATAGTGCTGTGCAGCGATCCTGAAACTCGAAAGCTGGCCATATAAACCCCAGTATGGCGTTGCGTGTCGGTGGCAACCTTTTTGAAAAAGATTTATTGCCGCCAGGTGTTAAGCACCGGCACCGACCGTGCGTTTTCAATCATGTTGGGAGGAATTACATTAACGCTGCTGCTGGCGACGCTCGCCACGGTTCGGTGCGCTCTTCAAACGCACTATGCGGCGGTCCCCGTGCACTCTACCGCGTCCCTTGGGTGCGTGTTAACAACAGCCCACAACGTTCTTATCGTTACCTGGCAAAAACAGGAATCGCCTAGCCCCGTTAACGTGGCCACATATAGTTCCGAAGCGGGCACGGTGGTTCAGCCCCCGTTCGCCGGTAGGGTTGACATCCCCGAACACAAGTTGACCAGAACAACCCTGAAGTTTTTTAATGCCACTATGGAGGACGAGGGGTGCTACCTGTGTATCTTTAACGCGTTTGGAGTGGGAAAGCTGTCGGGAACCGCCTGCTTGACGGTTTACGTCCCCCTGTCCATGTCCGTCACGTTTTACCCCCCAATTAACCCGACGCAACTTGTCTGTCGGGCCGAGGCCAGTCCCGCACCGTCTGTTAACTGGACCGGCGTGCCACCCGAGCTGTGCAGCGAACCCGAAGTGTTTCCCCGACCCAACGGAACAACCCTGGTCGTGGGTCGCTGCAACGTAACGTCGGTGGATCCCGAAGACCTCAGAAACGCCACGTGCCTGGTCACTCATATAGGAGGTTTGGCCTCGGCGCGGCCCCTGGGCCCCGTGTTTTCGGATCCTCTGGAAGGGACGAGCCACTACGTGGTGGGTGTGGTGGCAGCGGTCGCCGTTTTAGGCATTTTTTTAACGGGTGTTTTTTTGTATAGGTCTATGTGAGCGCGCGTGGCCCCCGTGTCTAGTGTTTTGTTCCCCAGTGAGTGTCTCCATGACAAATACAAATTTGAGGCTGGCTTTTAGGGTGGTTTCTCGTGCAACGCTTCCTGTGTGACTGCATACACCGGGGTGTCACCAGGAAACCGCGTCTCCCCTTTATGTTCGCTCGCCCTCTCTGAGCGAAGGTGAGAATGGTACCCGGGGCGTTTTGGCGTTGAGAGAGTCGGGCGATGTTGCCGTGGCGGCGTCTGCAAAGGCTCACCCGCTTTTGTTTTTTCCCTTTTGCCAGACACCGACATGGACGCCTTGAACAATAACCTTAACCTGCTGATGGATTTTCTTTCAAACTATTCGAATAGCTACAGCAGTTATGACGATAATATATCTTACACCTTAGACACGGAATCCACGCTGTGTCGGCTGACTATAATTTTCCCACCTACTATTTATGCGATTATATGCTTTTTTATTTTTTGCATTACGCTGCTGGGGAACGCTTTGGTGCTATATATATTTTTTAAATTTAAAGCTCTCGCCAACTCTGTGGACGTGCTAATGGCGGGGTTGTGTTGTAACTCCCTATTTCTGTGCGCGTCGTTTTTGTTCAGCTGGCTGCTGTACGTGGCGCCGCAGATTCTCACGCCCGCAACGTGCAAGGTGGAAATCTTTTTCTTTTACCTGTACACTTACTTTGGCGTGTACATTGTGGTGTGTATTAGCCTCATCAGGTGCCTGTTAGTTGTGTTTTCCCGCCGCCCGTGGGTCAAGCACTGGGCCTCCGGCTTTCTCTGCGTGTGTGTGTCCTTAATTGTGGCGCTGGCGCTGTCTGCCAACGCGAGCCTCTATAGAACGGCCCTGCGCCACCCAGAGACCAGCGAGTGGATATGCTACGAAGATGCCGGTGAAGACACCGTCAACTGGAAGCTGAGAATCAGAACCATCAGCGCGATTTGCGGGTTTTTGGTTCCGTTTGGGCTGTTGGTGCTGTTTTATGGACTTACGTGGTGTATAGTTAAAAGCACGAAGCTGGCCAGAAAGGGAGCCGTGAGGGGTGTAATTGTGACGGTGGTGGTGCTGTTTTTAATTTTTTGCCTTCCCTATCACCTGTGCAATTTTTTTGATACCCTGTTGAGGACCGGTTTCGTGACCGAAACGTGCTACATCAGGGACGTAATCAGCGTGGCCATGCACATATGCTCTCTGCTACAGAGCATGTACAGCGCGTTTGTGCCCGTTGTGTATTCTGGTCTTGGGTCTCTGTTTAGGCGAAGGGTTAGGGATACCTGGTCCATGTTTAGGTGTTTTTCCACCTCGGGTAGTTTATGAGACACTCAAAAGACACTTGGTGGGATTGTTTGTGTACATTTATTTTTTATTTTGTGTACATTTGTTTTCATTAAAGCGATCTGACCTGCAGACCTTACCTGACGTTTACTGCCTGTTTCTTACGCACCAGAGGAACAGGGACTGGAAGGCCAGCGCCCACGGGGAAATTGTCATGTCTGCGAGTTCGGGCGGCACGTACGCCCACTGCCAGGGGTGGAACACCACGGCTGGGTCTACCAGCGAGGCCAGGTGGCGCCCGTCCGGTGACGTGATGGCGGCCACGGCCGAGTTGGCAGACGGGTTGCGTGGGTAGTGCTGCGCGAACATTCTTGGGTCGGGGTTGCCAGTGTGGAAGTTCAGGGCGATGCGCTGCTGCTGGTTCAGGTGGTACTCAATGGCATCGCGCGGGTATCTCACGCCCAGGTACCGGCCGTTGGCCCACCCGGGGAGGACGAGGCCCCGAAGGACCCTAAACATTATGCTGATGGTGGTCTGGGGGATGTGGAGGTTTAGCCAGAGGCACTCGTGGTTCCCTGATGCGTTCTCCTCCAGGTGGATGTCCCACTGGTCGGGGGTTTTGGGCCCGGGCGTGTCGTGAGGGGTTTCTCTGAGTAGACCGAGCGCCCCCAGGAGCTGGAACCCAAACTCCCCGCAGCACAGTGAAAATGTATCCGCTCGGCGGAAGAATGCCATAAGGCCCCCATAGCACCCAGGGTCGTTGAGAAGACCCATGATTGCGCATCGGGCCCCCACGTAGCTGTCTTCGATGCCCACGTTTCCACCGATGGTTAAGCCGGAGAATCCCCGGAGGATGTTCCCTCCTCTAAGGTCGTTGGTGGAGACGGCCGCGACGTCGAACCCGACGTTAGTGAATGCGGCCATCAGCGCCCTGGGGAGCGGGGCGCCGGGGGCGATCAGGGCGGCCACGGCCGGTGGCCTCGACGGCACCGCAAATAGCGTCAGTTCGCTGTTTCTGCAGACGTCGGCGAGGTGGCCCAGGTTGTGTCGGTTGCACCCGTAGTCCTTTCTGTAGAGTTCCTGCGCGGGCGTGAAGCTGGGCCCCCAGGAGTACCACTGTTCGTCCGAGAACGAGGTCCAGTTAGCGGCCACCGAAGTGAGGGTCTGGGAGTAAACTTCCTCGTTGTTGTGTGAGATGACGATTCTTTCCGACAGACCCTCCTGGCCCACGGTGCCGCACACTGTGGCCTGGCAGTCAAAGTTCTGGCACGCCTGGCGCACCTCGTCAACGTGCTGGGGCAGGATTTCAAAAATAACGCCCGGGGTTTCGGACACCAGCCACGGCAGGGGCGTTTCCTCTGACGGAATGCAAATCTGCAGGCCTCGGTTACCGGCCAGGGCCATCTCAATAGCGGTGACCACTACGCCGCCGTCGCTGACGTCGTGGCCGGACACCACCAGACCCCGGGAGAGCATAGACTCTGTTAGCATAAAGAGGTTGGCCAGGTGTGTCGCCTGAACGTCCGGTAGGGTGGGACTCGGCAGAAGACACAGGTGCTCGAAGGTTGATCCCTGGGTCAGGTGCGGTCCGGGGAAGGTTACTAGCACGAGGAGGTTACCCGTGGCCTTGAGGTCAGGTGTGACGCGTCGCCTGGACGACTTTACCTCGGCGGTGGCCGTAATGATAACCGCGTTAAACGGCACGGGGGCCACCGTCTGATGCTGTTGCGTGGCGCTGATCAGTTCTTCCGACAGGCACGGGGTGCTGCCGGCCGACGTGATGGCAAAGTTTACGCTCAGGTCCCGGCATAGTTCCTTGCAGGCAAACAGTGCGTGTTGCAGTAGCCAGGCTTGGTCTTCCTCCGGGTTCCAACCGACAGACGCCGTCAGCGTAATGTCACTCAGGCGCCGCACGTGCGCTAGCATGATGTTGGTGACCGCCTCGCAGATGGCGTATCTTGCGCCCACTGCCGCGTCGATGCCCATCTTGTACGCCTGTTCTCCGTGGGCCACGCATTGTCCGACCCACCTGAGTCTGCCCCTGCCCTGGGTGACCCAGGTTTCCGGGCTACCCAGGCGTTCCGTCGCGTCCTGCCTGGTGATCGGTTGGGGGCGATGTATGGGCACCCGCGCCATTCTGTCCGTAAACACCGCCGTGTGGTTGACGATGTGGTAATCTGACAGCGGTCGGCCCAGGGGTCCCACTTCGCACTGCTGAGCTACGAGTCCGTTGGAGCATCTGTCCACATGTCGCGTGACAAACTCTTTGCTGCCGACGGTTGGACATCGCAGAAGCTGATCGACCACGGAGGCCAGGCGGAATAGGCCCCAGTCTGTCGGCGAGGGTGCCTGTTCGCCGCCCTCCTCCGGTTCTTCTGGGCGCACCAGCCAGTTGGAGGAAACGGGCTGCTCGTCGAACCCAAAAGTTGCGATCACTTCGGCCGAGGTCGGCTGTCTGATCGGCCACGCTCCCGGGTTCCACAGCTCTAGGTCGTTCACGAACTGGATTCCCGGCTCTTCGCAGGTTTCCCCGACGACGGCAAAAGGGCATCCACAGATGCGTGCGGCCCTTCTGATGGCATCCAACGGGCCCGGTTCCGGCTCCGTGTCGCGCGGGAGAACGGCAAAGACCACAAAGGCCGACACGTTGAGAAACTTGTTAAGTAGGATGTCGTTTACGGTTTCCCGTGAGATGTCTGGCGTGGCGGTCAGTTGGCTTAGAATGGTCGGTGGAAGCTGAGAGACGAAGAGGCGAAGGCCGCCCCGCGAGACCAGGGCTCCCAGGTGGCTGATGGTAGAGGCGGGTTCGTGGGCGCGATTAATGCTGGTAAAGAGGGGCCCTTCCAAAATCTCGTAAGCCAGCGACAACGTTTGGTTAATGCGATTAATACCTGCGGCGCTCCCCAGGTAAAGAGAGCGCTGGTTGCCATCGCCGTCAACCGGTTCAAAAGACCCAAGACAGATGATAGGCTGATTGAATAAAGACCTCCTGAGGAATGTGTATGCTTGAGGCACGCACGATAACAGCGATGTGGTGGTAATAACGTTCGCCTCACTGGTGGTGGCGCTGTGGACGGTTTTAAGAAAGCCACCAAGGACAGGCGTGCCGGTGCGCGCCAGCTGCTGGCAGTGGAGTGTCGTTGTTGTGTTAATAGCTCTGTGGCGTGCGCGAGAAAATGCGCCCACTGACGGCGTAGTGGCGTAAAATCCACACAGGGCCGATCTAATGTCGCCCCCGGGAAGCAGCGTGGAATGGAACAGGATGTCCTGCAGCGCACCTGCACCTGTCCGAATGGCGCTGTGCAGGTGTGTGAATGAGTCAGCTATGTGGGTTACGTTTTCGCACGGAAGGCGCTGGAAAACGCAGCCGTAGCTCCTGCGGGCCATGACGGCGTATCTGGACACCGTATAGCTGTTGCCATTGGAGGCCTGTACGGCCAACGGTAATATGTTCCGTTGTAACGGGAGCATCACCGCGGCGCATATTGGGTCTCTCTCCGGCAACGGTCTCCAGGCGGTGGATTGCACTGTAACCGGGAGCTGGCGCTGCACGCGCACATCATATTCTACTAGTGCGCCAAGTGTCAGGGCGGCAAATGTGCCCGGGGGTACCCGGTCGGCGACAAACCGTCTAGTCTGGCAGCTCAGATGTCTGGCCAGTTCTAACCGCAACGCTGTATCAAAGCCGCTGTCTCTAAGGCACTGCACTAGTTCGCTAGATCTTGTGGTAGGTTGGCGCAGTAGGTCTGGGCCATAGGGTAGGGATATAGTATGATGGCCCTGAAGGTGCGCCGACCGAGTTTCCAGAGGTGCATAATTAACCAAGGGCGCCAGGAGCTGCCAGATAACGCCCAGCGTTGGGTCGTCATCGTCGTTGTCAAAGTTATCAGAGGGGCGGGTTACAAGCCAAAGTAAAAATTCACTAAAGCACTGTTCTGGCACGAGCGCCAAAACGCTTTCTGCATCAGAATTGTCATGAATAAAAGCCTCCTCGTCTGCACTAAGGGCCGCGGCGGCCCAGCGAGGGTTCGTGCGTTGGGCCATGTTTGCTAAGTCTAGCCGGTGCAAAAGCAAGCGTATGGGACTTTAATAGGGCGTGTAAGGGTTGTTAGGTATTTGGGGGGTATTTGTTTATGTTAGATGAAGTACAAACCTATGTTATGTTAGTTTTGGCCACCTTCACACACTGCATCAAAAAACTCCCCAATGTTACAGTAATCACTTGACAATTCGCCCTCCAACTCATAGAAGCTATTTTGGGGAGTTGAAGATACAGGTAAGGGGGGGAGGGGAATGTTAGGTGGCGAGAGGCATGACGCTGAAGGGGAGGGGCTGGGAATAACTTGGAGGGGTTGACTTACGCTTATTGGATGATCAACGGTTATTTCTGAAAGTGCTACCCGCTGGACGGTAGGTCGTGGGTTAGGTAAAACAGAAAGCGGTAGGGAAATTGACCTCAGGGCCGCCCCTCCGCTGGCGCGTTGCCTTTTAACATCTAGTGCTGTATGGATGAGCGGTTCATCGCCTGCCCCGGAGTTTGTGGGCGTGGTCCGAGGGAGGATGTTCAAGTCAATGTTAACTTCCTCTTGAGACCGTGGACGGGCCCGTCTGTAGTGTCTTGTGGAGGGGGTTGTCTCAACGTGTGTTGGTGTAAACAATCCAGGTAATCGGTAAAGGCACGCGGTTAGTCCAATTTGCAGAAAACCTAAAAACACAAAATAGGCTCAAAAAAGTACTTTTGTGGCGGTTAATAAAATTCCGGCGCCAACGTCTACACAAAGCGAAACTACTCACCAATTAGTAAAATGCCAACTGAAAGGGTGATAACACTTAGAGCTTCTGTTCCGATCGGTTCGAATTTCAGAATGGATAGCAAATTTGCCCCGCTGCCAATGCCTGGAAATAAGCGGTGTGTATTTTACATGTGGTACAGGACAAAAAACCTTGTAGGTTTCAGTTGAGTCACCCTGCCACGTAAACCCGCCTAGAGTGCGGCACGCGTTGTCGGTTGCAGGAAGTACATACTAATTTTAACTTGAAAAGGTTTATTGTAGAATTGTGGTCAAAATTATATTATACTTACATAACATCCAATGAACATTTGCACTCCAGAATGATATTCGGTTTAATGCGTGATAAAATAAGTTTGCAACAAATGCAGCGACGAGTAGGCCCAGGAATATAAAAAACACTGCATAAAAGATAATGTTAGTTAGTGTTTGTGTCACATAAATGTTTTAAAATAACAGTGTGTTTTGTGATGTTACCGAGTTTGCTTTCTGGCAATTTAGTGTGAATAATATGCACTCCAATTTCTGCGGCAACAACGTGTAGTGCAAGTACAATTCCTTGTAGCATAATAAACAAGCAGGTTCCATGATTTGTGCTTCTCCAGGCCTTCTTACAAGCAATATACATTGCAACAACAGCTGTTAAAAATAACACAATTAATATAATAAACTAACATTAATATTTGGAATTTACATTATTAAAACAAAAAGACAGTATTAAAAAATACCAGTGTTTGCTGTAATAATAGAGTATGCTAATGCCATTGTTAAAGATGATGTAGTACTTGCTTCAGTTACTGCGTACATGCCAATGAGAGCTGTAACAAAAAATAAACAGTTAATTTCTTCATAAATATTGCCTCTGTTTATTATAAATAACAACAAAATTGCAACATACCTGCATATATTGCAAACCACGATCCAATTATTCTTACAATGTTTGTTTGTGAACTTAACCATACATATCCATAAAATGCCATTGCTATAAATATTGGCGGTATTAAGGGTATAATTTTGTAGTGTCCATTCCATAATGTTATTGTTATAAAAATCATAAGTATTGCCCATAGTGGCAAAACTAACAAACATGGAGTACTTGTTAAAGAACAGCGAGGTGTTTGAATAGCAAAAAGAAAAGTGCCTGTAAAATAAACACACAATGCTGTTAGTAAAAATAATAAAAGGTATTTCAACAAAATGTGTTTTATAAATAAAATTTCTTACCTATATAAATTTGGGATACAAAGGCAATAGCAATACACGCTTTCACAAGTAAAGTTGACCCATGTAACGAAAACCCGGACAACAAAACACAGCAAGCTAGAAAAACAAATTATGTAAGTATTAGTGGTTATTATGTAATAAAAGACCGCTTTCCGCCAAATTATAATGTCATACCTGTAATCCACGGTATTAGCTTCAATAAAGGTGTGTTTAACCGTTGTGATCTACTCTGATAAAAATACAATCCAAGAGATTTCCATAGGAAAAAAAAACAAGCAACTGTAGACACAGCAACTATATAAAGGTCTTTGTTATTGTCACAGGCATATTGTGCCAGTGAAATAAGCCAAAATGTTCCTGTTAAAATGTTTGAAAATAACCAGGTACACCACACAAAAAAGGGGCAGTTACACGCCATGTTTAAAAAATCAGTAAAAAAGTCTACACAAGTTAAAGGGGGACTTTAGTTTAAACGCCTTATTACATCGTTTCCAGGCAGACTTCTCACTGAGTCACACAAAGGTTTCTATGTTCCCCTGTCGGGAATTTGCCCTAGTGCTGATTTCGTTGGCAAACAACCATGGAAAAGCGAACTGGGAATATTTGTTTTTGTTAGCTGGCCTTGGATGCTTGCAAACATTCTTGTTATTCTAATGTTAGGCCAAATTGTGGGAAGCATTAAGAATTGTTATTGAAAATAATTCTATTTAATCAAACCATGTTTCAGGTCCCAGAAGGGTTGTAGTAATGTGTAATAGGAAACAGGCCTAATACAGAACATTCTGTTGGGTACATGAACTAAAAATATGTTTAATGAGGGCTGAGGTAAAAGCTAGGGTGAGGGCTGGGGTGAGCTAGGGTGAGGGCTGGGGTGAGCTAGGGTGAGGGCTGGGGTGAGCTAGGGTGAGGGCTGGGGTGAGCTAGGGTGAGGGCTGGGGTGAGCTAGGGTGAGGGCTGGGGTGAGCTAGGGTGAGGGCTAGGGTAATGGATACGTTTAAAATATTAGGCTACGTTTTTACTGTTATGTAATTTGCGTTACTGTTACCTTGAATGTGAATTAGGCATAGGGTTATAGTTTATAAACCACACATATGTAAAGTAAATAAAAAATAAAATGCGAACCAAGCTGGCACAAGTAACTGCACGCTACCCTAAACGTACAATACTGGGACTAGAACCCAGAGGTAGTTAGAGTATACGGTAGTTACAGAACTTTACAGTTCCTTTAGGCCAGCAGGGCTCTGTGGTTAATTAAACAAAGCTTAAAGATAACTGAAAATTTAGGAAGTGCGTATGAGTGCAATGTGTTCCAAATCGGGCAAGGGTTACATAAATTGTTGCCTAGCAGCGGCGCCAGGCGAGGGCCCCTAGCGGCGGCGCCCGGCGGGGGCCCCCAGGCGCCCGGCCGGCGGCGGCGCGGGGCCGCGGCCGCCATCTTGCGCCCGGGGCGAGGGTCTCCCGCGCGGCCCCCGGGCCCCCGAGCGGGGCGCCGCCGGCCTCCCCCGGCTCCCGGCCCTCCGCCCGGCCGGCCCGGGCCCGCGGCCGCCGCCCCCGGCCGCCCCGCGCCGCGCGCCGGGCCGCTTTCGGTTCGCGGGGCCGGGGGTCCCGCGGGGGGCCGGGGCCGCCCCCGGGTCCCGCTCCGCCGGGCCCCGCCGACTCCCGGGAGCGCCCCGGTCCGGCCGAGCCCGGCGGCGCCGCGCCCCGACGCCCCCCGAGCCCGGGGCCCCACAAGCCGCGGCGCGCGGCTCCCGATGCCGGGCGGCCGCCGCCCGGCATGGCGGTCCTCCGCCGGCCTCCCCTCCCCCACGTCGCCCCGAAAGGTGGTCTCCGCGCCGCCGGGAGGGGGGCTGGGGCCCGGGGCGCCTCGGCGGGGCCGGCCCCGGGGCGCGACCGAGGGCCCCGGGAGAACGGGGGATCGGGAAAACGCGAGGGGTGGCGGGGGACAGAGGGGAACGTGTGCGTGCTTGTGGAACACTATGGCCTGCTGGCCTGCTCGCTTGCTTGGTAGCTTGCAAGCTTGCTGCTGAGGGTCTTTAGAGGGACAGTAGGCCTGCTTGCTGGCCTGCTTGCTGGCCTGCTTGCTGGCCTGCTTGCTGGCCTGCTTGCTGGCCTGCTTGCTGGCCTGCTTGCTGGCCTGCTTGCTGGCCTGCTTGCTGGCCTGCTTGCTGGCCTGCTTGCTGGCCTGCTTGCTGGCCTGCTTGCTGGCCTGCTTGCTGGCCTGCTTGCTGGCCTGCTTGCTGGCCTGCTTGCTGGCCTGCTTGCTGGCCTGCTTGCTGGCCTGCTTGCTGGCCTGCTTGCTGGCCTGCTTGCTGGCCTGCTTGCTGGCCTGCTTGCTGGCCTGCTTGCTGGCCTGCTTGCTTGCTGCTGAGGGGACAGTAGGGCTGCCTGCTTGCTTGCTGCTGAGGGGACAGTAGGGCTGCCTGCTTGCTTGCTGCTGAGGGGACAGTAGGGCTGCCTGCTTGCTTGCTGCTGAGTAGGACTGCTAGGGCTGGAGTAGGGGGCAGCCGGCCAGCTGCGTGCGAGGGCGTTGCAGGGTCCACACGAGGACACGGGACCCGAGCCCTCCCCAGGACCGCCGGGCAAGCGGCC